CTACAGGACCTACAGGGTCCACAGGAACAACGGGTCCAACAGGAACAACAGGAACAACAGGACCTACAGGACCTACAGGGTCCACAGGAACAACGGGTCCAACAGGAACAACAGGAACAACTGGACCTACAGGAAGAACTGGTCCCACAGGAACAACGGGTCCAACAGGAACAACAGGAACAACTGGATCTACAGGACCTACAGGGTCCACAGGAACAACGGGTCCAACAGGAACAACAGGAACAACTGGACCTACAGGACCTACAGGGTCCACAGGAACAACGGGTCCAACAGGAACAACAGGAACAACAGGACCTACAGGACCTACAGGGTCCACAGGAACAACGGGTCCAACAGGAACAACAGGAACAACTGGACCAACTGGAGCAGTAGGAACAGGACCAACGGGTCCAACTGGAACAACTGGACCTACTGGACAGATTGGTGCAACAGGACCTACAGGTCCCACAGGAACAACAGGAACTACAGGTTCAACTGGACCAAAAGGAAATGCTGGTGTAGTTATTCAATTTGTTACAAACAATGGCCCATTTACGGATTCTTTACAAAATATTCAAAAAAATACTGAAGCGTTTACAGGGTTGGGAATAAATGGTTATGCTGCACCAGGTTATTCATTAACAATTGCTCCTCAAAGTGGTGATAGTAAAATAAAAGTAACATGTAAATTAAAGTACTTTTGTTCAAATAGTTCAGATGAAACATTAACCATTGGTATTGCATATTCCGTAAATAATGGAGCAACATATAGTTTAGTAGGCCAAGATACATTTTTAGGAACGGGAGTTGGTGCCGGCGGATATAGTGGTACATATACTTTTAACTTTATGCATTATCCAACTAATCCTGGCACAAATTCTATAACTTATGTTGTATATTATCAAATCAATTCAGCAGTAACAACAACTACATCTTATGGTATTATAGGAAATTCAAATCTTTCATCAAATTGTATTATTTTAGAGGAATATTTAGGTTCAGGAAGTGCAAATGTTGGTTCTACAGGACCAACCGGATCAACTGGTGCCGTTGGAACGGGACCTACAGGACCTACTGGAACAACAGGAGCAACAGGAACTACAGGTTCAACGGGACCAAAAGGTAATGCAGGTGTAGTTATTCAATATGTTACAAATAACGGACCATTTACAGATTCTTTACAAAATATACAAAAAAATACACAAGCATTTACCGGTTTAGGAATTAATGGATACTCAGCAACTGGTTATTCATTGGCAATAACACCGCAAAGTGGCGAAAGTAAAATAAAAATAACTTGTAAGTTAAAATACTTATGCTCCAATAGTTCAGATGAAACATTGACTATTGGTATTGCATATTCCGTAAACAATGGTACAACATATAGTTTAGTAGGTCAAGATACATTTTTAGGAACAGGAATAGGTTCTGGTGGTTTTAATGGCACTTACACATTTAACTTAATGCATTCCCCTACTAACCCTGGTACAAACACAATAACTTATGCGGTATTTTATCAAATTAATTCAGCAACAACAACATCAATATCGTATGGTATTATTGGTAGTTCAAGTGTTTCATCAGATTGTATCATTTTAGAAGAATACTTGGGTTCAGGAAGTGCAAATCAAGGATCAACTGGAGCAACGGGCGCCGTTGGACCTACTGGTGCTTCATCGGGTGTAGTAATTCAATATGTTCCCAAGAATACTGGTTTTAGTGATTCTTTTCAAAATACAACATCCGTAAATCCTGCGTATCCCTCCTTAGGAGTAAATGGTTATGGTTTTGGAGTAGCTGATACAGCAGGATATACGTTGAGTATTACTCCGAAAAGCGGGCAAAGTCTTATAAAAGTTACATTTAAAGTAAAATACAAGTGCTCAAATGCAGCAGACGAATCTTTAAGTATTGGTGTTGCTTATACAACAAACGGAGGATCAAGTTATACACTATTAGGTCAAGATACATTATTAGGAACTGGAAACTCAGCCGCTCCATTAATTAGCGTTTTAACATTCACTTATATTCATGGTCCTTTGCTTTTACCAGCAAATACAATAGTAACATATTCGCTATTTTATCAAATTAATGCTACTGGTACAGCTTCCATAAACTATGGTATTATAGGGGCTAACTCTGCAGATTGTATTATTTTAGAAGAATATTTGGGTTCTGGTACAGCAAATCAGGGATCAACTGGTGCAACGGGAGCAATAGGTACAGGCGCTACAGGTTTAACAGGACAAGTTGGGTCAACAGGACCTACTGGTGCAGGAGGAACTGGACCAACTGGTGCACCAGGAATATTAGTGAATTATACATATAAAACAGCCGGTTTTTTAGACCAACTAGTGACTACAGGAGCCACGGGGCCAGCTTTCACAAATTTACCCGTAACTCCAGGCAATTGTTATAGTGGATATAATAATCAATATTTTGCCACAATTACACCTACAAGATCCACGAACAATATTAAAGTTCAATTTAGAATACAATATAAAGCAAGTGATGTTTACACTACACGTTTAACACTTGGTGTCGTTTGGACGACAAATTTAAGTACTTACAATTTTTTAGCACAAGATAAATTGGTTGGAACAGCCAGCGCAAGCGGACCATTAACAGATATTTATACATTTAACTACATGCACTCGCCTGGTGTTACTATACCTGTGACATATATTCTCTTTTTCCAATTGGAAACACCCGGTGGTGCGCCAGCAAATGCTTTAGGTTTAGTGGGAAATACTACTGCAAATAGTTCAGCAAATTGCATTTTATTAGAAGAATATTCTTCGATTGGTTCTGGAGCAGGAGCGTTTGGTCAAACTGGCCCAACTGGTTTTGGGGCAACTGGCCCTACTGGAGTAACAGGACAAACTGGACCAACTGGAATAATAGGTCCAACTGGTAGAACAGGACCTACAGGTATAACAGGTCCAACGGGTCCTGGTGGATTAATATTACAATACGTTTATAAGACAAACTTGCAATCAGCTAGTTCTTTTACAGATTATCTAACTACATCTCCAGCTGCGGTAGCACCTTTTGGTAGTACAATTGGAATAAATACAACAAATGGTTATTGTTACAATGCTGGTATAAATCCATATGGATATTTTGCATCTATTACACCAAAAAGTAACACAAGTAATATTAAAGTTCAAATCAGAATTCAATATCAAACAAGTCCTAGTTTCGGAACTAGATTAACAATTGGTGTTGTTTATGCAATAACTGGAGTAGCTGGTTATAATTTATTAGGTCAAGATATTTTAAATGGAACAAATAATGCAGGCGGACCATTGATTACGGGTTATACTTTTAATTTCATGCACAATCCTAATACAACTTCACAGGTGACATATTATCTATTTTATCAATTAGAAAATTCTACATCTAGTTCAGTTGGTTTAATTGGAACTGGAACAAGTAGTGCTTCAAATTGTATTATTTTGGAAGAATATGCTGCGGGTAGTTCAAATGCCCCTGGATCTTTTGGCGCTACAGGACCTACTGGACCAACGGGAGCTCCATCTGGTGTCGTAATTCAATATCAATTTAATAAAAATTTGACGACGTCAAATTATTTAACAACATTAACCACCGAGCAAACTGCAACTGATTATAATTCAATAATTACACCTCAAAACATAGCGAGTAATATTTTAGTTAATTTTAAAGTTAAATATCAAACAAGTTATGCGGCAAATACATATTTAACAATGACAATTAAACGCGCACCAGGACCAGCATATTCAAGTTATACAACTATTAGTCAAGATACACTTTTAGGAAGTGGAAACGGGGTTGGTCTTTTATACAATATTTATACCGCAAATATGATTGATAGTCCTGCAACAACAACTTCACAAAAATATCAGTTGTTCTTTACAGTTGTTGATGGATCTGGAAATTTAGCGGGTTCATCTGGTCTAGGAGTTTTGGGATCGGCGGGAAATTGTATATTTTTACAAGAAATGTTGGGTTCTGGAACTATCGCCAACGTAGGTTTAACGGGTCCAACTGGCCCAGGACCCACAACAACGGGGTCCGGATCTTCAACGACAACTGTTCTTACTTATAATGCTCCTGGAGGTAGTAATTATTTTACTACTGGAACAATAACTCTTCCACCAGGATCAAGTATAACATCATTTAGTTTGAGCGGAATTGCTGCGTATGCCAAAATGACTCTTATTGTATATAATGGTGGTACCTTGTCAACAATTGCACCATATAATACATCACCATACCATTGTAGTTTTACAAGCGCGTTATCAATACCTGCAAATAAATGGGCAATATTAAATGTAACATATGACGGAACAAATTATTATATTGACGGAAATACATACATAACTTAAATTTTAAACCAGTAACTTTATTTTATACAAAAAATATAAAATAAATATAATTTTATACAATATATAAATCATGACAAGTTTAAATTTAACATCAACAAATACCAGTAATAAATGGAATTTTTGGAATATTGTTAAAATACACGGCGCGAATGGAAATACTATGAGTGTTTCGGGATTAGCATCAAATTCTGTAATAAATCTAGGAAATAATATAGATGTTTCAGGAAACTTATTTGCCAATAATAATTTTAAAATTCCTGTCGATACAACTGCAAATAGACCAGGAATTGTAGGAATAAACAATTATTATTTGCGATATAATACCACAAGTATGAATTTAGAATCTTATAATGGAACTGCATGGGTAAATTTATTAACGGCACCTGAATCTGTTAATTCATTAGCCAGTTTAACAATAACAGGAATAACTTATACTGGTCCGTTTTATTTAACTTCAGGCGGTACAAGTTCTGGAGTTCCCGTTTCCGGAGGAACTACATATTATTCTATAACAGGAGACACTAGTTTTGTTGTAAACTCTGGAACGGCTGCACAAGGAGGGAGCGGAATTATTGTTCCAAATTTTTCTGGATCTATTTTTTATATTATTGTTGGTGGAGGAGCTGCAGGGGGTGCTGGAACACCCGCAGTATGTTATGGTGGTGGTGGTGGCGGCGGAGGAGTAGCCGCGGGAAATACAATTGTTACTTCTGGAACAAATTATTTTGTTGGTGTAGGAAATGGAGGAAGTAGTTTTATTTCAACTATGTCTGGAGGTAACGGAGGCAATTCATATGCCTTTGGAGTTACCGCAACAGGAGGAATAGGTGGCGATGGTATATCAACAGGTTTTGGAGGAAGCAATGGATTTCCACAGCGTTTTGCGGGTGGTGTTTTTTCAACCTATGGAACAGATCCAGGTCAAGGAGGCGCAGGTGCAAGTGGATCAGTTGTTTATTCAACTGCTCCAAATTACTCAGCAAGTACTGGGACAAATGGTTATAATTCAACTATTGCATACTCAATAACTAATGCATCATCAGGAACATTTACTTCAAATTATTTTGCTGGTGGGGGAGGGTCTTCTGGAACCGCTCTTTTTAATCAAATAATTTATGGATTGGGAGGTTTAGGGGGCGGTGGAAGAGGACAATTAAATTCTTCTTCTGCAAATCAATCGTTGATGAATGGTGTACCAGGTTTGGGTGGAGGAGGAGGCGGTAAAAGAGGCGATGATAGTTTTTACGCTGGAATGGGAGGCTCAGGTGTTATTATCGTTTCTTTTAATACTTATTTCTAATCTTTATATTTAATAAATATGTCAAATACTTTAAATGGAAGTTCGCCTTTTCCGGGCAACTCTTGGAATATCTATAATGCTGTAAATGTAATTGGTCCATTAAATAATAAAATGGTTATTTACGGCAATGCTTCTCCATCAGCACTAAATTTAGGAAGTAATATTGATGCTTCTGGAAATTTATATTCAAATGGAAATTTAAAACTACCATATGGTACAACTGCAAATCGTCCAATACCAGCTCAAGGTTTTTTTCGTTTTAATACAAATCAAACTTTAATTGAATATTATAATGGTAATACATGGTTAAATTTAATAACATCTTTAACGCCTGTAACACCTCCAACAATAACAATTACAGATCCAAATGGAGTAGCAACAACATATACATGGAATAGCAGTTTCTCAACTTATAATTTTAGTTTTGTAAATACAAATAATAGTACTTATACCATAACTACAACAGGTCCTTGCACGGGTCTCTTTACATTAAATGGGGCTGGTGGTGGAGGAGGATATCAGGCTGTTCCGGCTACACCTTCGGCTGGAGGAAGTGGTGGAAAAACAATAGGCACTTTTGTCATGACTCCTGGTAACACTTATTATTTGCTTGTAGGGCAGGGCGGGACCAGTGTTCCACCAAATACATTATATGAAAATGTACCTATTGGAGGCGGTGGATTGACGGGACCATTAGGTTTTGCTGGTCAAGGAGGTGGATTTACAGGACTATTTTTAGGTTCCATTATTCTCGGAAGTGCAACTACTTTATCAGTTACTGCGGGTAACAATAGTAATGCTATTATGATGGCTGGAGGCGGAGGCGGAGGATGCGCAGAATTTGGTTTAACTATAGGTGGTCAAGGTGGTGGTATAGTAGGTGGAAATGCGGCTCCTCAAGAATCTCCGGGAACACAACCTGGAGGTGGTGGGGGAATTTGGAATGGAATTGGAACAACAAGCGGTGCGGGAGGCGCTGCTTATGGTCAACCACTCCCAGGTCAACCCGGCCCTGGTTCTCTTGCGGGTGTACAAATGCAAGGTGGTAGTATGGCTAATTCTGGAGATTTAGGTGGCGGCGGTGGTGGTGGTGGCGGTTATTATGGCGGCGGTGGAGGAACAGGGCAAAATACACCATCTGGTACAGGGGGTGGAGGTGGAGCAGGTTTTTTTAGCACGGCGGTTGAGTCACCATTAACAACAATTGGCACAGGAGCAGCTGGAGGTCCTGGAAGAACAAATGGAACTAATGGAAGTGCAACATTGGCTTTTGTTAATTAAACAAATAAAATATGTATATATTAAGTAACCATGTCTCAAAATTTAAATCTTACTTCTCCAATATATACTAATTATTGGACTTTAAATAATGTGAATAGTATTACAAGTCCTATAGGCAATTCATTGGTAGTTTCGGGTTATTTAGCCCCTTCGGTTTTAAATTTTAATAGATCAAATATTGACGTTTCAGGAAATCTTAATTTAAACGGAAATTTAAAAGTACCCATTGGTCCTCTTTCAACCAGACCCACAGGAGTGCAAGGGTATTTACGATATAATACAACTAATTCATTCATGCAATTTTTTAATGGAACAGCTTGGGTAAATTTAATAACAGGATATATTACAATTACAGATCCCAATGGTCTAATTCAAAATGCTTTTTGGCAAACAGGATTTAGTTATACATTTTCTTATATTACTCCAGCTAATTTACAATATTATACAATAACAACAAATGGAAATATTACCGCTAGTTTTGTTTTAAATGGAGCGGGTGGTGGCGGTGGATCTTACGCGAATGGTTCAGTTACGAATCCTACGATTGGTGGAAATGGTGGTCAAACAATTGGTTCGTATACTTTACTTGCTGGAACAACATATTATTTATTAGTTGGCGCAGGAGGTGCTTTTGTTAAAAATAACGGAGGACAACCCGCTATGGGTGCAGGTGGAGGCGGAAATGTTGAAATTAATGGGACTGGAGGTCAAGGTGGAGGATATACAGGTTTATTTGCAAATAGTATAAGTCAAGCAAATGCCATTATGATGGCTGGTGGTGGCGGTGGTGGATCTTGGGAAGTTAATTCTTCAACACCATCAGGTGGTGCGGGCGGAGGATTATCTGGAACTAATGGCGCAGCGGGTCTTCGAGCTGGGGGTGGTGGAGGAACTCAATCTGCCGGTGGTAGCAGTTATCCTGGAGGTTCCGGCCAAAATGGTTCTGCATTATTAGGCGGGACTGCTGCTGGCGGGGTTGGCATTGACCTAGGTGGCGGCGGTGGAGGAGGTGGAGGATATTATGGTGGTGGAGGAGGAAATGGTGAAAGTTCAGGGCCATCTGGTGGTTCTGGTGGAGGTGGAGGATCTGGTTTTCTTAGTCCATCGGTAGTCAATGGAACTACAACAGCTGGCGCTGGTTCTGCAGGTGGAGTTGGTATGCCTCCTGGACAAAACATAGTAACGTATGGTGTAAATGGAAGTGCAACAATGACATATGGTAATTAATTTATTTTATTTAAAAAATAAGAAAATAAATTAAATTTTTAATAATACTATGAATATATAAAATGTCGAACAATTTAAATTTATTAACTACAAGTGGCGGTAAAAGATGGAATATGTGGAATATAAAAAAAATCCAATCTGCTCCCGGAAATAAACTTGTAATTTCTGGGAATCTCTCTAATTCTGTATTAAATTTAGGTAATAATATTGATGTATCTGGAAACATTTATATGAATGGAAATTTTAAGATTCCTGTAAACACAACAGCAAATCGCCCCGGACCAAATAATTATTATATGCAATATAACACAACTACGGGAAACTTTGAATATAATAATGGATCTACATGGCAAAATATTTTAACTACGGGATCAACTTTGGCCAATTTAACAATATCTGGAATAGCTAACACGGGACCTTTTTATTTATATCCTAATTTAACTACGTCGGCAACGCCAGTTGTTGGTGGTACAACATATTATTCTATTACAGGAACTACAAGTTATTCAAGAACGTCATCTACATTGAATAGCACTGGGGCGGCTGCGGTCGGAGGTTCCGGTACAATTGTTCCAAATTTTTCTGGTCCCGCTTACTATATTATTGTTGGAGGAGGAGGAGGAGGAGGAAACGGAACTACATTACCATTATGTTGTGGTGGAGGTGGAGGTGGAGGAGGCGTTGTCACCGGCAACGCAATAGTAGCAAATGGCTCTTCTTATCCAGTAATTGTTGGAGCGGGAGGTAATACGTACAATTCGTATAATGTTGCAAATCCAGGAACGGCTAAAATTGCAAATAATGGACAAGATGGAGGTCCTGGAGGTTATTCTATGGTTTTTGGAATTGTTGCAGCTGGTGGTGCGGGTGGACGCGGTACATCGTCTTATACAGCAAATATATATTATAGTTGGGGAGGTAGTTCAGGATTTCCTCAAAAAAATTCCGGTGGAACAAATCAAGTATTTAATAGTAGTCTAGCTCAAGGAGGAGGCGGTGCTGGCGCGCAAGTTGGATATACTTTTTCAGCAAATGGGGCAAATGGATTGACAATAAATACTGGTGTAAATTATTCAATTTCAGTTAGTGCTTATCCAAGTGGAAACACTATACTTACTTCAAACACATTTGGAGGTGGTGGTGGTGGTGGTGGTGCTAGTAGTTATGGAACTGGTGGGACAGGTGGTGGTGGTTCGGGATCACAAAGTCCATCAATTTTTAACCAAGACGGAACTTGTGGGTTAGGTGGAGGAGGAGGAGGAAAAAAAGGCGCTGATAATTGGTATCCTGGAGTTGGTGGTTCAGGTTTAGTTATTATTTCTTTCAATACATATGTGTAAAATTGTTAAAAAATATAAAATAAATATATATTATTAATGTCAAATATAAATTTAACGTCTGTAAATCAAGGGACTTTATGGAATTTAAACAATATAAAAACAATTGGCAGTGTCCCTGGTAACGTATTAACTATTTCTGGAAATACTTCTTTATCTATAATGAATTTAGGAACAAATATTGATGTATCTGGTAATTTAAATGCAAATGGAAATATGATTTTACCAAATGGATCTACAGCAAATCGTCCTTTTGGGGTTCAAGGCTATTTTCGATTTAATACAACAACTTTACTTCCTGAATATTACAATGGTAACATTTGGGCAAATTTAACATCAACAACAATTGCTCCAACTATACCATCTATTTCTGCAAGAACTATCAATATTGCAAGTTCTAGCAATCCTTCTGGAACAAATTACACCTGGAATAGTAGTTTTACAACTCAAACACTTTCGTTTAGTTTAAGTTTGATAGGTACTAATAATAGTACATATGCTATTACCGCAACAGGCGGGACTTGTTATGCATTATTTACTTTATTGGGCGCTGGAGGAGCAGGTGGATATAACGCAGGTACTGGTGGTACTGGAGGATATACATGTGGCGTTGTTCCTCTAGTTCCTGGTATAACTTATAATTTATTAATTGGTCAAGGAGGTCTTGCAATACCACCCGGTGGTCCTGGACCCATAGTGCAAACAACTCCTATTGGTGGTGGTGGATTGGTTGGAACACTTGGGTATGGAGGACAAGGTGGTGGTTATACTGGATTATTTTATGGAAACATAGTACCAGGAAGTGCAACTAATACATCAGTATCGCCTGGTAGCAATTCTAATGCTATATTACTTTCTGGTGGTGGAGGAGGTGCTTCTTATGAAGGTAAAGTGGGTGGAGCTGGTGGCGGTCTTTCAGGAGTAGCTGGTGAAAATGGCGCAAGCAATGGAGGTGGAGGGGCAACGTGGTCTGGCATAGGATCAACTAGTGCTTCTGGTGGTGCCAGTAGTCCAGCTCTTAATCCACCATTTGCAACAGGTTCTCTCGCGGGCGTTGTTTTACAAGGAGGCGGTTGTTCTGATTCAGGGGATGGTGGAGGAGGAGGTGGCGGTGGTGGTGGATATTACGGAGGTGGTGGGGGCAATGGTTCAAATCCTGGATCAGGTGGCGGCGGTGGTTGTGGATATATAGCAACTTACATTCTTTCGGCAACTTCTTCAACTGGAAACGGATCAACTGGTGGCAGTGCAACGGGATCCGGTACAAATGGAGTAGCATATATATCTTATTATAGTTAAAATATTACTTTTGTAAAAATTTATAAAAAAGTAATATTTCTCTTTAGTAAAATGACAACAATAGCAAATTTAACATCCCCAATAATTGGAAACTTATGGACAGCAAATAATGTAAATACTATTTCAAGTGCTTTAGGAAATATATTGGTAGTTTCTGGAAATGCAGCACCATCAGTTTTAAATTTTAATTTTGGAAACATTGATATTTCTGGAAATTTAAATTTAAATGGAAATTTAAGAGTTCCAATTGGAAATACATTAACAAGACCTTTTGGAGTTCAAGGATATATGCGGTATAATAGTACTAATTCTGCTATAGAATTTTATAATGGAAATGCTTGGGTAAGTAGTTCTTCGGCAACAATATCAATTACTGGCCCAAATCCATCTGGAAGTGGCAACATAACTTTGACAGCTTTGTGGCAGCCAGGATTTAATTATACTTTTCAATATAATGCATATAATAGTCAACCAATTTTATACGATGCTTATCCTTCAGTTGTAACTCCAAATACAACATATACTATCACTACAAATTCAACAATTAGCGCAAGTTTTCTTTTAAATGGAGCTGGGGGTGGCGGTGGATCTTATGCAAATGGCTCAGTTACAAATCCAGGCATTGGAGGAAATGGTGGTCAAACAACTGGAACGTATACTTTAGTTGCTGGAACAACATACTATTTACTTGTTGGTGGTGGTGGTGCTTTTGTGACTAGTGGTGGAGGACAACCCGCAGTAGGGGCCGGTGGAGGCGGAAATGTTGGTCTTAATGGATATGGAGGTCAAGGTGGTGGATATACGGGATTATTTATTAATAGCGTATCACAAGCAAATGCTATTATGATTGCAGGTGGTGGTGGTGGTGCATCCTGGGAAGTAAATCCATCAGCTCCATCTGGTGGTGCTGGTGGAGGATTATCAGGAAATGCTGGTGCACCAGGAACGCCAGCTCCTAGTGCACCAGCATCTCCTGGAGGTGGAGGAGGAACACAAAGTGCAGGGGGTGTTGGTCCCTATTCAAATCCTGGTACAGCGCTGCAAGGTGGTACAGCTGCAGGCGGTGACTCTGGAAATGGAGGAGGAGGAGGAGGGGGTGGATACTGGGGAGGAGGCGGTGGCGCGGGTGATAATAATGGTTCTGGCGGAGGCGGTGGTTCTGGTTACTTTAACCCAGCTGTTGTTACGGGAGGATCTACTACAACAGGTGCTGGCGCAACAGGAGGTCCTGGTGGAGGAGGAGGACTAATAGTACTTGTATATGGCGGCAATGGTAGCGCCACAATGAGTTATGTAGGTTAATATGATATAAAAACAACGCAACATATATAAATACACAAATATATTATGTCACTATTAAGCTATAGATTTTTTTTATCAACAGTTAAAAGTAACAATAGCTGGTTAAAAATTTATCAAGGGTTAAATTGTCCAAAGCCATTTGACGTTTCACTCAGAGACGGCTTGCAAACCGCAAATCCAGAATATTATCCTTTGTTGAAAAAGAGAGATATATATCATGAAATAGTTTTTAACGATTATCCAAGAGCCATCGAAATAGGTTCAGTCGTTTCAGAAAAAGTATTTCCCATTTTTAGAGATTCTGTGCAATTATGCAATGAAGCAATACAAGATCAAGACAAAAATCAAGAAAATAAATCAGATATTTATCTTTTAACTCCCAATAAAGACAAACTAAGAAGGCTTTTAGAAATATCAAACTGCGCAAATTTTTCTCTCATTTCATCTGTATCAAATATATTTCAAAGAAGAAATATCAATAAAACGCTAGATGAAACAAAACAAAATATTAATGAAATGTTAGAAATGATAAAAGATAAAAACGCAATAGAGACAAAGGTAAAACTATATGTTTCTTGTATTAATGAATGTCCGCTAAGTGGAAAGGTAGATAAAGATTTTATAGTAAAAGAGTTGTTGTACTATAATTCTCTCTCTATTGATGAAATTTGTCTTTCAGATACATGTGGTACACTTGAAGTAAATGATTTTGAATATATTGTAGATACGTGCAAACGCTTTGGTATACCGATGTCAAAATTTTCATTGCATTTGCATGTAAAACCACGTCGTGAAAAAGTAATTAAAAATATAATAAATTCGGCATTAGATAGAAGAATAATAAATTTTGATGTATCAATGATAAATGGTGGTGGTTGTTCAGTTACTATGAAATCAGAAGATATGTCACCTAATCTATCTTATTCACTTTATTACAACACGTTATTTGAATACATAAAAGATAAATGTATTATGAATGAATCAAAAAATAAAATATAAATACGTTTTATTCTAATATAAAAATAATGTTTTAATATTAGAAACTACAAAATGCAATTAAACATTCACACTTCTATTCACGATAAATTGGAATACTTTTATAAAGTTCATAAAATACCAAATATAATTTTTCATGGGCCTTCTGGAAGCGGAAAAAGAACAATTGTTAATAAATTTATAAACACTATTTATAATTTTGATAAAGAGAGAATTAAAACTTTTGTAATGTACGTTAATTGCGCACATGGTAAAGGTATCAAATTTATCAGAGAAGAATTGAAATTCTTTGCGAAAACACATATAAATTCAAATGGCGGAGATATTTTCAAAAGCATTGTGCTTCTTAACGCGGACAAATTGACAATGGACGCACAATCGGCACTGCGTAGATGCATTGAATTATTTAGTCATACAACGCGTTTTTTTATAATTGTAGAAGATAAATATAAGTTGTTAAAACCAATACTTTCAAGGTTTTGCGAGATTTATGTCCCCGAACCAACATACAATGGATCTACAATCAATCTTTACAAACATAATTTGAGAGAAACCTTTAAATTGGATGATGTAAAAACTCAAAGAGTTGAATGGTTAAAAAAAGAATTAGACAAGTCAATAACTAAAAATTTGAGTGATTCAAAGTTGATGCAGATTTCGACAAAATTGTACGAAAAAGGGTATAGTGGATTAGATATTATCAATTTACTAGAGAATCATAACCATTTTAAAAATTTAAAAAATGAAAAAAGATATGAATTATTAATAGCATTTAACAAAGTAAGAAAAGAATTTAGAAATGAGAAAATATTAATCATGTTTATTTTGAATTTTTTATTTTTAAGTTTAGATTACTCTTTAGAAAATATTTCATTTATGTAAAATGGATGATTTTAATGTAGGTTCATTGCATGAGTCAAAAAATGAATGGGGAGCAAGGTTACTAACAATAATGACCCCTTTAATTATTGAAGGATTTAAGTCTATTTTTGAAGAAGCCAATAAATTGTGCAGAGAGAACAACGAGACAGATAAGTATTTGATGACGTTTCAAAATTTTGTTTCAAGAATTCCCAAATGGAATCCAACAATTATTGAAAATGAGAGAAAACGTATTTGTGATAGAAGCGGTTGCGGATATTTAGAAGATTTGGTTACATGTGTTCACATTATTCAATTAAAATTATTGACTGCAATGCGCGCAGGTAATAAACAAAAGAAGATTGATATAAATATTCCAAAGTTGGATGATTTTATTCATAAAACTTATATTCATGTAGCAAGAAAAGTATACAAGAATGTCTATCTTTTTGAAATTGACATTCCTCCTCTTCAAATGCAAAAGAATCATCGTGAATTAGAGGTTATTGTACAAGAGTGTATTTTGAATGCTGTTAGAGAGAGTATTCCCGTTGAAAATATTTTGCGCGCTTACATGGATGAAAGTGTAGAGGAGGATGTTGTGGAGGAGATTAAAGAGCAATTTATTGAGACTCCAAAGGAAAAAGAAGAGAATGAAATAAATACAAAGGTGGAAGAGTTAATTGTGAAACAAGAGGCTGGTCGTTTAAGTTTTAACAATGTTGATTTAGTGAAAGATTCAAACAATAATGTAGAAGTGGTAAATGCACCAAAGGATGTGGATGTATTAGAACAAATTAGTGTTTTAAGAAATGAACAAAGAAGGTTAGAGTCGTCTGAAGACGATGATTCAAATGAGAGATTGCAAATTTCAGAGCAAAGTGTTGATTTAGGACCAATGGACGTTCATGTAATTGACCCTCCTGGTGTAGAATTATTGCCAGATTTGTTAATAGATGATATAGAAGTGTTGGTCTAATGACGGGAACCTAGGTTCCCGTAAACCCTCCTAGTTAGACTTTTGAAAAAGTCTAGCAAAACAGCTTCGCTCAAAGTTTCACAAAAATCAAACCATATTTGAGCAAAGCTGGGGTGTACGTGGGGGTCCCCCCGTAATTGCGTAAAATAATAAATAAGAATTTACCTTATTATTTTAAATGGATAATATTTTTATTGTTGCTGGATTGATATCTTTTGTATTTTTTGTGTGTAAATTTATTGAAATGCGATTTATTGATAAAGAAAGTAAACCTTTAAAATTGTTGGTGAGAGATACATTGTTAGTGTATTTTAGCGTATTGATTGGTAATTTTGTATTAGATCAATTAAAACCAGCAATTCAAGAAGGAGGTGGATCTGCTCCTGCGGTATTTACCGATAACCCAGATTTTTAAATGCGGGCTTTAAGCCTAAAAATATAATATATTCCTAAGCAACTTAAAGCCAAATACTTAGCTGTAAATTGCTTTAACAACACGACCATTATCTGGTCTTGCATATTTTGTGTTTTCGTAATTAAATACTGCAAAACATCTAACTAAAAATCTATCTTTTCCATCGTATTTTGGAAAAAATGGCGATCTCCCGTGTACTGCGCGTCTATTATCTATTAATATAATTTCACCTGGTTTCAAATTATGTCTTAATTTATTTTGATAATAAATGTCTATTATTTTTTTTAGTAAATTATTAGCTTCCTCCGTAATACCTGTCATTAAATCTTGGTCAAAAATTAATATTGGGTCATTTTGTGTTCCATTTATTATGGACATGGGTCCGCGAATATCTCCTTCAATAAATTCATGACCATTTAACTTAAACGATAAATCTACACCTGTTTTCCATAGAGGGTTTTCCAGCATTTTTCTCTCACGTTCTGTTATGTTATTTAAAATAGTTTGAACTGGTAAAATATGAGTAAATGCGTTTAAATCCCCACGAATACATGATAAACTTAAAATATCTGGGCGCAATGTTGAAAAAGCTTGTTCTGTGTGAATTTCTAATTCAATGTTGCTTCCCAAACTAGTTTGATTTTTCGCCATTGATTTATTTGGAACTATATCTTGAAATAAATGTCCATTGCACTCTGCTTCATACGCTATTATTTCTCCTATTACATTTAATAATATTGCCTGAATGGTTGAAATTTCTAATTTCTCTCCTATTTGATAATTATTATTTTTAGGTGTATCTGGTATTTCATTTTTATCAAGTGGCACATTGTTAATTAATAAATAGCCAGTTTTTGAACCATGTTTTGCAAAATCTTTCAAAATAGTACAGATTCTTTCAGGAACGAGGAGAGAAGCTTGTTTTGTTTGTTTGCAAAATTCATTTGGATCTTGAGAAGGAATTGCAGTAATATTTAATAATAAATTTTTAAATAATAATATTTCTTCGTCTGTTAATTCAATTGACTTACCTGGAAATACCGCCAGTTTATTTACCATTGCATGTGGTATTTATATATTGTGTATAGGTTAAAATATACACAATATTAAACGAAATGTATTTATCTACCGGTCCATACTTTTACAAGCGGAAGTGGAGATCCTTTGTTATTTTCTAAAAATTTGCAATATTGTTCAAAAGAATAACCCCAAACAGAATATGTCATAATATTTCCTAGCAAAGATTGTCTTTTATATAAATTTCTTTGATTACTAAAAAATATGATTCCTAAAATTCTCTCTAAACAACATCTATCGCTTCTATTTGTTACGACACCCAATAAGTTAAATAAAGCATATTTGTTTTGCATTTTTGAGAGAAAGGCATGATTAATATAACTTTGCACTCCAAAACAACCAAACCACATATCTTTTTTAAATCCTAAAACTTTTATTTCTCTATCTACCAATTGTTTCTTTACGTCATAACTATTATTTAAAACACTAGCCAAACGAAGTGTGTTTTCTACATTTTCTTTATCTGAATTAAAATGCCATAATGGTATTGCTTTATATTTAATTGCATCAAAATTAATTCTTTGATGAAAAAAAACACTATCATGAATAATAACAGCATTATCAAAAAATTTATGTTTATGAAAATAATAATATGGTAAAAGTTCTCCTCTACCAGGGTATTCTGATTGTATAAATTCAACATTCTTATATACAAACTCTGATTTTACAAAATCTTTATTACTATTATCATCAATTACTACAATTTTTTTTAACGGATAAAATTTTCTTATGCACCTAATGCATCTATTCCAATACTTGTTTGTTTTTTCTGAATTTACATGCCTTGTAATAATAAATCCATAATTGTTGATGTTCATTTATACTTACAATAGAATTATTTTTTTTGTTGAATAACATATTTTGCTCAACTTTTTCTAAAAGTTTATTATACATAACTTGGATATTCATCTAAATTCATTACTTTTGCACTCTCTGGAAGTTTATTTTTTGAAATTGCAAATGAACTGAACTCCTTTCTCTCTAATTGAGCCTGAGGTGTATGATTATGAACACACCTAGCTATCATTTTATAAAGTTTAAAGTCAGGATATCTGTCAGATCCATCATTTTTATATAATAAATTTACTCCTTTATCATCCAAACACCATTCTACAATTAATTTTGTAACTGGTTCACATTCATCTAAATTCTTTATTGATTCCAAGTCCTCTATCATATAGTCAAAAATTGAACAAGCTAATCTACAAATATCAAAACTATAGTTTGGTTCTAATCGGGGTTTTTTATCATTAAAGTAGGGTTCTGTATTGTATTGCGTTGCTGCATCACCTCCAGCTTGAAAACTATCACTGCAAAAAGTTTTTCCATCAAATTTATAAATACTTCTACCAAAGTCAATAATCTTAAAAATTCTACCAAACGTAGGAACTTTGTAATATTTCTTTTTATAACAATAGTAAATAAACTCTTTTTCTGTTTTGTTATACATTACATTATTTGTATGTAAATCATTGTGTGTAAATGCAAACATTTTTTGATAAGTAATTAAAATCATTATAATTTGCATAAAAGCAGAATACCATTCCATTTCACTTAGCTCTTCATTTAAAATTAGGTCATCAAATGTGTTTTCACATTGTTCCATGCAAATAATTTGCACGGGAAACTTTGGAATAACAGCATTGATTCTCTCTTCATTGCAATTACTTTCAGAATCGCAATCTTCATAATTTTCATCATCATCATCAGATTCTTGCGATTCTTCTTGATTTTGATTTTCTTCTTTATCGCAACAACTATTATCATCATTTTCAGTATATGAACTTCTTGAAGAACAAGTAGAACCCGATTTTAAAGTAGTTGTTATATTTGTTTGAACTTGTAAATCATTCACATCAACAAGATCTAATGATCTCTCTTTTAATGTTTCGAGAGATACAATTTCATCAGAAAATACATTTTCAAACATTGAATCATCAATAGATTTGATAGATATGTTAGACTTTAAACTATTTGTATGATCAATTTTAATAGGAGGTAACTTTGGACTTTTTTCATCTTCGTCAAAAAGAAAATTATAATCGTCCACTTGAAATAAAACATTTTTATTTTTGTTGAAATAATCAGACTTATTTAGATAATCAATGTCATCAAAAATATTCAAAACAAAATTATTCTTAATACTTAAAAAAGAACCATAAAAATCTACACCATGAATAAAGTTGTGTTTGTGAATTAATCTACTATTCAAAAATGAAAAAAAACTATCTACATATGATGCATTATTTTGATCTATAAATTTACTATTAAAGTTGTCTAATTCTGATGTTATTAAAGGCAGTTTATATAATTTTGGGTCGTTTGGGTTGTACTTCCCAATTAGGTATTTGAATGGGTCAATCAAAGGGGCTAATTTGAAAAATACGTTTTTGGATTTAATTTTTTGCGTAGTTTGATGTTTAATGGTGCAGTTGTATAAATTTTTATTGTCCATAATATTTTCTTTGATATTTGTTAAATACCAGTCATGATTTAGGTTAACACTATTATAGTTGGTTTCGTTTAGTGAGAAAAATTTGTTATAAATTGGAATATAGTTTTGAGTTTCAGCAAAGTCATAACACTCTAAAGTTTTAAAAAGTTCGGAATTCTTCCGTTTTTGATAATTGATGTTTACCATTTGTTATTAGCTACTTATTATATAAATTCTGTTAACTTTTAACTTATTTTCACTTTTAAGAAAAGTTCATCAAAAAACTGCGTAAAATTAAAATTTATATTCTTCTAAATAATAATAACAATGACATTAGAGTTAAAAAAATTTGATATGAAATCCATTAGTTTTAAACCAAATGAATCAAAAGGACCAGTTGTTGTTTTAATTGGACGTCGTGATACAGGTAAAAGTTTTTTGGTGAGAGATTTATTATATTATCATCAAGATATACCCATAGGTACTGTCATATCTGGAACAGAAGAAGGTAATGGTTTTTATGGTAAATTAGTACCAAAGTTATTTATTCACAATGAATATAATACAGCAATTATTGAGAATATTTTAAAAAGACAAAGATCGGTATTGAAACAAATTAAAAAGGAAATGGAAACATTCAAAAGAAGTACCATTGATCCTAGAACTTTTGTTATTTTAGACGATTGTTTATATGACAATACGTGGTCGAGAGATAAAATGATGCGTCTTCTTTTTATGAACGGGAGACATTGGAAAGTAATGTTAATTATTACCATGCAATATCCATTAGGTATTCCTCCTACATTGAGAACTAACGTTGATTATGTTTTTATTTTGAGAGAACCATATATTGCTAATAGAAAACGCATATTTGACAATTATGCAGGAATGTTTCCAACTTTTGAGAGCTTTTGTCAAGTTATGGATCAGTGCACTGAAAATTATGAGTGTTTAGTTATCAATAACAATGCAAAGTCAAATAAATTACAGGACCAAGTTTTTTGGTACAAAGCTGATTCTCATAATGATTTTAAATTAGGATCAAAAGAATTCTGGGAATTGTCTAAGGATATGCATTCTGATGACGAAGACGAAAAATATGATCCTGGTAATGTTAAGAAACGTGGTCAAGGTCCCAAAATTAGTGTCAAGAAAACAAAATGGTAAAAAATTTAAAGACATCCTAATATATTTTGATAGTTATGGAAAAGTTAATTTCCGATATTTTTGAATAAAGTTTACACAAGTAAAATTTCATATGTATTTTTTTATATACATGAAATTTTATTAAGCAGAACAGCAAGTGTAAGAAACACCTGCTAACGGATTTCCAACGCATCCAGTTCCTTGTTGATAAGTACAAACATTATCTGTAAAATAATAATTATTAGTTCCTAATTGATTTGCACAATAATTGCACATCCAAGCACAACCAGTCCCTTGAGTTACGGAAAAAGTTACACAATTATTTGGTGTGGGGCTTTTACAAGTTTCTACATTTCCGTTAACGGCAGTAAAAAGAAATACTAACAATATAGCAAAAAATCCTCTCATTATGATATTATTTTCATTCTTGTTTTTAAATTACTTTTTTCAAAAATTATGTATCATCAAAATTTATTGTAACAGGATATTTCAAATAACAATAATCTGTCCAATGCGTTGTTGGATTGTTTAATTCACACCAGTCAAACAAATACTTTTTCTCTCCAGGAACAAAATGAGGAAATTGTTTCCAAAGGTTATATTTGAAATGAATGACTAGGTTCATGATTGTCATCTCGTTTGTTTTACAAAGAGGATATTTGTTCATATATTCAATTAATTCGACCTTTTTTATTATTTTTAAAATTTTTGTATCATAAATCCAAATGCAATTTAAAAAATAATGCGAATCTAGTATTTCATTTCCAAATTCATTTGTTAATTTATTCACCAGATCTACATTCCCAAAACTTATTTGCGAAGAAAATATTTTATCTGGTTTATTTGCAAAACCAGCATCATTTGGAGCTAAAAATGAATTGTTGCATTCAAGGTTTAATAAATGTTCAACGGAATCTAAAATTCGCAAACCAGCATCAATAAAAATTACTTTCTCCCAAGCTAAAAAATATTCATCAAAAACATGCAACTTTTCCCATTGATTTAACTTGTCTAGTTCTCTCCCATCCCCATCAGGAAATTTTGTTTTTATTTGTTCTAATAATAAGGTTTTATTAATTTCTTGAAAATGAACTTCTGTTATATTATAAAATTTTTTAAAATTAATAGGCAGATTAAAATTAACACAAATAACTGCAACGTCTCCATTCCATTTTCCAACGCTTCTTAAATCAGAAATAGTTTTTTTTGCGCGAAAAAAATAATTTTCATCTGTTAAAATAACAAAAACACTATTCTTTGCCATAGTAATTTCATTAAAAAAGTATTTAAATAATAAATTTTAAACAAATATAAATTAATGGAATTGACTATATCAGAATTTGATAAAAAAAACGTTGCTTGTTTTATACATAGCACAAATATGCACCAAAGAGGAACGTTAATTCTAGAGGATATTTTAAAACGCATGTCAAATGTTAATTTTTTTGATAACGTTGATTTTGTATTTATTAATAATATTGGAATGCAAATTGATGTAAATAAATATCAAAATATTAGTAAAAAAATTATTATATTTAATTATTCATTTGATGTTAATTTATTTGAAAATTGTACAATAAAAACAATAAGTTCATTTTGTAAATTAAATCCTCAATATAAAGTTTTATATTTGCACACAAAAGGTGTTTCATATGAAAATACTGACAGAAATGTAACCATTTTCGAAAATATTAAAGATTGGACAGATTTTATGTCATATTGTTTAATTGATAATGTTGAATCGTGTATTAATTTATTGGATTGTTATAATGTTATTGGTTGCAACTACAGAGAACCGCCAAAAGAAAAGTACCCACATTTTTCTGGTAATTTTTGGTGGGCAAATGCGAAACATATTAACCTTTTATCGGTTTGTGATCTTAATGTTAAGCATGATGCTGAGTGGTATGTATTGAAAAAAAAGACAAAATTTCTGAACGTTCACACTTGTCCTTATGGACATTATGAGAATAAATACAAATTGGAACAATATAAAAATATTGTAGATGAAAATTTTAAATATTTCAAAAATACAAAAAAATATGAAGTAAATAATTTAGTCTTTTTAAGTTACTCTGAAAATGCGGACATGTATTATTCCAGTGTTCTATGTTTTATAAATACTATTGTAGATATTGTGATTGATACTATCAAACAAAATAATTCTCATCCTTCAAATGTTTTAATTGTTACAAATGAATTTTTAAAACAATACTTTAGCTTTGAAAACTTAAATCGGAAACTAAAACAATATAAAATTAAAGTAGTATCAAATTTAGATTTAGAATTAAAAATAAATTCAGTAAAATATGGCGTAAATATTTGCGATAGTACAATGTTAGATATAACAGATAAAGTAATCAACACGTGTTATTCCAAAAATAAATTATTTATTGATAAAAACATTAACCTGAATACATTGGCGGGTGAAGATCCATTGGAAAAGGTTGCAAAAAAATTGTATGTCTATTATGAAATTGATAGTTATCTTTTTCACAGAGTTGTAGATGAAATGGGAATGTTTTTGACTAATAGTATATTAATTGATTTAAATTCAATAGAAATAGATAAAAATGATTATTTGGATAATATTAACCATAATAAAGATTCTATTTTATTTGGAAAAATAATGTCAGAGTTAAAACTAACCGACGAAATTTTTAAACGATAAATTATACTTTTTTTGTTTTATTGTGACGTTTTGAATTTGAATTACGTTTTGTTTTTTTAATATATATTGGTTTTACAATATTACCAACATGTATGTTATTTTTTTTAATAAACCCTGATTTTATTTCTATTACGTATTTTGATGGATAGTTTACATAAACAAAAGATAAATCTAAAGGGTTTGTATTTTCAACAAATCCAACAATTTTAAAATTTTTATCTAAAAAAATAACATCTAAACTAACATAAGTATTCTTCATCCAAAATTTGTGAATTTTTTCATCTTTCATACAAAACAACGCACCTAAATTTTGCGGCAACTTCTTTACAAACATTAAACCTTGTTGAATTGACTTTTCCGTTTTAAAAACGCGATTAATTTTAATAGAAATGACATTGTTATTCATTTATATTAAAAGTATATATTATTTACTCTTCCTTTTTATTTGCAAAAGGACCACTTACAAGTAGACTTTGTCCATTATCCGACTTACCAATTACAATATTTTCACCTTCAAATAACTCGCTTCGAATATCTGCTGCAGAAATTGCATCATTGTCCTTAAGAACATTTTCAGTTGTGTTCATATTTGCAACACTAATTAAATTTCCATTTTCATCAATAGTTTGCGTTAAACTACTTCCAGTTTTCTCGGCGTGTTTAATATTTTCTTCAATAGCCTTCTTCTTTGACTCCTTAACGCGTTGTTCAAACGAGTTTTTGGCATGAGCTTCATTTTTGGTCTTTTCGCTCATGAGTTGATTCAACTCTTCCTCCATATACTCAACTCGCCCAGTTTTATACGCTTCAGGATCCCAAGGCATCCACAAACCAACTGGACCAACATAAACATCGTGGCTTGGATCCACTTCTCTCAACATTTTACACCTTAACTCGGCCTCTTCTAATGAAGAATACGTTCCACGAACCTTTAAACCTCGAGTACAAGTTTGAAAATTATGTTTAATACCAAAACTCTTTTCCAGTTCCTCTTCATTATTATCTAAAAATGTCTTATACTCATCTTCAAAACTAGATTTAGCAATGTTTTCCTTTTCCTCTTTGATGAACTCTTGAAAATCTTTTGTTACGTCATCAAAATTTAATTTATACTTGTAAGAAACAAAATTAAGAAATTGAAGAAATTTTTCCATGGATTTATTTAACTCCCACTTCTTTAGGAATTCTTCAAAGAAATACATTTCCTTTTGTTTTAATATTTTATCGGGGGAAACAAAGCTTACGCAAACAAATTTTTGTCCTGCAATTGGTTTATCTTCTTCCAACAAGTCAACATATTTAGGATTAGGTTGACCATTTTTGTCAAGTTTTCTTTCAAAACCGGAATCTTTAGAGGTACTCATTTTATTTATTAAAAGTATTTAATTTTAAGTTTTTTATCGCATAATATATATTTTTTTCTTGACATTATTTATAATATGTTTGACCTCGGAGAACTCGTTAAGAGAATCATCAAGTACCTTGTTGAAGGTTTAATGGTTGCCATTGCCGCATACGCCATCCCTAAACGTTCTTTGAACCTTGAGGAAATCGCTCTTATTGCTTTAACTGCTGCTGCCACATTTAGCATTCTTGATACTTACGTTCCTTCTATGGGAGTCACCGCTCGTTCTGGTGCCGGTTTCGGTATTGGAGCCAATTTGGTGAAATTCCCCGGAGGCTTTTAAATTACCACATTAGCGTAATTTCAAAATAATAATATAATTAAATCTTTTATTATATTATTAGATGACAAAAATTAAAATTACTCGTAAAAAACGCACTGGAGGTCAAGGCGAAGATGATGAGGAATCAAGATCTTTACATTTATCTGATTTACAGGGGAATGAAAGTTTAAATGATATTTCAATGATTTCAAATGCCAGTGATGATGAACACGAAATTCCTGAAACTGATTTAAATATAAGTGGGGTAGAAAATGATGAAAGTGGTATGACTGAAAATGAGTCATTTGAAACTATGAATGATTTTCCTAGTATGGAAGAAAATGAGATGAATCAAACTTTGGAAAATGAATCTATAATGCCTGCATTAAATTTAGAAGATTTGAATGCGTCAAATGCATCAACAAATACTACACGCGAAGAAGAATCATTTGGAGGAAAAAGAAAAACAAAAAAAGCAAAAAAAGCAAAAAAATCAAAAACAACTTTAAAAAAAAGTGGCGCAAAATCTAAAAATCGCAAAACAAAAAAACATCGCAAAACTTTAAAAAAAAGACATTATAAAAAAAAGAAGGGCGGTTTTGTTGGAGATAATGGAACAGATATGGAAAGATATGGTGAAACTAATCCTTATTCCGTTGAGAGAGATTCTGATCCACGATATTAAATTTAAATTGTAGGGATAAATTCCCAATCCAATTCTTCGCAAATTTTTTTCCAAATAGTATCTTGGTCTATTCTTTTTTCGCGATCTTTAAGCATAGGAAAATGTTCTAAATACTGATTTTCTCCAAGAAGTTCGCAAAGTTTATAAGCAGTATAATAGTAATTTAAAAAATTAACTCTGTCATCAGGACAAAATTTTGAATAAGGGGCTTGCAATTCCATAAAAAGATTAAAAAGCGTTTCTTCTAATTCTGGTGACATAATAGGAGGCTTTATTCCCAACTTATCTTTAATAAATGGTATGTGTTCATAGTATTTATTATAGCCCAATTTTTTCAAAATTTCTTTTGTTTTATGATTTGTAATTTGCACCAATTCTATTCTTTCCTTTTTTATTTGTTGTTTTATGTTTTCAATAACTTCTGGAGGAATTTGAGTAGTTTCTTTTCCTTGAAATTGAGCAATAATTTCTTTAAAATGATTAATTCTTTTATAAGCATAAAAACAAACTTCTTTGGGAGGTTCTTTGTAAGATGGTTTTTCATTTTCAATTAAATAAGGCACATTTCTTGAACATTGGTTGCAAATTAATATTCCCTCATCCTCTAATGGTATTAACTCGCCTTTAAAACAATATCGACAAACATCTGTTGGACTAACAAATGCATTTACATCTAAAAATGAATCATCAATATTACTTAAATACTTTTGCACAATGTTATTGGTTTTGATTTCAGTTTTGTTATTTTCTTCATTTTTAATTTTAAAAAAAGAATCAATTGCTTTATTTTTATAATTTGTTGTTGTTCCTTTAGAAATATTTTTTTTATTTTCAAAATAATCAAAAATATACTTTGCATTATCCAAAAAGTATTCTTTCTTTTTTGATTTTGTTACTTTTATTGTTTCATCAATTTCATTTATTCTATCTTGCATATCCATTTTTTGTTCAATTGTTAAAGCGTTAAGCAATTGTTGTTTTAATTCCATTTTTTCTATTTTAAGACTTGGTATTACATCATTTTCATCTTTGGCAAATTCATTTACAAATTCTTTGTGTTTACCATCTAACGTTGTAGAGTTTTTTTTGCTAATTTTTATCTTTTTAACGGCCTTTGGTTTAAATGAAGGCATTTGATTCTTTAAAATACTTTGTGATAATTTATTTAATTGGTATTTTAACTAATTATTATTCTGAAGCAAACTAGTTCAAAAATACCCAAAGTTTTCTTTATTTTATTTAATGGAATTAAAAATCAATGTTGATGATGAAGAAAATATTAAGATTGATCCTATTAGGTTTCAAAAAATGTTATTTGTTTACAATGCTTTAGAAGAAGGTTGGACAATAAAAAAGAAAAAGGATTCTTTCGTTTTCTCAAAAAATCACGAAGGCAAAAAAGAAGTTTTTTTAGAGTCCTATTTGGTTAGATTTATGAAGTCAAACTTTGATTTTAATAAATTACTCAACTAAGTTAATTTAATTTAATTAATTGAATTAAATTAAATTTCTCAATTTTTTTTTCTTTAGCAATAATATAAAATGGGAGGTGGTCTTATGCAACTCGTCGCTTATGGCGCTCAAGATGTTTACCTTACAGGTAATCCTCAAATTACTTTTTGGAAAGTTACTTACCGCAGATACACAAACTTTGCTATTGAATCTATCGAGCAAACTTTCAACGGCCAAGCCGATTTCGGTCGCCGTGTCCAATGCGTGATCTCCAGAAATGGTGATCTTGCTTACAGAACATATTTACAAGTTACTCTTCCTGAGATCAACCAACTTATGGGTGTTGGTGCCTACGTTGCCGGCCAAGGCAGCGGAGTCTACGCCCGTTGGTTAGATTTCCCCGGCGAGCAACTCGTCGCTCAAGTTGAGGTTGAGATTGGTGGCCAACGCATCGATCGCCAATATGGTGATTGGATGCACATCTGGAACCAACTTACTATGACTGCTGAGCAACAACGCGGATACTTCAAGATGATTGGTAACACCACTCAACTTACCTTCATCACCGATCCTTCCTTCGCTGACGTTGATGGTCCTTGCGACTCCTTAGCTCCTCGTCAAGTTTGCGCTCCTCGTAACGCTCTTCCTGAGACAACTCTTTACGTTCCTCTTCAATTCTGGTTTTGCACCAACCCTGGTCTTGCCCTTCCTTTGATTGCCCTTCAATACCACGAGGTCAAGATCAACCTTGACATCCGTCCTATTGATGAGTGCTTGTGGGCTGTCACCACTCTTTCCTGCAACTCTGGTCCTCCTATCAACGTTGCTAACCAATACGCTGCTGGCCGCCCTGTTCCTGCCACTATTGCTTACAATCAATCCATTGTTGCTGCTTCCCTTTACGTCGACTACGTCTTCCTTGACACTGACGAGCGCCGCAGAATGGCCCAAAACCCTCACGAGTACTTAATCACTCAACTCCAATTCACTGGTGATGAGTCTGTTGGTTCTTCCAGTAACAAGATCAAGCTCAACTTTAACCACCCCGTTAAGGAGCTTGTCTGGGTCGTCCAACCCGATCAAAACGTTGACTACTGCTCATCTTTAACTTGTGATGCCACTCTTTTCAAGGTTCTTGGTGCCCAACCCTTCAACTACACTGATGCCATCGACGCTCTTCCTAACGCCGTCCATGCCTTCGGTGGACCTCAAGAGGTTGCTGCCAACTCCAATGCCTTCATTGATGCTCGTGGTCTCTTCCAAGACGCCGGTGCTCTTGATGCCTACATTCCTGCTAACTTCTCTGGCTACTGGAATGGTCCTTCCAACCCTTACAACGAAGCCAACCTCGGAGGTATTGAGGTTCCCGGATACAACACCACCAACATCAACAGCCCTAACTACCCTTACTCCGTCCAACCTCCTCCAACTTTTGGAGCATCCGGTCCTAACCAAGGTCCTGGCAAACTTTATGCCGCTACTTACCCTGATCACAATAATGGATCCACAGTTTCCGATGCCGGCACCTTCGTCCTCACTGAGACCTCCCTTGATCTTCACTGCTGGGGCCAAAACCCCGTCGTCACCGCTAAGCTCCAACTTAACGGCCAAGATCGCTTCTCTGAGCGTGAAGGTTCCTACTTCTCTTGGGTCCAACCTTACCAAGCCCACACCCGCAACCCTGATGAGGGTATCAACGTGTACTCCTTCGCCCTTCGCCCTGAGGAGCACCAACCTTCCGGCACTTGCAACTTCTCCCGTATTGATAACGCCACCCTCCAACTTGTTCTTTCCAACGCCACAGTTGAGGGAACCAAGACTGCCAAGGTCCGTGTCTACGCCACCAACTACAACGTTCTCAGAATTATGTCGGGAATGGGAGGCTTAGCCTATTCCAATTAAAAATATTATCACGATATATCGTGTGGTTTTATATTTTTATTTTTAAAATTTAATATTATTATAATAAAATTATAATATTAATAAAACAATTTAAAAAATTTGCTTCCTATAGTGTATAAAATGCAAATCTTTGTTAAAACTTTAACTGGTAAAACTATCACCCTTGAAGTTGAACCCAATGACACTATTGAAAATATTAAGACAAAAATTCAAGATAAAGAAGGAATACCCCCAGATCAACAACGTCTTATTTTTGCCGGAAAACAACTCGAAGATGGACGTACACTTGCCGATTATAATGTTCAAAAAGAATCAACACTTCATTTAGTTTTGCGTTTAAGAGGAGGTTAAAAAAAAGCAAAGAAAACATTAAAGTAAATAAATATTTAAAAGATAACTACTAATATCTTTTAAATAGAATGACAAGTCCTAAAATACTTATTTTTGGTGCCAATGGTTGGATTGGAAGTAAAGTTGTAAAGCTCTTAAAAGAAATGTCACACAATGTTTATTTTTCCAACGCTCGTGCAGACGATATTGAATCAATTAAAGCCGAATTAGATAGTTTATCGTGGTCACACATTAACATAACTCATATAATGAGTTTTATTGGCAGGACACATGGAATATATGAAAATCAAAAAATTAGTACTATTGATTATTTGGAAAAACCAGGAAAGTTGGTGGAAAATGTCCGAGATAACTTATTTGCTCCTATTTCTCTCGCCATTCTTTGCAAAGAAAGGAATATACACTTCACTTATTTAGGAACTGGTTGTGTTTTCGACTTTGATGATCAACACCCTTTTGGTGAGGAAGTAAATGGTTTTACTGAAGACTCCAAACCCAATTTTTTTGGTTCTTCTTATTCTATTGTAAAAGGTTTTACCGATCAATTAATGCATAATTTTAAAGATTCTGCACTTAATGTTCGCATTAGAATGCCTATTACTGATGAAGTAAATGAGAGAAACTTTATTACAAAAATTACAAATTATAAGAAAATATGTTCCATTCCTAATTCAATGTCTGTTTTAAATGAATTATTACCAGTTATGATTGATCTAGCACTAAAAAATGAAACTGGAACTATTAACTTAACTAATCCAGGTTTAGTCTCTCACAACGAAATATTGGAAATGTATCGGGACATAGTAGTGCCTAATTTTCAGTGGGAGAATTTTAATATTCAAGAACAAAATGAAATTTTATTATCAAAACGTTCAAATAATTATTTAGATACAAATAAATTGCAAGAAAAATACCCAAGCGTTAAAAATATTAAGGAATCTATTCGAGACATTTTAATCCAAATGAGAGAAAACATAGATAAAATGGATGTTGTTTAGTGTATGGGTTTAAATATACTTTAAAAAATGTTAAAATAATTATATAAAAATGAAAAACATTTTAGTTACTGGAGGATGTGGTTTTATTGGATCTAATTTTATTAATTATTATTTTGATAAAAACACCGATGTTAGCATTGTTAATTTGGATGCAATGTATTATTGCGCAAGTGAATTTAATGTTAAAGAAGAAATTCGAAATTCAGATAGATATCATTTAGTAAAAGGAAACTTGTGCTCTTTTGATTTATTAACTCATATCCTTTCTAATTATAAAATAGATACTATTATTCATTTTGCAGCACAATCTCACGTGCAGAATTCTTTTGAGGATTCGTTGCAGTATACAAATGATAATGTACTTGGAACCCACACACTTTTGGAAACTGCGAGACGATATGGTAAAATAGAAAAGTTTATTCATATTTCCACCGATGAAGTTTACGGCGAATCAATGCTTATGGATGATGAAGAGAAAAAAAATGAGAGTTCTGTTTTATGTCCGACAAATCCATATGCAGCAACAAAAGCCGCTGCAGAATTAATTGCAAAATCATATTATTTTTCTTTTAAAATGCCAATTATTATTACTCGCGGTAATAATGTTTATGGACCCAATCAATATCCTGAAAAACTTATTCCGCGTTTTATTAAATTATTAAAAGAAGATCAACCAGTTACTATTCAAGGAGATGGCTCCAATGTAAGAGCTTTTTTGCATGTTCTTGACGTTTGCGGTGCATTAGAATGTATTATTGAAAAAGGACAACTAGGAGAAATTTATAATATTGGAAGTGATGATCATTACGAATATACAGTTTTAGAAATCGCTCAAAAGTTAATTCAAAAAATTAAAAACACTGATGATTTTGACAAGTGGATTACTTATATTGCAGACAGACCTTTTAATGATAAGAGATATTACATTAGCAATGAAAAAGTAAAAAAATTGGGCTGGACTATTAATGTTGATTTTGAAAGAGGGTTAAATGAATTAATATAAATATTATATTTGCAAAAAAATTGAAACTGAAATTATTGTTTAATCATGGTTAAATACTATAATTTAACATCAAATGACAAGTAAGGTTTATTTCAAAGTTGCATATACGTGCAATACAAAATATTACAATATACCACACAACTGGAGTATATCTCAGTTAATAAATTCAATTCGAGGAAAAGCGCGACAAGATTTTCAAATACATACTGAAGTTGATATTGTCGAAGCAGGACAACCAGGAATAAGTGAAGAAGCACAAGCATTAGAACCAGAACAAATAACATTCCAGCAAAAGTATACTAATCGAATACCTTATTTAGCATTTTATATTCGACCAAGGACAAGAACAATTCAACCATTACCTGAATGCATGCTTTGCCAAGAAACAAACATGATAATTAATCCAACTTTTGGCTGCGCTCATCAATTTTGTCAAATATGCTCTGACGGATGTATAACTCATGGACATTCACGTTGCCCAATATGCAGACATCGTATATAAATAATAAAATCTACTTAAAAATTTTATTACAAATATATTAATATGTTTGTAACAAAACTATTATTATTTTTTTCTTACATTGCGAGCAGTTCTCAAACACCTATTAGAATACCTTTCAACGTTGCACCTTTAAATAATAAAAATATAAACAATTCTAAAATGGGAATAAAAACACTACCTTATTGCGTAATAGAACGAAATACTACAGAGCAAAAAAGAATGACTGCAGAAGACTTCAAAACTCTAATGCAGATTTGGTTAACTCTTTTTATTTTTACTTTTCCAATTGTTATTTTTCCAAATAAAGATCAGTAGATACTATTTTTTTAGCATATCTGCTAAAATGTTGGCAGTTTCGCATATATAAATTCATCGTTTGATTGTTTTTTATTTCCCATACTAATAATTTATCTACCAGTTCTTTTATTTCTGAATCATTTATTAATTTATATATTGAATTACTTAGTTGGCGCGACTCCATTTCAGTAAAAGGTTTGTCCCAAATTGACATTATTTTTTCATCGTCATTTATATTTGCATTTTTTATGTATCTTAAACGTATTTCGCCAGTTACATCTTTTCCTAATAATAAATTTAATAAAATTTTTGATCGAGTTCTATCTTCCGCTGGAGTAAAATCAATAGAATAAACACCATCATTTTTTGATAATAAAACTAAATGATGTTGTTTCAACTTAGGTAAAAAATTAAAAATTGCGGTGTGCATTATTCGCATTTGAAATTTGCAAGCTACAAAAAAAATATTTATAAAAACATAGGAAATAACTTTTGTTAAATGCATTTATATAGTAAATATACGAATTTTTTATATTTATTCACTTGTAACAAATAATCTATTCATATTTCTAACTTCTGGCTTATCTGACTCCGTTGAAAACAATTTTTTAATTTGCTCATCATCTCGAAATCTTACTGAGTAATCCTGCTGAATTTTATTTCTACCAATTCGACCCATTGCTTGTATAATTTTTTCTTGCGTAAGATTCATATCTTTACTCAAGTAACCATGACAAAACTGATAGTTTGTACCATAAATATAATCGCTCGATGCAATAATTACATACAATTTCTGTTGATCTGCCAAACTTTTCATTATTTCTGTATATGCAATGCTCTCATGATTTGTAAATACTCCAATTCCCATTAAAAGTAAAACTTTCCAACTATTTTCTACGTCTTCTAACATCATTATTTTTAGAATAGTCTCATCCTCAATTGTACTCGTAAACGCATTCTTTACATTCATTTCTTCTGCCCACTTTGTCAAATGAGAACTTGAATTTGGTACAAATGTCTCATTCAAGCTGGCTGTTTTAATCATAGAACGCAATAGCTCCAATTCTTGCATAACTTTTCTTGTTTCACTATAAGAACCATTATCATTGTCTGAACGATTCAGTTTATGATCTGACTTTTTCTTCTTTCCAGAAAGCGCACCCTTATCTGCATGCGAAATATTAGTTACTTCTTTTGCTTCTAGTCGCTCTTGAATGTCTTCCAACATTTTTTCTAGTTTACTCATTTTTGAGTTCACAGAATTATTAAAATCAATCTTGTCAGTTATATCTGTCATCATTGCCGAGGGAATTGCAGCTTGTTGAATGCAAAATTTTGCAACTTTTTCAATGTCATTTGCCAAGAATATTGTTGGACCATCTGTTAAAGTATGTGAATCTTTTGTTGTAATATAGATGGCACAGGATCCTGTATCGACAGGTTTTTGAATTTGCATTTGCGCTGCAACGGGCGCCTGTACACTCATTGTTCTAGTCAACTGGCCTCCACCAACCTGGGCCGGTGCTTTTTTTTCAGTTGTACTTGTGCCTGGTCCAAGACTTGAATGTTTTCTTATCTTAACACCTTTATTGTCAATATAATCATTTGGTTTAATACGCTTTTCTCTATTTTCGCGAAAATAATTATATACAATAGACCAATCAGATTCTTTGATATTTTTCAAAAGTTTCAAATAATATAGTTTGATTGTTTTCATATCAATTTCGTCAAGAGAACCAAAATGACGCTCGATTTTAACGTTTGTAGGCACTAAATTGTGTTGCAATACATAATTTATAAATTTTACAAGTTCCTTCAAATCAAAATATCTTAACAAAGTCAAATAATTTTCACAATGTGCAACCATTTCCTTCATTGTCGCGTAACCACTAGCCATATGATGAGGCAAAATTACATAACCATTGTTATCAACAATTGGAATTGTTTTTTTACAATCATGACTAATGACAGAAACAATATTTGCTTCTGGAAACTTAATCATAAAGTCACTAATTGTTTCTGGAATTTCATGCACTTTTGGCAAAGTAGCAGAAGATAAAACCACATTTGGAATTACATTCTCCGACCAATTCTTTTTAATAATTTCGTGAAACTCGTGTTCATCATAATCCAAAGTAATAGTTGGTTCATCCCAATAGGTAATAATATCCTCTTTGGAATTAAATGCTAACATATAATACATTGCAGAAATATAAGATTTAATATCACAAATAATAATCTCAACTTTATCTCCAACACTATTATCTACTTTCCAAATTCCTCCAGTTCTCCAATTTTTTGTATACTCTTTTGCTGCAAAATAGTGCAAACGAATTTCTTCTGCGCTAGAACATCCAAATGCAAAGGCTATCTTTTTATTTACCGAAATAGCTGCTCTTGCTAGCGCTAAACCAACATGTCTTGCTGCACAAACAAATATTACGCGTTTCGTTTCTGACAATCCTAATGGAGATAGTGTTTTTCCCGTTCCAGTTGGAGCAATATACAAAACTAATTTAGGCATTGCACTCTTGCAACAAGTAAACAATTCTTTTTGATGATCATAAAGCATCATATCGCTATATTTGAGAATGTTTTCATTTTTTTCAATATAGTCCACTGCGTTTTCTACAATCTTTGACATATTCACGTCATCTTCATATACTGCCAAAATTTGATTTACAATTTGTTCTATATGGCGATTCATGTTAATCACGCTATTTCTAATTAATTTATACATTGTGAAATAATAATATTCCCAATTTCCATTGTTTTTTTTCAGTTTTAACAAGTTTTCAATTAAATTTATCAATACGTGCTCATATAAAATAATTTTTGATGCCTCAAGAGCTGCAGCACTATTTTTTTCTAGACGAATCATGTCGGCTTTTTTTATTTTTGTTTTTGGATTTACTGAAATAGCCATAAAAGTAGCATTATACTTTTTAATAAGTTCGGTTATTTTAGCGGCAAAATAAGTATTGTATAAATAGTCTTCCATTTCATCAGATTTCTCAATTTTCAAATATGTCAAAAGAGAATTGTGTTTATTATATTTCAGAGTGACATCTGAAAATCCGCGCATAATTAAATTTAAAACTTCTATTTCATCCGCAGAAACAGGAACTTCAATAGATTCCCATTCTGATTTGCTTAGTTTACGTTGTTTAAGATCCATTATTTGGTTGATTACAATAATTGTTGTCCAATCCTTTAAGTTTATTTTTAAAATCAATTTTTTTTTTAATAAATATGATAGTAAAAAAAATTTATTATCATATAGATCCGAGTTGCCTGAATCGAACAGGCGACATTTTGATATCATTAATAAACTACTACAGTCAAATGCTCTACCAACTGAGCTAAACTCGGATTTGGAGGGTGGTTAGCCGACCACCCCATTCTTATTGTTTAAATCTATTTATATTGTTTTATTTTTATTATTAAAATTGAATTCAATTAAAAACATATAAATAAAATCACATAGTTAAATAAAATGCAAAAAGCAATAATTGTCACTATTGACGGAAATATTGGTTCTGGCAAATCTACCCTGTTAGATAATCTTAAAAATCATTACACAAATGACGCCAATGTAGTGTTTGCGGACGAACCCGTTTCTGAATGGGAGAATATTAAGGATTCAAAAGGGGTCACAATGTTGCAAAAATTTTATCAGGACCAAAAAACATATTCGTTTCCTTTTCAAATGATGGCATATATTTCACGATTGCATATTTTAAGAAATATTGTTAAGGAAAATCCCGGGGCTGTTATTATTACTGAACGTTCTTTGCACACCGATCGTCTTGTTTTTGCAAAAATGTTATTTGATTCTGGCCTTATTGAAGATGTAAATTATCAAATTTATCTGAAGTGGTTTGACACATTTATTGAAGACTATCCAATTGATGGAATTATATATGTTAAAACTGACCCACACATTTGTTTTGACAGAATAAAAAGGCGTTCTAGAACTGGCGAAAGCATTATTCCGATTGATTACTTAACAAATTGTGATAAATATCATGATGATATGATTGTTGAAATGCAAAATTATAGACTTCTTCAATTAGATGGAAATCAAGACATATTTCATAATCCAAATATTATCATTGAATGGATAACGCAAATTGACAATTTTATAAAGAAATAAAACGTTAATTTATTTTATTTAGTATAAATTATTATTTTTTTATTGAGTAATTATATGGATATTGATTTTACAAGTCGAACAGGTGAAAGCCAAAAACGATCGGTAGCTATGGGTTTAGCCGATGCTGCTGCAAAAAAAGTAAATGAAACAAATGCTGCAAATAATTTTGTCGAAGAAAATAAAGATGCGTTTGAAAAATTTGATAGTCTTCCAAATCGTGGTGGAAAATATACTAAAAAACGTAAATCAAAACGCAATACAAAAAAATCAAGGAAACAAAGAAAATCAAAAAAACACAGGAAACATAGAAAATAATTATTTTATAAATGTATATTATAAATGCCCACAGATCAATGGTATCATTTACCCGTAAGTAACTCAAGTAGAAGATCTTCTGGATATTCTAAAAAACTTAGATCAAAACAAAAATTATTTGCAAAAAAAACTAGATCAGATAGAAGAAACTCTAGTTCTTTTTTTCGTTCGGTTAGTTCAAAACCCCGATCTAGTGCAAATTTTAGAAATGTAAGTTCCAAAATATCATCTGGTTTTAAAAGAAAAGCTCATATTTTGACACAACACTATAATAAACCTGATCAAATTTTACGCCATCATACTGTATAATAATTAATATTAATATATAATAGATAATAATATTAATGGAAACTGAAGAAGGTATCAAATCGGAATCTTTAGTTAATTTGCCCACAAATTTTAAAAATGAGGAAAACACAATTATTGCAACTATTGCGCGTATGAATCCACCTACTCCAGGTCATCTTCTTCTTGTAGAGAGAATGATTTTACAAGCTGCTGCAAATAACTTGACGCAAATTAGCATTATTTTATCACATTCTGTTGATTCTGATGAAAATCCACTCGATTGTTGGACAAAGCGAGATGTTTTTTTGCATTCTTCAATTGACAGATTTAAAGAACATTTAGCACGTACAAATCCAGAATTAGAGAGAAACATAAGAAGTGTTAATGTAGTTATTGTTTGTATGGACGATCCATTTCAAGAAGAAGTTCCAGAAATTAGTGCGAGTACTACACCTATTCTTAAAGCAATAAATTATATATTATTCAGATTTTACATGTATCCTCGTCCAGGATTAAATGTAAAATTATTCATAGGAGATGATAGAGATTATAATAAATTTTTGGGACCTAGTTTAACAAAAAAAGCCGTTCCTGTTGGTTTTGAGCAAATCCAAATAGAGAGAACAAATATGTCTGTTTACAAATCTATGGGATGTATGCAACTAAAATCTTTAGCTATAGATTCTGTGCCAATACCCGCAATGTCTGCGTCATTAGTAAGAAATTTAGTGAAGTGTCGTTTACCTGATCAATTTGCAAAAGTTATGAAGAGAGCTTTTTTAGAAGATCGAGAAATACAAGAATTATATGGTATTTTAGCTGATGCCATACCTGAAAATAAGTCTCTTGGTGGACGCAAACGAAAATCTAAGTATACTTTTAAAAAATCTACTTTTAAAAAAAGTAGAAAAAGTAGAGCAAAATTTACTATTAAAAAGTCTAGAAAATACAGAAAAAAATATTAAAGACATTTATTAGAGTTTAATAAATGTCTGTTGAATTAAAAGAAGATATTGTAGTATTGTGTCCTCATTGTAACTTATGCATTCTTATTGAAAAACTTAATTGTCGCATTTTTAGACACGGAATAATAAAAAAAACGGGAAAACAAATGGATCCACACGCTCCTAAAGATATTTGCGATGAATATATTAAACATGATGATATTTATGGTTGCGGCAAGCCGTTTATGATTATTGAACATGAAAACGGATTTACAGCTATTGTTTGTGATTATATTTAAAATTCTAAATCTACGATAACAGGATAATGATCAGAATTATATGTTCCACATTTTTCTTCATATCCATGATATATATACGCATCAATAACTTTTTCTCTCAAATACTCACTTACAAGAATATGATCTATCATAGAAAATTCAGTTGGTACCGATTTACAATCTGAATTTTTATCCCACCATGCACTATATCTTTCATTTTGAACAATAACTTCTGCAATATTAAATAATTGGTACTTACCCTGACCTTTTAGAATTTCAAGCACGAGAGAAGTAGGTTTATCGTTATTTGCATCTAATACTTCTCCATCATAATCATTAAAATCTCCCAATAAAATTATTTCATAACTTTTTTCAACATAACTTTCAATTACTTTTTGTAATATCATTGCCTGTGCTTCTCTCTCAGCGCATCTTGTAGGATCAGTGGGGAAGGCTAATAAATGAGCTCCTATAAATGCAATATATATATTATTTATTTTGTATTCAGTAATATAGTGTTTACTAACACCTGAAGTATTTGGAGGTCCCGTATATCCACATTGCGATTTTTCTATTGGATATTGATATCTTTCTTCTGATCTGTAGAGAGAAACCAGAGGATCTATTTTTGTAAGTTGTCCAACATTCTGACCTGTTGCTCCATCAGTGCCTTTTTTTAAGTAAGAATTAAATAAATTTGAATTTAATCCTTCTCTCAACATATTTAATTCATCACATCCTTCTATTTCACAAAAATTTATAATATCTGGTTTTAATTTTTTCACTACATTTATAACTGATTTTAAATGTGTATTTGCTTCACTTTCATTTTTCCATGTGCATCCATTACCAGGACAATCAGAAGATCCACAATAGTCAATAAATAACCATTCAACATTATATTGAACAATTCGCAATTTATTTTTATTTTCTCTCCTATCTACTGATAATGATGGAGCAATCGGACATTCTGTATCCGAAAAAACAAACGGAAAAAACAAACAAGCAAAAAACAAATGCTTTAAGATCATTTTATATATATTTTTATAAAAATTGATACAAAGATACAAAGATATAAAAATATAAGAAGATAATAATGGCAACAGCACCAAACAGAACAATTGGAAAACTATTAATTTCTATGTGCACTTCAAAAATTGTCCCCGTTATGGAATATTGTTTAAAATTTGATGGATGTAGTAAAGGAAATCCGGGTCCGGCAGGTGCGGGCGCAGTAATATACAAAAATGATGAAGAAATCTGGGCAAATAGCGTATATGTGGGAGATAAAGAAACAAATAACGTAGCGGAATACAATGGTTTAATTATGGGACTCACTAAAGCAAATGAATTAGGAATTAAAGAATTATTGGTAATGGGAGATAGTGAATTAATAATTAAACAAATGAAAGGAGAATATAAGGTAAAATCAGTAAACATTATTGAATATTATTTAAAAGCAAAAACATTGTCTAGATTTTTAAGCGAAGTACATTATGAACACATTTATCGAAAAGATAATACGCGCGCCGATGAACTTGCCAATTTTGGTTTACAATCTAAATTATCAAGTTCTTAACGTTATTAATTTGTTCTATTTTATCAGAAACATCTCTCGCTCCAATTGCATGATGTATTAAAGCATTTTCTACATCAAATTCGAATGGACCAAAAATTACATTATTATTTGGGATAAAACCATAGTTTATTTTATTTTTTATATTATTAACAATAGTTTGGTCTCCTAATCCCATGCACGAATTATCTGTCGACAACATAGTTTCATAAACTTCGGTAAAAAAATCAATAATTTTATCAATACTGGAATTTTTCATAATAAAAAACCCACTATTTACATCTTCACTTACGTGTTCTCTCATAAAATATATATCATTTTCTGTTAATTGTAAAAATGCTTCTATATTAACCCATTTATTTTTATTTCTTTCTACAAATCTTATGTCACAATCAGAAAAAATAAAATACGTATATTTGTTTTTATTAATTTTCAATGTTTCAATTAAATGTTTAATTTTATTTGTTACGCAATAATACCACAAGTTGCTTTGAAAACCAGTTACAATCATTAAATCGTCCGGAACAATTTCTAATTTATGAGATATATTTTCATTTGGAACATTTACATTTCGAAGAGATTCCATAAAAATATCAGTTACTAGTTGATAATTTGGCGTTGAATAGCAAATAATATTGCATTTATCTAAAAACATTTATAACTATATTGTCCTTTTTTTTAAATGAATATATTGATAATATATGTAACTAATTAATACTTTAATAATCCAACATTAAGTACCTGTTTTGGTTTATATTTCAAAAAATCCAATTGTTTTGATGTTGTTGGAAACTCATTAAACCCATAAATATCTTGTAACATTAACCATTCAAACAAGCCACCAGTGTATAAAAAAATATTGTAAAACCCTAATTTTAGTAATTGATTATATTTTTCATAAATTTTATCATCATTTGAATTTCTACCATAAATAACAATTCGAATCTCTTTTATTCTTTTCTGCAAAAAAGAATTTATCATTGTTTCTTCTTGAACCGGGGCAATTGTATTTGGAATTAAACAATTTTGTTCTGATTCTGGAAGTGTATTTATTAAAAGATATATTTCAGGATTTTTTATAACACTTTGCACATCTTCAAAGTTTATTTTTTGAATTGACTGAGAATTTCCCATAATTTAAAGATAAATATATTTTTAAATTATAGTTTTTACTTACTTTTTATTGCCGCGGTATTTCCGGAGTTACTTCAGGATTTTCATTTATTATTAATAGTGGAGGTATTTCTGGCACTGAAATATTTCTATTTGCAACTTCTTGAGCTAGCCTTATGCGTCTTTGTTGAACTGCTCGTTGCTCCTCTTCTTGATAACGTGCAATCCACGTATTTTTATAATTTTCATAACCATTCTTTGCAATAGCTTCTAGTTGTCTCATTGTCCAAGCAAATGAACACCCACTATGACCCGGAGGATGTGGACAAGATTCCATCATATGACCAATTTCATACACCTTTGGATGGTCTGTAAACATAAAACCATCATTATTATTTGGCGTAAAATTTTTCAAAAAGTTCCATGATTCACATCTTGATACCGCATGGTAACCATTAATGACGAGATTTCTTGAATGAATATCTTTGATAAAAGTGAAGTCTTGCATTGTGTTGATCTGTTTGATAAATATTATTATACTATGTCGGCATTTCAATTTTTTTTGAAACATTATCTTTATCTATTGTAATTGTTGGAGTAATATTTGATATTATTTTGTTTATTTCATTATCTTCTCCGCTATTTGCCTCTGAAACAATTTTTAAGTATTTATCACTTTTCTTACTAGAAGAATCATTGTAACCCTTATTTTCTTTTGTCCATTCTCCCACTTGTTTTGCGTTTTTATAAGAAATATGTTTAATCATTTTTTTTATTTTTGCTTTATCGCTATTCTCCTTTTCCCAAGAATCATTATCTTTTATATACATTGTTTCTCTCTTTACATCACTACAATGAATTGGTCTTTTATAAACATCCAGCTCATTCAAACCATTTACAATAATATTAGTTATTCCTTTTACATAACCAAGTTCTCCTGTTTTTTCCAAATCTTGAAGTGTGAGTTTGAGTGAATCAACAAAGTCCGTTATATTCATTGCATTTTTGCATTGCTCATTCAAGAAAAAATTAATATTAAATCTATTATTATTATTACAATTTGTATTTGTAATACTTGTTGGTTTATTTGCCAATTCAGCAATTGTTTTGCTTTGTTCTACAATAGTATTCTGTAATTCCTTGTTCTGTTTTATTAATTCCAAAACACACTCAGTACTTATAGGAGCCGACGCATCTTTTTCTACATCTTTAATGGTTTGCGAATTTTTATCAAATTTACATATTTTTTTGTGATTACAAAGGCTCGACATATGTTTATATATTTTTCCACATTTACACTGAAAAATGTTTTCTGGCGTTTTTTTTGTTAGGATGGCGTTAGGATTTGTTAGGATTTTGTGTTTCCGTGTCAAAATATGTCTGGTGTATTCACTTTCTTTGCTACATTTAAAGTGACAATTTTCACAAACAAAAACTTTGGCGTTTTTTGGCGTTTTGGCGTTAGGATTCATTAGTATTATATCCTAATAAAAAAAACGCCTTAAATTCTTTTTTAAAAGAAAGATATACTTTCAAAAAATTAACAATAACAATTTTTTTCTCTAAAAAACTAAATTTAAAGCATTATGCTCTCAGTTGACTTTTTATAAAAAAGAGAAAATAAAAAAACCCAAAAGTATTTTGGAAAGTCAAAAATGGACATTTTAAAATGTCCAAAAATGAAAAACCCGGGGGGTTTTGGCCAACGATTTTTTGAACTTTCTTTAAGTTACTTAGAAATATATTATTATTTTAGTTAAACATGTAATTTTTCACATATTCCATTTGCTCATATTTACCTTCTTTTGTAGATACACAATTAGCGTGATGCAATATTAAATCTTTATTTAATCCACCTTGAGACCAGTTCCAAATAGGGTGAGGAAATAAACCCCATTTAATATCATAATTTTTAATAAAAATCAAATCATTTACTATTTCTTGATCCCAACGATTTGTTTCATTAATTGTTTTTAACACTTCAGACCAAAAATTCAATGTATTTTGATTACATAAAATAGCCATAAAACCTATATTTGCCCACTTGTGTTCTGTTTCTTTTTGCAATACAATTTCTTTATTTTCCATACAAATATTAATAACTGGCATTACAGGTTTATAAAACATTATATCTATATCAGATATGACTATAACCTCATTCATATTATTTTTAATAGCTTCTACAATCATCTCAGTTTTATATTTCCATATATCGCAACCGCTACCAGGTTGATCTCTATTAAGATTTACTTTTTCTAAATAAAAAAAACATTTTTCAAAATTATCTTTAAATGAGTTTTCAAAATTTTCTTTCATATCTAAAAAAGAAGAGTCACTGAAATAAAAAATTTTCATTATATCTGAATAAGTTATTAATTTTAATATATTACAACGAAAGTTGAATAAAATTGATTTGGTTTTCTATATTTTTATAGAATTAAAACTAGCAACATGACAGAATTCAATTCTACCATTAACTACGAGAAACACTTTCTTGTGAATACTTTGCCATTGCCGCATGAGTTGTGCAATATAATAAAAGACTATAGTTTTTATAGCATTCAACAGAGCGAACAAATAAATTTTATACGTTTAAAAAAATCCGAAATAGTTACATATTTTGAAGAAAATATGCGATTCTATGACTCTGTGTGTTGTTATGCATGCGGTAATTTTCAAATGATAATGTCGCGCCAAGGCGTTCCAACACACATTACTAATATAAATCCAACAATAAAATGCAAATGTGGCGAATATTCAATGTGGTTGCCTCATGGACCTCTCATAGTTATTTAAAAAATCATATTTTGTTATAGTTTTAAATATAAAAAAATATAGTATTCAATTTTGACGCGCAACTTGTTTTGCACAACTTTTATTAGTGGAATTGCACAACAATCTCCACTTTTTCTTTTTTGATGCTTTTAGTTGCAGAAATAGAAAGCTCTTCTCTCTTCTTTCTTGTCTTTGCATTTTCTGATAGATTTTCTTTTCTCTTTGAAGTGCTATTTCTTGCATTCATATCTTTTTCAATTGTCTCATAGTTTTCTTCAATGTAATGAATAACTTTATTTTCAAGCGCCCACTTAAAAAAATTTAATTGGCCAATAGTTGTCTCAATGCAAGTTCCATCTTTATAAGGAATGCTTATTCTATCCCATCTGCAAAAAGGATCAAATCGCTTTTTGCTATAAGCTTTTAACTTCAACTTATAATCCACATAAACTTTAAATCTACGTGTTTCATCAATAGAATACAACGTGTAATATTTTTTGGCATAGTTTGTAGCAAACCAGTCTACAATACGGAGAGAAATTTTAGACTCACCTGTAATAATTTTTAGCATAGTATCCATATTGTTATCTTGCTTATAAAAATCCATCAGATTATTTAACAATAAATCATTTTGAGTTGTATATGTTGCTTTTAAAGTCATAATTTAATGTTATCTTTGACATTTTTTTAAATACTTATTAATAGAAATTATTCTTTTTGTTATATTTTTAAAATTACTCTTCCATTTCTTTCTTTTTTTCTCTGTCGCCGTTAGTGTTCATGGGTTTTAAAAACATGTCTCTTGCAACAACATTTTTAACATAATCATTTCCATCTAAAAATGGGTTTTGTCCAATTTGACTCATCATTTCACGTTCAGCCATTCTATTGTAAGCATTTTCTCTCTTATTATCAACTTTAAATTGATTTTCTAAGAAAGTATCAGATTCCCAACCGCTATTTTCATTACATCCAAGTGAATGCACTTGCGCTAAATCTTCAAAATTTGGTGGTTTTTCCATTTGATCTTGTTCTTCGCGTTTATAATATCTCATAGTTTTTTCATATGGTTCTTTATTTGTGGGGGTCCATTTCCATTCCATTTATATTCCACCTTTAGAAAAAGTAGAGCAAAACATCGAATTCTAAATCAAGATATATATTTTTTTCTTTAAGTATCTATTTAAACTATATATTTTTAAGCTTAAAGAGACAGCACTAAAAATCATTTCGGACAATTTTTAGTTGCTTTGTAAAAAGAAATTTTTCACTATTTTGTTTTTTTCTTTTTAAATTGCATTCTAAACACGCTATTTCAACATTATCTGTAAAATGACCCTTATCATTGTCTATTCTATCTAACGTCCATTGACTCATTTCTCTCGCAAGTTCATATAGAACATGCAAATCATGTTTGCAATAAAAACATTTAAGATCACAAGAAATAAGTTTGGCAATTACATTATTCAATTTAATAAATTTACTATCATCATTTAGTTTTTTTAAAATGTCTTGATGTTTGTAACCATATAATTTTGTTTCTAACTGAGAAATAATCAAATTATGAATTTCACTTTTTTCAAAATCTACTGATGAGATTTCATTCAAAAATTTTAATTGATAATCTTGCTGATAATATTCTTTTTGCAAATTCCATTTATTAGTTATAGCTCTTTTTTTATTAGGATCATTTGGTGCAACTAATTTTTTAATTTGATATCTATTGGTTGTACCAATTATATTTATTTTTTTTGTAGATGTATCTTCCATATATTCTCTCTATAGTTTTATTTATATTATTTTATTTGTTGTGAAAATAATATAAATAAATATCTTGTTAAATCAAGTTAAACTCAACTCTATAATAATATATATAAATGGAAGAAAAAGATACAGAGATTGTTAAAGAAGAAGAATGTATTGAGCTTAAAAATATTAAATATAAAACAATGCTTTTAAATGGAAACCCTATTGTAGAAACAAAGTCATCAAATAATTTATTAAACTTGGATAAATTTTTGGAAGACGAAAAAAATAATAGCAAAAATGAACCATGGAGCAAACTTAACAAGACAATTAAAACACAAAAAATATTATCTTATGTAGAAAGTTATAAGAATGAAAAAAAACTCAACGAAGAAGAGGAAAAGTTATTGACTGCTTTTTTAAAAGATTGTTTGGACAAAAAACGTTTAACACGAGTTAAAGATGTTATTTATGATAAGGTTACAGGAAATATTAAAGAAATACCAGCACTATTTTACAACAAATCAAACAAGCATTTTACTTTGAAAAATTTAGATAAACGCGTTTCTACTTTGAAAAGTTTGCCTAGTAATAAGCATAAAAAATCGGTTTCTAATACATCAGAATCAAACGATAACGACGATTAATTATTTGTTTAGTATCGCAAATAATTGATATAAAAAGAATTCAACATAATATATAGTAAAAGAACGATGTATTTTGACGAATTAGAAGATCTCGAAAACATATTAAATAAGATAAAGCCCGACGAAGAAAAACTCGAAATAATGCAAGAAGATACATCGCAATTATTTGAAACAATAATACAAGTTATGGAAGATTATATAAACGATAATCCATGTGCTATCATTGAAGAAGATTTTCATGAATCTTTTATTGAAGATATAACAGAGTTAATGGAAATTCAAATGGGTTATGATGAATTGGATGAGAATGATGATATTGATTATCTTTATGAAATGAAAGAAAAATTGGCAGATCTTGTAGAAGAAGCGGCAGAATATTTTTATGAGCATTTCATGCCAGAAAGATCTTTTGAAGAGACATTTGTTATTAAAGAATCAAATAAAGATGTTATATCAAAGAAACTTGAATATTTAAAGCAAAAACCTCAACCAGCGCAGAGAACTGGCGAATGGTATGAGTTTAGGCATAATTTAATTACTGCAAGTAACGCGTACAAAGCATTTGAAGGTGAAAACACTAGAAACCAGTTAATTTATGAAAAGTGTCAGCCTTTAAATGTATACGAAAAGTCATCCTTTGTGAATATTAACACGCCTTTTCATCATGGACAAAAATACGAACCTTTATCCGTCATGGTATATGAAAATAAATATGGCGTCAAAGTTGGTGATTTTGGATGCATACAACACGATAAATATCCGTTTTTGGGAGCATCTCCGGATGGAATCAATATCGATGAAAATTCTCCAACATACGGAAGAATGCTTGAAATTAAAAATATTGTAAATCGTGTAATAGATGGAATACCAAAGAAGGAATACTGGGTGCAAATGCAAATGCAAATGGAAACATGTGATCTAGACGAATGTGATTTTTTAGAAACAAAATTTGTTGAATACGCAGACTCTGATGACTCAACTGCATACAATAAATTTATAAGTGATGGAACGTTCAATAGTTCTTCAAGATCTCAATTAAAAGGTGTTATGTTGTATTTTGCAAAGGAAGATGGAACCCCTAATTATGTGTATTGTCCTTTGAATATTGTAGACATGGAAAGTTTTTCAAAATGGGAGGAAGATATGATTGAAATGTATCAGTCACCAGAATATAATATGACATGGATTAAAAATATCTATTGGAAGATGGAGCAATATAGTTGTGTATTGGTTTTAAGAAATAAAGAATGGTTTGCAAATAGTATAGGGAAATTGCAGCAAGTTTGGGATATTATTGAAAAAGAACGCATTACAGGATTTGCACATAGAGCACCCAATAAGCGAGTTAAAAAGGAATCTGAAAAGTTGGAACCAATTAAGGGAAATGGATGTATGTTAAATTTTAATAAAGACGATGGAAAATTTGTTTTAATGAATCAAGAAACACATCCTCAAGAGAAACAACAACAAATAGAAATCATCAAAGTTCGAACAGAATCAATCGATGAGACAAAGAGTAACCTTTAGAAAAGTTGTACAAAAATATTATTATTGAAAGTATAAATAATATTTTTTTTATTTTGCGCTTTTGCATTTTGCGCAACTTTTTCTAAAAGTTGCATTAGTACAAAATATTTCCCGGGTTCTTAAATGGTAATAAATTTGGTTGGGTTGTGTAGTAATTTACGCGTGCTCCAGGACAATCGGGTACTGGTGGTAAAGGTTCGGCATAATTTGACGGCATGTTAGGTTTCTCTTTATAGAGTGCTCCGCAAAATTCTGCAGGCATACATTGTCCATCATCGGGATTATTAGGATACTTAATATTGTTTGTAATTTGAGCATAAGAACCAACTTTAAAAATTGGGTAATGCCACCAAATGTTATATGCATTATTTTTTGATACACCCATTCGTCCGGTTAAAGGGTAATCTTCTTTAAGCAAGACATCGTCTTGTTCCTGCGGATATTTTTGATTTGTTGCTAAAACATCAGGTTGAAACCCCTCAACATATCCTTTTAAAAGTAATGATGTAACTATAAAAAATAAAAAAAATACAACGATTGAATATTGGATCATTAATATATATAAACACTTAAAAAAACTTGGGTTTTAAAAAGATTATATCTTTAGTGTATTAAATAACTTATAAAATATGCAACTCTTTTAACTCCATCATCATTTAAAATATTATTTTTTTTTGCGAAAGAAGACAACTTCGCAATATATTCTATTGGTTTATTAACATCTTGTCTAAATAATTCATCAAAAATATTCACATAATTATCACTTTTATCATTTATTTGTTTTAAACAAATTTGATTTGTGTAAAATATTTTTTCTGTATATAACACATTATCTTTATCAAATTTATTTACAGACATTTCAAAATCAAAGTGAGATCCGTTTGGTTTGGGTAATTTTTTATTTTTAAAAATTACAGATTCAATGTAATGGCGAGTAATAAAATACGCATGCGAGAGAAAACCATATCCATTTGAAAATAATTCATTATTAGCACTATTATTTACTTTTATTGCTAAATTATGTAACATTAAGACATCAACATCATGGTAGTTTTTATCTATAAATTTTGCAGCCTTTGAAATTATAGTTTTTGATTTTTTTGTTGTAACAAAATCGTCCTCAAGAACAAGACAATATTTTTGTTTAGGATACTTTATAAAAAAATCGTTCCAAACTTTCATATGTGAATCAAAACAACCAAACACACCACCCTTTGCATTTTTAGTAAAATAAGGGTAGTTTACTTTATTTACAGGAATATTTAACTTGGAAAATTCATTTAATGTATGCAACCTTCTATCTTTGCGATGTTGCAAATTTATACAATAAACGGGATAGTTAGACATTACTATATTTGAATATAATATTTTTAACAAAGATTGCATTGTTATTTATATTTATTTGTATGAATGGCTATAACGTTTTGAAAATCGTGTATTGAATTATTTAGACCACATGAGAATAATTTATTTGAGTGTATAAAGTCAATTTGATTAAAATATAAAATAAAACTTACTGCACAATCTTCAATTGTGTATGGATAAGATTGAGAGAATTCATCAAAATGAAATATATTAAAATTTATTTTTTCCATATGATCAACCAGTATTTTACATGATTTATTAGATATATAATACAAAACACCTGCAGGACCAACATCTATTTGAGGCCTTTTTTTATATTTTACAATGTCAACGCCTTTCAAATTGTGTTGCGGATTTTCAAAATCTTCCTGATGTTGCAGATAATAATAAATCATAAAGTAGTCATCTCTAGTAATTTTAAGATGATCTAATTTTGGTTTTATTACGCTAACTCCTCTAGGACTACACCCATAAAAGTTTGGTTTATTAGAAGTTTCTAAAAATGTAACAAGGTTTGACTCATTAAATATTAAGTCGTCTCCTGAACGCAATATACCTTGTTTTATCTCGTATATTTCATTCAAGTACTTTATTGATAAGACAAATTTTTTCAATAAATGAATATATGAATCTTCGCACTTTATTACTAATATATTGTTTTCTAGCCTATAATTTACATCCAGAAAAAGGTCACCAATAACGTATATAACTTTCCAACCAGAATAAAGTGACTTTGGCAATTTGAATTCTTTTAAACGAGAGTTAAAGTGTTTTTGACAACTAAGAACTAAAATAATACCTTCGACGCTTTCTTTTGACATTTTAATAGTATAACTAAAATTTTATATTTATATCCTTAAAAACTTTTGATACTATTTATATTATTTTTAATTTTGACTTAAAAATTTTACAACATGTTATTATAGTAGAATGACGGAAGATATGCGTGTTACCAAAAGAAATGGCGAATTAGAGGATATTGCTTTTGACAAAATTTTAAATAGAGTAAAAAAGTTGGGTCAAGAGGTAAACATTCAAGTTAATTATTCTTCATTGGTAATGAAAGTAATAGATCAACTTTATGATAAAATAGAAACCACTAAAATTGATGAGTTAACAGCCGAACAATGTGCGTCACTTTCAACGCAACACCCAGATTATGGTATTTTGGCGTCAAGAGTTGTAGTTTCCAATCACCAAAAAAATACAAATCCTAGTTTTATTAAAGTTATGGAGCAGTTATATTTTTTTCATGACAGCAATGGTTGTCATTCACCACTTTTATCTCATGAAACATGGTTAAATATTATGAAAAATTCTGAAGAGTTGGAGAATATGTTGGATCATAATAGAGATTACTTAATTGATTATTTTGGTTTTAAGACATTGGAGCGCGCATATTTGTTTAAAGTGCATGATGTAATTGTAGAACGAATACAACATATGTGGTTGCGCGTTTCAGTTGGAATTCATGGAGATAATATGAAGCTTGTGAAAGAGACGTATGATTTGATGTCCCAAAAATATTTTACACATGCAACGCCTACATTATTTAACGCTGGAACACCTAGACCACAACTATCAAGTTGTTACTTGATTGCAATGGAAGATGATAGTTTAGAAGGTATTTTTAATACTCTAAAAGATTGCGCAAGCATTTCAAAATGGGCTGGTGGTATTGGTTTGCACATTCATAATATTCGCGCATCAAATTCATTAATTCGTGGAACAAATGGTAAATCTACAGGAATTGTTCCAATGTTGAAAGTTTTTAATGATACTGCGCGTTTTATTAATCAAGGTGGAAAAAGAAATGGTTCTTTTTCAATTTATTTAGAACCTTGGCATGCAGATATTGAGGATTTTTTAGAGATGAAAAAGAACCATGGAGACGAAGAAATGAGAGCACGCGACCTGTTTTATGCTGTTTGGATTTCTGATCTTTTTATGGAGCGTGTAAAAGATAATGGCAAGTGGTCTTTAGTTTGTCCTAATGAATGTCCTGGTCTAGCAGACGTTTATGGATATGAATTTAAGAATCTATATGAAAAGTATGAGCAAAACGGAAAAATTCGTAAAACAATTAATGCTCGCGACTTGTGGTTTAAAATTTTGGATGCTCAAATGGAAACAGGTACCCCTTATATTTTGTATAAAGATGCGGCAAATAATAAGAGTAACCAAAAGAACCTTGGAACAATAAAGTCATCAAATTTATGCACCGAAATTATGGAATACTCAGATGATAAGGAAACGGCAGTGTGCAATTTAGCATCTATAGCACTTCCTGCGTTTGTAAATGAAGAAACGCGCGAGTTTGATTATGAAAAATTGCACGAAGTTACAAAGGTTGTAACCAATAATTTAAATAATGTAATTGATATTAACTTTTATCCAACAGATAAAACAAAGTGTAGCAATTTTAAGCATAGGCCAATTGGAATCGGCATTCAAGGTTTAGCTGATTCATTTATTATGATGAATATAGCTTATCATAGTGAAGAAGCAAAAAAGGTAAACAAACTAATTTTTGAAACAATTTATCACGGCGCTTTAGAAAAAAGCAATGAAATTGCTATAGAACGTGCACAATTGTTAAAACCATTATTGGTAGGACCAGTAAATGGTCTGTCAGATAAAATCAATAAGTACGACCATGAGCGTTTGAGAGTAACTTATACAAAAGAAAAAGACGTAAATTTACTAGGATCATATTCTTCCTTTGAAGGTTCTCCTGCAAGTCAAGGTATTTTGCAATTTGATATGTGGAATGTAGAGCCAACAACTCGTTATGATTGGCATGCATTAAAAGACTCTATTAAAACGCATGGTCTACGTAATTCATTGCTTGTTGCACCAATGCCAACTGCAAGTACTTCACAAATTCTAGGTTATAATGAGTGTTTTGAGCCTCTTACAAGTAACATTTACAGCAGAAGAACTTTGGCGGGTGAATTTGTAGTTGCAAACAAATATTTAATGCGTGAATTGATAGATCTTGGTATTTGGAATGATAAAGTGAAAAACAATATTATTGCAAATAAAGGTAGTATCCAACATTTGACTATTATTCCGCAAGAAATAAGAGACAAATATAAAATTGTTTGGGAAATTCCGATGAAACATTTGATTGATATGGCTGCAGATAGAGGAGCATTTATTTGTCAAAGCCAAAGTTTAAATTTATGGTTGGAAGATCCAACATATAACACATTAACATCTATGCACTTTTATTCTTGGAAACAAGGATTAAAAACAGGAATTTATTATTTGAGGCGAAAGGCAAAACATCAAGCGCAACAGTTTACTCTTGAACCTGAAAAAAATGAGAATAATAATGAAGAAGAACATGATATATGTGAAATGTGTTCTGCGTAAAATATATTTTATTTTATTAATATATGAATAATTTATTTAGAAAAGCATTTGATAGAAAACACTTGTATGTAGACTCAAATAAAGTTGCAAGTATGAGTTTAGAACAAATATTTACTATAAAACCACAAGAAATTGGCGATGGTACAATTAAAGATGCTATTGCAAAAGTTAATAAAGATTTTGAAAAAGCAACAACTAAAAGTGAAATGAAAGAAAATTTGCAAAAATCTAAAGCATTAGAAGGTATAATGCAATTGAAGAAAGCTCAAAAAATGGAAACAGCTTTATCTGGAAGAACAAGAGAAACTGAAAGAGCTTTAGAGTCGGAACAACCACCAGTAGATCAGGCGCAAGTAGATGTATTAATGCAACAAACTGCTGATCAAGCTGCATTAGAGTGGACACAAGATATGAATGAAAAAGAAGATATGGCAAAACTTCAAGGAAGACTAGAAGCATTAAAGAGAAGCGGTGGAAAAACATATAAGCGAAAAAATAAACGCAAAAGTAAAAAAAATCACAAAAAGTATAAATCAACGTCAAAAAGAAGCAATAAACGTAAATCTAGAAAATTACATAAACATTAAGGAAATATAAATATTGTATAATTATATTTATATTTTATTTTTTATTTTTCTTACTAGCTTGTAACCTTTTAGATCTACGAGGCTTTCCCCCTTTTTTTGAAGTGGCCTTTTTTTTTGGTTTTCTAGCCTTTCCTGCCTTTTTAATAGGACATTGAAATTCTGGAGGTGAAAATGAATTAATAAGCTCTGTTATTTCATCGTTTGTTCCACAAACATCGACATCAACTGGATCACCTAATTTACAAAATACGCGTAAACAAATTACAACATCAATAATTGCATTGTGAAGAGCTGGTCCGCTTGGCTCATAACCAAATAAAGTTTGGTATGCTTCTTTAAGTTTAGGAAATTTAAAATACTTTTTTCCAAATTTAGTGCGTGCTTCAATTTTGCAAACGTTAATAGTTTTCATCATTGTGCATACAAAATTATCCATGGCTAAAACACCATAAAAATCTGGATCTCTATTCAAACGCTTTAACTCTGCAAGAATCATTTTTTTATCAAAGTCGACATTGTGACCAACAACATAGTCACATGTTTTTAAATCTTCCATAAATTCAGCAATGGCATCAGATATAGGTATCATTTTGTTTGGTGTTGTTTCCTTAATTCGACTTAAGATAAATATTCCTGATGTGTCGGGTGTAATTAGTTGTCCAGTTTCATCGTCAACTATTGCTTTTTTAACAACATCTTCATCAGTTGTAAAAATTCGAGTTACTTTACTACTTCCAGGAGAAATTTCTATTCCGGCGGGAATATCAATATATTTATCAAATATTTTTGCACTTTGAGGATTTTCTGTATCATATACGATATATCCCAATTGTGTGATATATGGCCATAAGTGAACCCATTGGTCCCAATATGACGTGGCTATTCCCGCATTTTTTTCTACTAAAGCGGACTCAATCATTCGCTTTTCATTATAATCTAATCCAGGTGTATCGCCAACGGGACCTTTATCAGTAGTTTCAGTATCAAATACGAATATTTTAACCATGGTATATATTTATTTGTTATAATAAAAAAAGAAAGAAATCAATTTTTTATTATAATCGTGACTTAAACAAATTGTTTACAAATTCCAAAGCTTCTTCTGTGCCAAATTGTAATTCCATGTTCTTTAATACCATCTAAATGTTTTTTTGCTCCATAACCTTTATTACTATCAATGCCATATTTTTCAATTAGTTCTGGGTTTTCTTCACAAAGTGATTCAATATATTCATCTCGCGCCACTTTTGCCAAAATAGATGCAGCTGCAATACATGTATACTTATTATCACCTCCTTCAACGCAAGTATAAGGAATAGTTTCAACCATTTTGCGTGTTTTATTATATTGCGTGTAAGGATTGAAATAATTTCCATCAACAAGCAAATGAATTTTTGCGTTTTCCCCATGTAGTGCCTTTTTTTCAGTAGCCATCATATAAGTGGATGTAATAGACTTGTGCATTGCCTTTTGTGTTGCTTGCAAAATATTAATATCATCGATAACTTTTTCGTCTTCATAGGATACACTCCAAGCAATAGCATTTTGTTTAATATATTCTGAAACTTCGGTAATCTTTTTTTTAGAGTGGAATAACTTGCTATCTTTCATTTTAGAATGATCAAAAGTGTCATCTTTAGGTAAAATTACGGCTCCGGTATAAACTCGTCCAAAAAGAGGACCTCTTCCCGCTTCATCAATACCAATTTCAAATACACTTTGATCATCAAAATGATACTTTTTTAGTACAGCGGGTTCTTTCCTTGTTCTCTTTTTAGGAGCACCAGGCTCTTTTTCAATTACTTCTTCATCGTCTTCAATAATTTCCATAGTTTCCCATTGCGCATTTTTGCTGTTCATCTTTTAATTAGGTAAAATAATTTATTTAATAAATAATCAAATCAATTATTATTATAAACTTTTTTCACTATATAAATTATACAAACAATGAAGAATCAAGCATTATTTCTTTTTTTAATTTTATTGGCAGGCCTTATTTTATGTTCTTTTTTAGGAGGTAATTGCCAAAGAGAGGGTTTTGAAATTTCAACATATACGGGCGTAAATAGTGGTAAACAAGCCCCCGTTTATAATGGCGGTATCCTTGGTGGTCAAGGAAATCTTTATCTTGGTTCCGGTGCAGATGTTCAAAATACTAAATATGATAATTATAACCATCACTCTGGAACATCCTATCCCACAATGTATTATGGCCCTAATGGAGGAACTGCTAAATTAGTAAATAGCAATGGCGTTTATTCAGTTATAGTAACTGATGGAAGTGGAAATGCCTCAACATATACAATAAATACAAATAACAATACAACAACAAATACAAATATTAACACAAATACCAATACAGCTAGCACAAAAACAACAGGAGCAAATGGTTCTACAACTACATATTACGGACCCAATGGTGGTAAAGCTTCTATTGTTAACACTAATGGTGCAACTGCTATTCAAGTAGTGGATTCAAATGGAAACGCAACAACTTATGTTTCTCAAAATCCTCAAACCTATAATCCTAGTTATGATAATACTAATTCTAATGTGACATATAGTTCTGGAACTAACTATCAATCTGCATATGCTCAAGGACCTTATGGTGGAAGTGCAGGATACGTTCAAGGTCCCGCCGGAAATTCTGTAGGATATGTACAAGGTCCTGCTGGAAATACAGCTGTAGCAACAAATCCTTATTATAGTACAATGCCTAGAGGAGTTCCAGGAAGTCAAATTCCTTCTGGTCAAGAAGATTTGTATATTTTGAAATCCGAAATAGTTCCTCCAGTTTGTCCCGCTTGCCCAACTTCAACTGCATGCCCAAGACAAGAGCCTTGTCCTGCGTGCCCACCTTGCGGTCGTTGCCCAGAACCTTCATTTGAGTGCAAAAAAGTTCCCAATTACAATTCAATAAGCAGTGAATATATGCCAGTTCCCGTTTTAAATAGTTTCAGCAGCTTTGGCATGTAAACCAGGGAACCAAAATAAATATATATTTCCAAACTAATTTAAAGAAATATATATTAATCTCTAGTTTTCTCGCATTTTTTATCCATTTGGAAAGTTGCTCCTTTTTCTTCTTGAGGAACAATTTTAATAATACATTTAGATTTCTTTCCATAAAGCGGTTCAGTGCATCCTTTCTCTGTTGTCTTTTTGTGTTTTAAAGTTTTTGCACGTTTTTCAATCTTAAATAATTTTGGTTTTTCGTCTGTGCATCTAGCTCTAAAATGTTCATATCTTTCTCTCACATCGCAGTATGATAAGTTTGATTTTTTCTTCAACATTCGATTTACTAGTTCGTGCAATTCATATATGTATCTAGAAAACGATTCGCGATCTTTCATGTCATCCATAGTTAACGGCAAAGACTTGAAATTAGTTTTTAAATTCATGCGGCAATATTTGCATGGTAAAACATTTTGCAAGTTTTGAACAAAGTCTTTATAATGCATTTTATCTTGATGACTAGGATTTACAGGGTAATTAAAACTCATTGTGTGCAAGTAATGCCACATGCTGGGTCCCCATACGGTAGTTAACATTCCATCACCAGCATTATAATCTTTTTTAGAATAAACGCGTTGTTTTTTGGTTTTATTATGTTTAATAGGCATCCTATAATATACTTTTAGAAAAAGTATAGCAAAATATTATAATACTTTTACAAAAGTATTGTTTAAGAAAGATGTAATGTTTTATAAAAGTATTTTTCTAAAACTAATATATGAGTTCTCACGACAAAGATTCATTGGCAAATTATTCAAATGGAACAAAAAATGTTTGCATATGTACTATAGTTTCTATTTTCTTAATTTTGTTATTTATCATAAGTCCTCTAAATAGATTTGTTATTGCATCTATTTTTGGAAAAGTATTGATATTGGCTATTTTAATATTTGCACTTTATCAAAATATTTCTGTAACTTTTAAATTTTCAAAAAATATTGGGTTGTTTTCCGGTGACTGGAATAATACAAAAACAAATATATTATGCAGTTATGTATTTTCTGCTTTCATTATTGTTCTTATTTTTTCCGTATTGAATAGACTATTTCGCTGAATCTGTTAAAATGATGTTTTGAATTAGAATTTTAGAGTAATTGAATTCTTTAGCGTCATTATTTATAAGATTTTTAAGTTGCAAGATTTTTTTATAATAAATATGGTCGTTTTTATAATCATATCTATTTATTTCAACCAATTTTCCTTCTGCATTTCTGAATAACATAATAATTGTATTACCTGAAAAAGCTTTATATTCGTTTAAAAAGATTCTTAATTTATTCTTGTTAAATATATATAATGACAAAATCTATGTTTGGAGGAATGCCATCGTTCAATGTAAAAAGTGGCGCTGATAGTTTTTTTTCTCGAGTTAGAAATAATATGTCTTGGGGAACAATAGGAATTATTCTTGCTGTAATTGCTTTTTTAATTGTTTCTATTTACTATTACAATAAAGTAATTGCTCCTAAAATGAATCCTAGTTACAAAGCAAATAGTGAAAATATTCCAGTGGGAAGTCAAGGAGGGAAACAAGCAGAACTTTTATTATTTTCTGTTGACTGGTGCCCTCACTGCAAAACAGCAAAACCCGAATGGGAAAGTTTAAAACAAGAATATCAAGGAAAAACTATTAATGGGTATGTAGTAATTTTTACTGATGTTAATTGCACAAATGAAAGCCCCGAGGTTGAAAAACTTATGAATACATACAAAGTAGAAGGATACCCTACAATTAAGTTATTAAAAGATGGGCAGGTTATTGAATATGATGCAAAACCCACAAAAGCAACTTTAACACAATTTTTAAACTCTGTTCTCTGAAACAACTTTTAGAAAGTCTATAGCAGATTGAATACCACTCTGTAAAAATTCTTTTCTAATTTCGGATGACGATAAAACAGATTTGATATATTCAAATGATAAATATTGCGCACTATATAGAACCTCGTTTTCAATACGCTTTTGTTTGTCTTCAGTGTTTAACTGAAAAATTAGTTTATATAAGAAGGTCATTATATAATCTAGTAAGGTTGATTCTTCGTCAATCACATTTGCTTGCTTTTTCTCTTCATAATCATTTTTAAAACCAAGAATTTCTGCAGTATCTTCTACCATATCTAAACAAAAATTTAATGGATAGTTTGAAACAACTGCGCCATCAATAAAACATTTCCCATCCAAACACACAGGAGAGATAAGTATAGGAATTGCGGATGTCATTTGCAGAGCTGTTAATAATGGAAGATCCGGATATGTTTTATATGAAATAGATTCCATTTTAAAATTATTAATTTCAAATGAATACATGTATAATTCTATTTTGGAATAATCGTAAAAGTCTTTTAACGTAATATCTAAAGACAAATCCTTACCTAATAAAAGAGATTTGAATACTACTTCGCTAGCCTTTCTTCCAAATATTCCGCGGTTTGTATATGCATCTAAAATGTATTTAATACTAAATGGAAATGCTTCATTCCATGGTCTATCAATAATATAAGCATTTAATGTTTCCCAATCATATTTTAGACACAACATTGCTCCAACAACAGCACCAGCAGAAGTTCCGTGAATGCTTTGTATATCATCAATTTTCCAAAAATTATTTTCTTCTAGATGTTGGCATGCACCCAGCGATTTAATCATTGTTGGGCCACCACCAGATATTACCAGATGTTTAATTGTCATGTTGTTTATATATTAAATATCAAAAAATGTATTTAATATATTTTATTCTATAAAAAGTATTTTTATCATTTTTTGCTTATATTTTTATTCTTTCTTTTTTTTAGTTTTTTTTGTGTTTTTTTACGTTTTAATTTTGATGTAATTTTTTTATATTTTCTATTTTTATTTCTTTTTGTTCTTTTGGCGCCAGCAGATAACTCTGTTATATTTGGAGAACTAGTAAGACGTTCACTACCGATAAAAGTTTGGTACATTAAATTATCAAATGAAGTAATACTTCTTTTAAATTCAATAATAGAATCAGAATTACTAGATGCGAATTGACAAAATGTTTTATCTTCTTGTCCAAGTAACATATTATAAATATAATCTGTAAAGTTATTCAAAAATTTGTAATTTTCATCTATACTAGCTTGCATTTCATTAATTAATTTTTTACTTTTTTCACTTGAAATTTCCATTAAAAATGCATTTATCTCTTGGGAAGTCATATTTGAATCAAAATTGCTATTTATTACTAATGCATTTTGAATATTTTCGTCTTCAGGTTGTCCACCTTTTTTAGCAGGTGCACCATAAATTGCATCTCTTATAAGTTCATATATCCATCTAGTAAAAATTTGCTTGAAATTAAGTAAAAAATCTATAACCTTATTTTTTTTTAATTCTTCCCATAATGCATTTGCATTTTCTTCACCAAATAGTTGTTTAAATATGTAACCCATACTACCAAAAACATTCCATATTGCATCTAAAATGAAATTGACTAGAAGTACTAAAATATCAATGCTAATATTTGCAAATCCAAAAAATGCACCAATTTTATTCATAATAAACCATATTATAAGCCATTCAATAATTGAAAAAAACCATGTGAAAAAAGTTTTTACTGGAATGGGTGCGTCTGGTAAATGATCTAGGAAATATTGTTTTACTCCTAAATATACGCCTCTTACATATTGTATTAATGCGTAACAATTTCGTAAAAAAACCCATATACACCAAAGTAAACTATTTAACCACATACCATATCCTTCATTATAAACTATTAAACAACCAGCATCACTTCTTAAACCTGTATTTATATTTTTAATTACATCATTAAATCGTTTTTCCATAAATTGTCTTGCTTCTGCCAACTGAGCCGCAGCAGCAGCCGCGGCTGCTCTACCTTCTTGAATACCGGCTTCTACATTTAGCTCAACACGTCCAACTCCTGCTTCAACACGTCCAACTCCTGCTTCAACACGTCCAACTCCTGCTTCAACACGTCCAACTCCTTCTTCAACGCGCCCAATACCTTCATTAGTTTGTTGAACACCCGTTTGTATTTGTTCTTGACCTTGCAGTAACTTTTGTGTATTTGTTGCATTTCGTATTTCCAACAAATGTTGTTGTCTAGCTAAATTATCTAGTCCATTTTTAAATGCATTTAATTTTTTATCCAAATCTCTAATCATTGAAATGGTATCTACTTGTTGTTCAGGTACTGGTTCTAAATGTTCTTGTTGTTGATTTAGTTTTTGTCCTAATTCACCTAATAGTTCTACGATTTGCAAATTTGTAGATCGTGTTTGAGAAAACATTTCACCTAATTGTTCATGAGTAAAGGTTTGTGGATTTGTTGATTTTTGTAAAAGTTTCTGTTTTTGAGTTTGATTTTTTTGCATATTTTTTCTTTCAGAATTTAATTCCTCTTTTTCAGGAAGATTAATATCGCCAACACCAAAAGAACTTCCTCCTCCGCCAGCCAATTGATGACTTGCAAGTGTTCTCACTTTATCTGAGTCTTCTTGAAATTCAATATTATCTTGAGGCAATGGTATTAAACTATCTATTGCTTGAGTTTTTAAAAGCTTTTGAGGAGATGAAGAAGGAGTTACAACCATAACTGGACTTCCCAGTTTTGCTGGAGAACTATTAGATCTTTTTACTTCCATGTATATTATACTATTAAATAATAATTTTTAGTTTTAAAATCTATTTTTTTTTCTTCTTTCTTTTTATATTTACAAATGGCAAATATATTTACACTTGAAAACATAGACGATTTTACTGAAAAAATCAATATTGACGAGCTTTATGAAAAAAAACATCAATATGATTTGCAAAAACTAGAGTTATTTAATAAAATTTTAAATAGGATTCATGTAAGAATTAAAACAACATCAAAACAAAAAATAGATGAACAATTTTGCTGGTATGTTGTTCCAGAAATAATAATAGGTGTGCCAAAATATGATCAAGGGGCATGCATTGCTTATTTAATGGATAAGTTAAAAGGGAATGGCTTTATTGTAAGATACATACATCCAAATACTCTTTTTATAGGTTGGAAACATTGGGTTCCCTCTTATGTTCGCAGTGAATTAAAGAAAAAAACGGGAATTGTAATTGATGAATATGGTAAAAAGATTGAACAAGATGATAACAATGAAACTTCGTTAGAACCAAAAAATATGAATGAAATTATGTTCAAAACAAAAGATTCTAATAATGCTGCGCCAAAACAAAAGAAAACAGATAATACACAATATAAACCAGTCAATACATATAAACCATCTGGAAATTTCATTTATAATGATGATCTTATCAATAAATTAGAAGGCAAGTTTTCATAAAACCCACTTTTAGAGATCACTTTACAAGTTTTTAAAAATTATAAAAGTGGCTATAAAAGTATAATAAAAGTATTGGTATATTATAAGATGACACATACAAAAAAACATATAACAAAACAAAAAAAAAATAAAACAAAAAGAGAGATTAAAACGTTGGAAAGTTTATCTAAGGATCAAGTTCAGCGTTTGTGCAAGGTTTCAGCAAATACATTCAGTCAATTTGAAGATGAATATGAAAAAACTGACGTTTTTATTAAAAAAGGCATGAGTACCAAAACACAAGTAGAAAAAAAATTAATAAATATGATTGAAGTAGGATCAAAAGATCCGTTGCGTCCTCAAGATGATTTTTATTCACTTATTAATAATGTTTGGGTAAAAGATGTTAAATTAACAAAAGAACAAAGCTATATTATTCAGTTAGACGATTTTCGTTTGGTTCAATACAAAGTTTATACTCAACTAATTGAAATAATAGAAAGTTATATTAAAGATAATAAAAATGAGTTGGCAAAAGAGTTAAGCAATTTTTATTCATCAACAAATGCTAGCATTACCAAAGAAATGTTTAATAACTATTGCAAAAATTATATTACAGAACTAGATGAATTAAGAAAAAATAAAAAAAATATATGGAAGCTATTGGCATTATTAAATAAAAATGAATTAATTAGAATGGGTTCTCCTTTTGTTTGTGAAAATGCGCCAGATGAAAAAAATTCTAGCGTATTTTCGCCGCATATTAATCCTTTTCAACTATCTTTATCAGATCCGCAAGTTTATATTGATAATGGGAAAGATGTTGCGTATAAAAATAAAATCAAAGAAAAATATTTTAAATATATTAGAAGTATTTCAAACATTGAATTAGAAGATAAAAATATTAATCATAAAATAGATCCACAAGATGTTTTTGACATAGAATATGATTTATTGATTAGTATGGGTTGCGACGGAATAAAAAATGAGGCACCAGATCATTATAATAAAGTATATGCAACTGAATCGGTTAAAAAATATAATTTTGACTGGAATGAATATGCAAAAGAGTTAGGTTATAAAAACGTGCCAAGTTTTTTTGTTATCGGCAATTTAAATTATTTAAAATGTGCAAGTGATTTGTTATTAAAAGAATGGGATTCAGAAAAATGGAGAAGTTATTGGATATATTTGTTTATAAAACAAATAACGCGTGCGTATGAACCAACAAACTTTTTGTATTTTGATTTTTTCAGTAAATTTTTACAAGGGCAACAATTTGTACCAAATTTTTCTATTACTGGAGTCGCATACACCAGTTTAGCTTTTAACACATTTTTAACAAATAAATATATTGAAAAATATCAAAGACAAGAAAATTTGGATTATGTTTCAAATATGGCGCACGATTTATTAGCTGTATTCAAAAGAACAATTCGAAATAATGATTGGCTTTCTCCAAAAACAAAGAAGAAAGCATTGTTAAAATTGGAAAAAATGAAATTGATTATAGGTTCATCAAAAATAATGCAAGAAGATCCAGAATTAAAGTATGATAAAACAGATCTTTGGGGAAATATGAATAAAGTTTTTGAATGGCGATCAAAAAAATTAACTGAAATTACTGGTAAGGCTGTAATAGATTTCCCTCAGTTAGATTTTTCGCAATCTCCTGCTAAATTTGTGGGTAAACAAGCGTATGTAGTAAATGCATTTTATACACCTTCTGAAAATTCAATTTATGTTCCATTAGCATACATTCAAAAACCATTTGTAGATTTAGGAGAACGAGGTATAGAATATAATTTAGCGCATTTAGGTTTTACTTTAGGCCACGAAATGTCTCATAGTTTAGATGATTGGGGAAGTAAATATGATGAAAAAGGAAATCTTAATAACTGGTGGACAGATCACGATAGAAAAGTTTTTAAAAGAAAACAAGATAATGTTATAGCTCAATATGAAGCGTTTGCATTGCAAGATGGAATTAAATTTGATGCTCGTCCAAGTATAGGAGAAGACTTGGCAGACATATCTGGTTTAGCAATATGTGAAGAATATTTAAGAGACTTTCAAGACAAAAATGAAGATATAGTTCCTATTCGCATTTTTTCTTTTAAAGCTTTTTTTGTGTATTACGCTTTCCAGATGAGACAGAAAATAAATAAAAAAGCTATATCAGCACAATTACATACAAATCCACATCCATTGGACAAATATAGGACAAATGTTCCATTATCGCGTTTAGAATTATTTAGGGCACTTTACAATATTAAAAAGGGGGATAAAATGTATTGGCCATCAACAGATAAAATTTGGTAATTCCTTCGTTTTAACTTTAGCAAATTATTTTATAAAAAAACTATATGAAAAATTTTTTTTGTAAAGTATATATATAAAATGGCTACTCGTAAAGTTCACCATCGTCGCCGCCGTGGCGGTAAAAAAAGCATGGGCATGGGCATGAAGCGTGCTGCTGCTCGTTCTGCTTCCGCTGCCGCCGGCCGTGCTCGCGCTGCCGCCGCTTCTGCCTCCGCTGCCGCTTCCCGTGCTGCTTCCGCTGCCCGCTCTGCTTCCGCTTCCCGCGCTGCCGCTGCTGGCCGTGCTGCCTCTGCTGCTGCTGCCCGCGCTGCTGCTGCCTCCCGTGCCGCCGCCGCTGCTGCTTCCCGCTCTGCCGCTGTCGGCCGTGCTTAAGCATAAGGCATCATTTAATTTTTAATAATTTATTACTTGCAATAATAAATTATTTTTAAAGTGCAAACAAACAATTTAAAAATCATTATTGTAACTTTCTAAAATGTAATATGTTGAATTGTATGTTAAAGGAAATATTGTTCTTCCTCCACAATTTTTAATTATTTGTGCATTCACACCAGCTTCTTTATTTAATGAATCTAATAATTCTTTGCCGCATCTTTTTATGAAACCATAAATTACCGGTCCACTTACTTGTTGCCAACAATAAACATTTTTATAGTATTTAAAATATTCAAAGGTTATTTCTATAAACTCATGGCTTTGTTTTTTTTCTGGTATTTCATCAAAACTAGGATAAAATCCTAATTGTTCACGTTGATAAAAATTGTATGACATTTTTCTTTTCAATTCCAACATTTATATTGATACATAAATGCAATTATTATTTTTGAATCATATTTTATTAAATAAATTATGATTTAATGTTTATGCGGATCTATTCTTGGATTTGCGGCAATAGCGGCGCTTGGTTCCAGAGGCATATTTGCATCCAGAAGTGCGCTTGCAAACAGTAGAGCGCTTAACTTTGCGGCATGTAGAGTTCTTAACGCGTCTGCGGTAAATGACCTTCTTGGCCGTTTTGCTACGAGTTGTCATAGGCATCTTATACATATTACGCAGATTTTTTTCTTATTTTTAAAAAACTAAATAACTGGTTTTGCTAAAGGAGCAGGGATAATATCTGGTTCTACTAAATTTTGTTGAGGTTGTATGGGAGCAGGTACTATAGGAGCGGGCGTTACTACTGGAATGGGTGTCACTACTGGAGGAAGAATTGGCGCTATAGAAGCAGGAATTTGTGTTGTAGGAATTTCTTTCTTTTCAGCTTCTTTTTGAACAGCTTCTTCAGGTATAGCCTCTGGCTCAACTTCTTTTACAATAACTGGAGTAGGGTTCTCAACAACTACTTTTTTAGGTTCTAAATTAACAAGTTTTTCAGTTTCTTTTTCAAGAACATCCAATTGGTTTAATGTTGTATCTTTAATTTGTTTCTCTACAATCGCTTGGTATAATTTAACTCCCATAGCAAAATCATTTTCGCATTTTAAATACAAATTAACAATTATCTTTCTTGTTTTTACTACTACTTCTTGCAATGCAGCTTCAGATAAATGAGGATGAACAATAATTCTTTTTTTTTGCGTTTGTGGATCAATAACATATGTAAAAAGTTGATTAATTATTCCTAATAATTCCTCTTGATTTTTATTTGTTGTTTGAATCATTTGCTTCAAATTTTCAGCATAGTCTTCAAATAATTTTTTTTTAAGTTTATCCTCTTTGCTATTTTTATTTAACTGAACATTTTTTCTCAATAATGCATCTTTCCCATTACAAGCTTCTAACTTGTGATAATCTTTTAACTTTATGTCGCTAAATTTTTTTATTGTTGCAGGCATTGAATCATTCCCTGTAAAAATTTGATAAAATCTTTGCAAATCTTTATTAAATTGGTTCTGTGTTTCATCCGTCATTCCTATAAAATTTCCGCTAGTATAATCATACTTATCATAATATAATTCCATTAATTCTGGTATACCTGGTTCATCATTTAAATTTTTTGTTTCACCATCAGCACCAATATTCATATTACAAACTTTTGGATGTATGTTTTTAACTTCATCTGTGTCCAAATCTTGCCCACGTTTTAAAGAATTAATTCTATTATCGCAAATTCCTAATTTATAAAGTTTTCTTTGAACATTTGGTGGTATTTCTGCTTTTTCAAATAATTTTTTCTTAATTGTATTACCATCAGAATCTTTATAAACATAAACAGGATTAATTGTCGTTACAATAGATGCAAATATGTGTGCAATTTTAATATAAAATTTTGCAATGCCAATACAAACTCTTTTTTTTTTGATTGAATTAGCAACATTAAATTGATCCAAATCGCTTTTATTAAAAAAAATTACCTTGTCTTTATCCATTTCATTCACTTCTACCCCATTTTTAATTCTTTGCGCCAAATAAGTAATTTCAAGATCAGTGAAATATCTTTCAAGAATATCAGAAGTTAAAATTATAAGATTATCACAATATTGTTTATCGTAAAGTTTTCTTAAGCTTTGAAAATCCATAGTTAGAATGTAGTATGTTGCTATATAATCTATCACTTGACCAAATGTTGTAGTTTTTTCTTTTTTATTTGATTCTAATGTTGATGTTATATTTCCCATATAAGATAAACATATAAAAAATAAAAGAATAAAATTGAATTAAAAATATTTTTTCTATTAAAAGGAGTAAAGACTCATGAGTAATGAAAAAAGCAAAAAGCGAAAAACTAATAATATTGACACTGCAAAATTATGGAATATTTTTAATGATGAAATAACTGGAAATGAAAAAAAGGTTGATCCTTTGGAATGTATGTATCGTTCTTGTGGAGATAGAGAACATTGCGAGCGTTGCGAGTCCAGTTTAGCATTCTCTGATGAAGGATTCTTAACTTGCACAAACAGAACTTGTGGTATTATTTATAAAGATATGGTAGATCAGTCTGCAGAATGGAGGTATTATGGTGCCGATGACAATCAAAGCAGTGACCCAACCCGTTGTGGAATGCCCATCAATCCTCTTTTAGAAGAATCATCTTATGGTTGCAAAGTTTTGTGCTTTGGTTCAACAAGTTATGAAATGAGAAAAATTAGACGATATACCGAGTGGCAGTCGATGCCATACAAAGAAAAGTCTCAATATGATGAGTTTCAAATTATTACTACCATGGCTCAGAATGCAGGTATACCTAAATTGATTATTGATGATGCAATTCGTTATCATAAAAAAATATCAGAATATGATTTAACATTTCGTGGAGACAATCGCGATGGGATTTTAGCGGCATCTATTTACATTTCTTGTAGAATTAATAATTATCCTAGAACTGCAAAAGAGATTTCTAGCATATTTCACTTAGATGTAACAAGTGCTACAAAAGGATGTAAAAATGCAATTTCAATTATCAATAATTTAGAAAAAGATATGGATAATAAAGAAAAGACAAACTTTTGCAAAACTAAGCCAGAGGCCTTTATTGAAAGGTATTGCAGTAAGTTGAACATTAACAATGAATTAACAAAAGTTTGTCAATTTATATCAATGAAGATTGAAAAACAAAATATTATGCCTGAAAATACACCACATTCTATTGCGGCGGGCGTTGTTTATTTCATATCTCAAATTTGTAAATTAAATATTAGTAAAAGAGATGTAAAAAATGTAAGTGAAATCAGTGAAGTAACAATTAATAAGTGTTTTAAAAAATTGGAAAAGATTAAAGATGAACTGGTTCCAGCTGTTATATTGCAAAAGTATGCTTAACTATTAAATTTGTGGAGCGTATTTGCAATTAGCATCCTGCACTATTGTTTCGTAACGATACTTTTGAGCGTCCAAATAACTAGTTACCATTTTAGCATATTCATTATAAAACTCTTGAACATTTCTTGCAATGACCCATAATGAAATCTGAGAAGGTACAGTAATTATACTATATTGATATTGATCATTTTTTACTTCACCCAATTTAACTACCCAATATGGACCATCAAATGGTGTTCCTAGCAAATATACACTTAATTTTCCTGGTTCGCTTACATTCTTGTAATATGCGTATCCAGCAATCTGTTCTAGATTTCCGTTCTTATCTAGTTGAGAGTTTAATACACTTACGCTTCCATTAGATAATATGCCATAATCTGCAGTTAAACATGTTCCGTAACCTTGAAAGATTTGATTTGTTGGTGCACCCAAAACTTGATACCACCGACCAGTATATTTGTTAACGTCTAATTCTGAAACTGTATCGGGATTAAATGCAATTGTAAATGCAGAAGCAAGAAAAAAATATAATGCTTTTATCATATTCATTATATTTTATAATAACACTTTATTTTTATATGGTTTTACACATAAACCATAGTAAAAGATAAAAAACTAATTGGGTTGAATATTAAAAATATAATCCTTTATTTAGTTATAAATTATGATTAAAGAAACACAAAACTTTAATGAAAATACGACAAATACTGAAACAAAGATACCAAAGCGCATATTTATTGTTCCGTATAGAAATCGCATTCAACAAAAATTTTTTTTTAGTAAATACATGAAATTTATTTTAGAAAACGAAGATGATTATGAAATTTACTTCTCTCATCAATGTGATGCTAGAAATTTCAACCGAGGTGGAACAAAAAATATTGGATTTTTGGCAGTGAAACAAAAGTATCCAAATGATTATCAAAATATGACTTTTATTTTTAATGATGTAGATACTATACCATTTAATAAAATATTTGATTATCAAACCACTTTTGGAGTTGTTAAACATTATTATGGTTTTACTTATACTTTAGGGGGTATTGTTGTTATGAAAGGGGCTGATTTTGAAATGACAAATGGATATCCTAATTTTTGGGGCTGGGGTAATGAAGACAATTGTTTACAAACACGATGCGAGCGTTTTGGAATTCAAATTGATAGAAGTGTTTTTTATCCTATTGGTAGTCCTGAAATATTACAATTGTTTGATGGGATATCTAGAATTATTAGTAAGAAAGATCCTTGGAGAATGAAATATGATGATGGAACAGATGGTCTCTCCTCTATTCACAAGTTATATTACACGATTGATAAAGAATCTAAAAACCCAAATGATAATATTTATTCTGTTGATGATGATAAAACTTTTTTTGTTAATATTGCAACATTTTTAACTGGATTAAGACATGAACAGGATGACTACTATAGTTATGATTTGAGAGAACCTGCAAGAAAAATAATTCATCCAAATAAACTTAAAAAAACAAATAAGACAATAGTAAGTACAGATGACTGGAGAAACATTCCATATTATTCAAAACAACAAGAAACTCCTAGTTCTATAGCACAAGATAATCGTGAAATGGCGGAACATATATCTAATATTGAGAGAGAAATGCACGCGTCACAAATACCCCAGGAAATTCGTCAACAAATGCAATATCAAATGCAACAATTAAACCCTAGGAATCGGCCACAAACTGCAATATTACAAACGCCAACAAATATTTACTCTTCGGATTACGCTAGACAAATTGGCCAGAGACCCGGGGCAGTTCCTTCCGCAAGAATTGGTTTAGGTGGCGTGCGCTAATTTTTGCCAAACATAAACATATTCTGTATAATCATTTTGTCGTTTGCTTTTCTTTAATGAAAATGCCTCATGTGCATCGCCAAATAATTCTACACATACAGATTCATATATTTCTTTGTTAATATTCAATATATAGTACCCGCCATTTTTCAAATACTTATATGTGATTTCAAACAATGGTTTATAAAACTTTTCATTCATATCTTTTTTTGATTCATATTCAGTATTATTAGAATATTTCTCTAAAAAATAATAAGGAGGCGATGTAAAAGCTGTGTCATAATCTAATAAAGAATAGTCAAATTTTAAAGCGTCTTGAAAAAACATTTCTATTTCAGTAGATGATACATTTGTCAAGAATTTTTGCATTTCTTGATAAGGTTCTTTGAGAGAAGAGTTAATTTCAATACCAATATATTTTTTAATATTTAAAGCAGCCGCTCCAATTACTCGTCCTCCCCAACCAGCACAGAAATCCAAAACTTTCTCTGATTTATATTTATCATATATCTCCATAGCAAATATAGGTCGAAAAATATTAATTGCGCTTATACATATATTGTAGGTTTCTTTCCATACAATATATTTGTTTTTTGTTTTGTTTTTATTTTTTACCTTATCATAATACTCTAACATATTTTGAATGAATTTCTTTTTTTTGAATTCTTCAATATTAGAAATAAATTCAAAAAAATTGGCATTATATTTTCCTTTTGTTTCTAGTCTTTCTAAGAAAGTAAAATAATCAACAACGTTGTTTCCTATGCGACATCTTTCTGAAATACTTTTAGCATTTTTTCCAATATCTTTTAGATTTATAAAATCTGACTTTATATCATCTAGCGTTATATTTTTAATCATTTTGGAGATTTCCAGTTTTTCATTTTGAGAGAAAGTTTCTTTGTACATTTGAATTTTGAGAGAAAATAATAAATAGGTTTAAACAATAATAAATAATTGTTAAATAATATTATTATGATAAATTCCATTTCTAAAATAGAACATGCCTTGTATATTAATTTAGAATCAAGAAAAGATAGAAAGCAACATGTAGAAGCTCAATTAAAACTGGTTGGAATTTCAGCAGAAAGATTTAATGCTGTTAAATTACCTGATGGTGCATTAGGATGCAGTATGAGTCATTTAAAATGTCTTCAAATGGCAAAAGAAAAAGGATGGGATCATGTTTTAATTTGCGAAGACGATATTACATTTACAAATCCAGGATTATTTATACAGCAAATAAATAAGTTTTTAAGTAAACAAGAGAATTGGGATGTAGTTTTATTAGCTGGAAATAATATGCCGCCGTATAAACCCATTGAGGATTATTGTGTTCAGGTTACAAGATGTCAAACAACTACTGGATATCTTGTTAAAAGTCATTATTATGATAAACTAATTGATAATATTAAAACGGGTATGAATATGTTAGTTAGAAATCGAGACATGCACAAAATATATGCTATTGATAAATATTGGTTTTTATTACAAGACAAAGATTCATGGTTTTTAATAACTCCTTTATCTGTTGTTCAGAGAGAAGATTATAGTGATATTGAAAAAAGACACACAAATTATACAAAAGTAATGGTTGATTTGGATAAAAAATACATGTTTGAGCAACCAAAAATTGAAAATATGATGAATCTTATCAAACCTGGAGGAGGTGTGAGTTTAAAAAAAATGGGCTTTATTTAGTTAATATTTGCTTGACTTTGTAGAAGTTTTCTTTCCCATTCAGGGTAATCACTTTTTTCAATATCTGTAAAATATTCATTTGTTGCAATATGTATCATATTATATTTAAAAGTTTGATTTAAATGAAACCCTATACCATAATCCTCCAAGCATTCCTTTTCAATAAAAACCTTCCTTGTTTGAAGGTTTAATGCGGCAATTCTAGAGAGAAAATAAAACCTACCACTGCAGTATTTAGTTTTGAATAAGGGTAAAGTTTGAGGTAATTCAGGATGAATTTCATTGTATCTAGATAAGTAATTATCTTTAACATCAACTACAAAACCACCATAATGCGGTTGAGGATTTGACGTTAACAATGTATTTATCAAATTTTTGAAGAAGTTTGGATTTACTAATATTTGATCGTCATCAGTTTTAAATAAATACTTAAATCTATAGGTTTCTAAAATGGCTTTATGTGCCGCTAATACTTTTTTAGGCAAAGATATGTAGTCATCTGGTGTTTTTACCCAAAGAGTTCGCGATTCATTATCAAATTTATATTCCGCATCTAAGTTTTCATCCCCAATTACGTGATAATAGGACACTCTTTCTGGCAAAAAACGTAACCATGTAGCTTTTTGAAATAAAGCTTTATTTTTATATTTTCTACAATTTAAAATAATCATAATGAAATCCTCCTCAATAAGTGTTTTGCTCATAATTATTTATTTTATAAATACTTTAAGATATATCTTTTTAAATATTAATATATCTTAAAATGAATATTACCTTTTCTACGTGTTGGTATGTTTTTAAGGCAAAATTTAATGTAAATACTTATTTGGTTTGGATTGATAGATTTCTCTCAAATATAGAAAATTGTTATGTAGTTGTATACACAGATCTTCAAGGAATTAAATGTTTTGGCAAATATTTTGATAAACCAAATATTAAATTTATTATCAAACCAGTAGAAAGTTTTTACAATTATCAGTATAAGGACCTTTGGATTGAGAATCATAAAAAAAATATAAATTTGAATAGAATTACGGATTGGAAAGTTAATATGTTATGGTCAGAAAAAATACATTTTGTAAACGAAACTATAAAAAACCAATATTTTCCCGAAACTAAAATGTATGGTTGGTGTGATATTGGGTATTTTCGCACAGATGAAAACGCAATTACTCCAAAACAAATACGATCTTGGCCTTCAAAAGAAAAAATAGAAAAATTAGATCCTTCAAGAATATATTATGCGGTTGTAAATCAAGATGAAAATTATTTAAATCAAATTATTAAAATGGTGAATACAAAAAATAGAAATGGTGTTCCATTGCATCCTATTCCACCAGATCAAATAACTATTTCTGGTGGATTTTTCATTCTTCATAAAAATAAAATTGACTGGTGGAGAATGATATATGACAATAAACTGCGTCTTTATTTTAAAAATAATTATTTAATAAAAGATGATCAAATCATTTTGGCAGATTGTATATTTACAAGTGGAGAGATGAAGCATTTTATTTTATTGTTTAATAAAGAAAAAGAAGATGATTGGTTTCTATTTCAAAAAAGTTTATTACAAGATACTTTTGGGAAAAGTATCAATTAATACCTGATTCTTTAAACTAGTTTGAAATATATTTAACAAAGCAACTTAAAGACAGACCCAATCTTCTGGAAATAAATCTTTAGTATCAAGGTGGGAATTTTTAGGACCAAACCATTTTTCTGGATAACAGATTATTTTATAATTGTTGTGGTTCATTTGCGCTGCCCACCAACTAAAAGTACTATTTGCGATTATATTATATTTGCAACAACTCATTAAAATAAGTTGTTCCCAATCTTCAATAGCATCATCCGCTTTTGTAAATGTTACATCTTGGAATTTTTCTTTTAATTTAGCAATAGTCGTTTGAACATCATCATTATCTTGTTTTTCACAAAAATAAAGAACATCTCTCTTTTCTGTGTTATTAACTATATATTGTAACGCTTTTTCATAATATTCATAGTCTAGAACTGGATGAAAATCACCAAGTGTTTTATAATCCCCCAAACGAAAATGCATACTAATTGATTGAAAGTTAAGCGGATATTTACTCATTACTTGAACTTTTGTTTTATCTAATTTTATTAATCTACAGATGGCTTGAAAATAGTTTTCAAAATATTTATAGCTTTGAAAATATCCAAATAATATTAGATCATTTCCTTCTGTAATAGGATCTAATTTTGAATATTCAAAACCTTTTTCTCTCTGGATAGGCATTCGAGGAAAGGTTTCATGAGTGAAATTTTTTAGTGGAAGTAAAAAAGAGTCCCAATATGTATTACGTTTTATGGTAGCGCCAACTCCTCCCAAATGTTCGGTATACATAAAACCAAAAGGTTTTTTATTTTCAAGTGCGTAAGCAATTGTTGCAAATATTTGAAACAATTGATTGCCCAAACCTCCCATCAATACACAAGAAATCATTTGTATATTATAATTAATGATTCACATTTAAGTATTTTAATTATAAAAATAGGTTTAAAAAATAGTTTTACATACAACAATATTAAAAATCTTCACTAAATTCAAAAATATCTTCTGTTTTTGTTTTTGTTGCAAGAGCATATTCACTTACACGTTTTTCGAAGAAATTTGTTTTACCCTCTAAACTAATCATGTCCATAAAATCAAAAGGATTCAATACATTATAAATTTTATCATAACCTAGTTGCAATAACAATCTATCTGCAACAAATTTAATATATTGTGACATTAAATCAGAATTCATACCAATCAAACGACATGGTAGAGCATCACAAATAAATTCTGTTTCAATTTCTACTGCCTCTTTTATAATTTCATAAATACGAGCCTTGTTTATTTTCTTTTGCAATTTACTATATAAAAGAACAGCAAATTCTGTATGTAATGCCTCATCGCGACTAATGAGTTCATTTGAAAAAGTAAGTCCAGGCATTAGCCCGCGCTTTTTAAGCCAATAAATACTGCAAAATGCGCCTGAGAAAAAAATACCTTCTATACACGCAAATGCCACGAGACGCGTAGCAAAACTACTTCTATTATCCTTTATCCATTTTTGAGCCCAATCTGACTTCTTTTTAATACAAGGAAAATGATCAATAGCACTAAAAAGTCTTGATTTTTCCACATCATTTTTAATGTAGGTGTCAATCAATAAACTATAAGTTTCACTATGAATATTTTCCATCGCAATTTGAAAACCATAAAAAGCTCTTGCCTCAGCTAATTGCACATCTCCCATAAAACGCACGGCCAAATTTTCCAAAACAATTCCATCACTTGCCGCAAAAAAAGCCAAAATCATGGAAATAAAATGTTTTTCATCTAGATTTAAGCTCTCCCAATTATTCATATCTTTTGATAAATCAATTTCTTCAGCTCGCCAAAAACATTCTACTTGTTTTTTATACATTTTCCATATATCTTGATCTTTAATGGGAAACATTACAAATCTATTATCGTCAGGAGTAAGCAAAGGCTCAGTATTAATTTTAGACATCCTAAATAATATATACCGGAGATTTTATATTTTTTTCATATAGTATATTTGATACTTTTGGGAAAAAGTATTACAAAATCAACTCAAAATTAAAGCAAAATCAAGACGACTACAATATTTTTCATTAAAATTTCATTAATTTTAATTTCTTTAAGCCCCTTTGAAAAGATATTTTAATTTGATGGAAGCTGGGGTATTTTTGCAACTTTTTATAAAAGTATAGTATAAGAATGGAAAATGGATACAGACAAATGGACTTAGATTTAGCTACACGCGATCTTTATTTGCAAAAAATACAGGATCAAATCATGGCAAAAAGACAATTGTTGTTAGCCAAACAAAAAATGTTGCGAAAAACAGCAAAACAAAATCATTTTTTAAACGATGTACAAAGCGATTACTCAAAATATTACAATTTTATTATTAAACAGAAAGAAGACCAAATAAGGTCTATGAATATTATTAAACAATATTTAAATGATATCATTGTTTCTGGTAAACTCACAAAACAAGATATTATGGAAGCAAAACGAGAACAAAAACACATATTAGGAGAAATAGGACACATTAAAGGAAGTTTAGATGAAATCATGGATGAAACTAATGCTTTGGGAGATCGCAACCAAACAACATATCACAATGAAATGTTATAAATTATTATATGCGTATAATATAATTATACTATAATGAGTTCACAACAACCAAGACCACCAAGACCACAACCGGCACAATTGCAAGCATTAACGCAACTTGCAAATCAAATAAGACAAAGTGTTGTAGCTAAAAATCAAAATATAACACAATTTAACAATACTTTAAGAGATAGAATTCGTGCTTTAGATAATTTATCTGTTCAAATTTTGACAAAAATTCAAGCTATTGGAAATCGAGCAGCAACTTTTCAACAAACAATTGATCGCCAAACTGCTGAAATTGCTGATTTAAATCGACGTTTGCAAACGGCAACCGATGCTCAAGCCAATAGCGCTAGACAAATTCAAGAGTTAACAGATCAGTTGCAACGCGCTCGAGTAGATGCGGCTCAGTCTGAAGCTTTGCGTCGACAATTGGCTGCTTTACAAATTGAAGTGCAAGATCATGTTGATGAAATAAACAATTTGACCCAAGGAATTGAAGCTGCAAATGCTGTAATAACAGAAGCATTAGGTCAATTAAATGCCCCTAATGATACTGCAGAATTAACTGCTCTACTTGCACAATTAGAAGCTCACGTAAACCAAATTAATCAAGAAATTGATCGCGTTAATGGGGCGGCTCCCGGTGGACCACCACCTGTATCAAGTTTACCTCCTCCATCTTCCGGAGGGAAAAGAAAAAGAAAAACAAAACGCATAAAAAACGCATTTAGAAAAACAAAACGCAACAAACATTAATAATTAAACATAATTTTGACATAAAAATAAATTATGTTTATTTAATATATATGGCAAATTTATTAGCACTTGCAAATCAATTAAAAGATGGAATTACTGCAAAAAATTCTGGAATTGTTGCGTACAATAAAGGATTAGTTGATAAAATTAAGGCATTAAATACTACAGCCGAAGAAATTTTAGAAAAAGTTAAAGGATTGTCTGTCAATTCTCAAACTTTACAACAAAATATTGCTGCGCAAGCGGCTCAAATTGAGGACTTAAAACAACAACTCCAAAAAGCCGGTGAAGAACAAGCAGCAAAACAAGCTGAAATTGAAAAATGTCAAAAAGATTTGGCTGACGCACAGGGTCAAGGAAGAGAAGCTGACGCTTTAAAAGAGCAGTTAGCTCAATTGCAAGCCGAAGCCAAAACATCCAGTGATAAAATTCAAGAATTGACAAAAGAAATTACTGATTCTAGTGAGCAAATTCAAAAATTACTTTCTGATTTAAATTCTCCTGAAGCACAACAAAGTCAAGAAGATTTAACCAGTTTAATTGCAGAATTAGAAAAACATATTAATGATATTAATGCTGCATTACCAGCTCCTGCTCAACCTATTGTAAGCAATTTAAACCCTAATGCTGCCCCATTTCGTACAGCTAGCCAAAGAGGCGTGAATCCCAATGCTGAAGAATTTGTTCCTCCTAGCATTAAAGCACGTGGCATGAACCCTAATGCTGCTGAATTTAAACCATCTGAAAATTTAGGTGGATACATTTATAAAACACGCAAAAATAAACCTGCATCATCATCTAAACGTTCATCTAGTAGCAAAAGAGGTGGAAAAAAAACATGCAAACGCGGAGGCTCAAAAAGAACTAGAAGATCAAAAGGAGGTTAAGGATTTCAAGTTTAAACTTGATAACATACCATTTAAATATGGATAATGAATACAATTATTTGGCCATTTTCCATGTACTTCCCTATAATATAATGCTCTAGGGTTTCCGCGAAGTGATATAATTCTTTTTCTTTCTTTAAAAACTCGCTTCCAATTTCTTTGCACGAGCCGCAACCAGTGCGTTTTTATAATTGCAACAGAATAATAAAATATTTCGTCATTACCATTATTTAATTGAACTATTTCAGCTATTTGTGGTTGAATATAATTAGACTTTGAAACTATTTGCAAATAGTTACGAATTGTAGGATGTTTTTTGCGTTCTAGTTGATGCGAATTTATGTAAGAAATATACTTTGCTTGATGCATTTCCATCGCATCGTTTATCGGAATATCATCTTCAAACCAATCATCAGACCAGTAACTTCCATCAGAATCATAACCTCCTAGCGGTCCAGTTACTTCCAATGGACAAACATTATCGAAGTGATCAATAACAATCCAATGTCCAATGACATCTTTATTTATTTTTTCAGGACGCCCATGAATTGCATAATGATAAATTTCGCATAAGACAATTTTATTTTTAGACATTAGTTTAATAATACTTTTGATAATTTATATATTTTAATCAATTTTTTTTACGATTAATATATATATAATGAAGATACCTAAATCTCTTTCTAACTTAATCACAAATAAGTATGTTTTGTATTTAGTTGCAACTATTGCATTTCTTAACGTTTTTGGATACATGGTCCTTGGAAACATTAACGCGGTAATATTTTTCATTTTAGTTGGATACATTATGACTTTCTTTAGTAAAAACATGATGATCATTTTATTTGTTCCTATGGTTTTTACCAATTTTTTAATGGCCGGCTTGAAAGTTAAGGAAGGACTAGATAATATGGATTCCAATAAAGATAAAGATAAGGATCCAAAAAATGCTACTAATCCCGTAACAAAACCAGAACCGCAAAAAGATCATCCAATTATATTACCTCCTCACGATCCTTCTCATGATGAAGCCGCCGCTGACCACTCTAACGCAAATAAACCCGTAGATGAACACTTTGAGGGCAGACAACCTTTAGAATACAGCGATATTAAAAAGAAGGGAAAAAGTACTGGCACTCGTTTAGATCATGGGGCTACAGTAGAAAATGCTTATGACACTTTAAATAAGATTATTGGTGGTCCTGGATTTTCTAAGATGACAGATGATACCAAAAGACTTATGGAACAACAACAAAAATTGGCCCAATCCATGGAACAATTTGGACCTATGCTTGATAGTATTAAGCCTTTTCTTGAAAAAGCTCAAGGATTATTAGGAAATATGGATATTAAAGGAATTTCAGAAATGGCCAATCAAACTAAAGTCTAAATCCACTTTTGGAAAAATCCACTTTTGAAAAAAGTTGAGCAAAATCTAATTGCTAGTTTTAATTATATCATTTTGCTAAACTTTTTTTAAAAGTTTAATATATGAAAAAGTGTCCACCTGGCGTTATATGCATTGAAAATGTAACCATGTTTTTTATTATTATTCTAATTTTAATTATTGGTTATATTTTTTATACGCAAGTATTCAAGCAAAGCGTAAAAAAACGAGACAATATTATTATTCAAAATCAAATTCCTCCTTCTAGTCAAGGACCTGGACGTGGTCTTTTTGCAAGCCCTGGTTATTCCTTTTCTAATTTACCTGGTGATGTATTAATGAATCCTTATGAAGCACCTCTCAAAGATGATGGCTATGGAATTGGACCAGTTATTCCAGGATTACCTTTTATTCCTCCTGGTAGAGTTCCAGTTAATGTTCCAACTAATATTGGTGCGGTAGATGTTGGATATAGACAATATGGTATTTTAAAACCCGTACGCGGATCAAGTAAAGATAATATTTTACCTTTAATGGGACGACCAGTTAATACATCCAGACAAAAATTTCAATATTATACCATTAGTAATCAACACAATAATGTTAAACTGCCTATTATTGTTCAAGGGCGAAGTGGAACCACAGAATATGGCGTAAATGAATTATTTTCTGGAGATCGAGTTCTAGTAGAAGGCGATAGAACACCATATAAAGTGACTATTTATGATAATGATAGTATTCGTTACATACCATATCTTTAAATAATGTAAAATAACTTTATAAATTTATTTTACATTTAATGCTTGCGAGTTTTTTTTCCTTTTGCTCTTATTTTGTTTTTTAGTGATCTACCGCCCTGTGAGGCAAATGTATTTGTCATATTTGTAAATGCAGATTCAGGATTTTGAACCCCTTGGCTTATAGTGCTAGAATTTATTTGTTTGGCCAATGAACCCATAGCATAGTCTATTATTGTTTTTGCAGCAACGGATACATTTTCGGGAAGACCTTCGCCAGAATGCATGCTTTCTTGGGGTTCACTTGTTTTTGGTCCAGTTTCATTGCTAGTTTGAGCTCCCGTTTCATCGCTAACTTGAGCTCCAGTTTCTTCATTTGTTTGTGCTCCAGTTTCTTCATTTGTTTGCGCTCCTGTTTCATCGCTAACTTGATCTCCAGTTTCTTCATTTGTTTGATCTCCAGTTTCTTCATTTGTTTGAGCTCCAGTTTCTTCATTTGTTTGAGCTCCAGTTTCTTCATTTGTTTGAGCTCCAGTTTCTTCATTTGTTTGAGCTCCAGTTTCTTCATTTGTTTGAGCTCCCGTTTCATCGCTAGTTTGAGCTCCCGTTTCATCGCTAGTTTGCGATGCACTGGTTTGCTCGGGAGCACCTTCTTCCTGCTCAGTTTTAACCTCTGCTAAAAATGGTGATGCTTCTGCTTGACTATCTGTAACTTCAGGAATTTCTTCAAGAGCTTTTTGCGTTGACTCTGTTTGCTGAGTGCCACTTTCTTCAGTTGTTTGTACATTACTTGTTTGCTGAGTGCCACTTTCTTCAGTTGTTTGTACATTACTCGTTTGCTGAGGGCCATTTTCTTCAGTTGTTTGTACATTACTCGTTTGCTGAGGGCCATTTTCTTCAGTTGTTACACCTTCTTCTTTTTCTGTTTTAACCTCTGCTAAAAATGGAGATTCTTCTGCTTGACTATCTGTAACTTCATGAGTTCCTTCAAGAGCTTTTTGCGTTGACTCTGTTTGTTCTGGAGTATTTTCAGTTGTTGTTTCTTTTTCTAAAAGTGGTTGTTGAGTGCCTGATTCATTTTCATTATTAGTTGATGAAGTTTCTAATTGACTCAAGGATTCAGGCAAAGGTTTTTGAATTAAATCAGAAACGCCGTCTTTTTTTATTGAATTACTTAAATGTATTTTTGATAATTTTGATAAAGTTTCTGGTGGTAAGTCTGGAGGAAAAGAATCTTTGTCAAGTAATTTTTTTTCATTACTAGAAATAGCAAAAGGATTTTCTTCTTGTTTTTCTTTTAAATTTTTTTCAGTGTCTTTATTTTCTTCTTGTCCACCCTTAAAATTTTTTAAAGATTTATTTCTTAAATTTACATGACTACTTTTTCTAAATGATTTGTTTTTGTTTGTTTCCTTTTTCTTGTATCTTTTTAAAGATTGTTTGTTTTTTCTATATAATTTGGATATTTTACCTTTAGTTAATTTCATTGCTATATAAATTAAATATATTTTTATTTGTATACTTATATTAATGAGTAGTACAATAAACATAAGTAGTCAAAATATAGCCGGGGATTGTAATTTAAAATGCGCATATTCTTATGATTATCACAATAGTTCTATAACGGCAAACAATGGAGGATTTAGTATAAATTTAACTTATGATAAAGCCAATATTTCACCAGTAATATACAACACAAATAAATACGAAGTTGCATATATTATTATCTGTTGTCCATCTATCCATTTATTCAATGGAAATCAAACCAACGCTGAAATTATAATTCAACATAGACCTGTAGTTTCAGGACCTCCTTTATGGGTAGGAATCCCTATTATTGCGTCTGGTGATTCTACTAGTGCTTCAACCCTATTAAGCCAAATAATTACTGCTGTTTCTTCAAATGCCCCAGCAACAGGAGAATCAACTAATCTAAACATTTCAAACTTTAATCTAAACAATTTTATACCTGCTAAAAAACCATTATATTCTTATACTCAAGGTCCTATAAATTGGATTGTTTTTGGAAAAGAAAATGCAATTGGGCTAAGTCAAGATTCTTTAAATACATTAGCAAAAGTTATTAAACCACTACCTGGAGTACAAGCCCCAGCAGGACCTCTTGTTTTTTATAATGCATCCGGCGCGACAAAAGGTTTAGCTGGAGGAGATCAAATTTATATTGATTGTCAACCCGTTACTACTTCAGACGAGCAAATTGATGTTACTACATCAAAAAGCTCAACTTCTTTTGATCTAAACAATCCAACAACTATACTTATTTTGCAAATACTTATTAGTTGCATATTATTTTTCCTTCTTCTTTTTGGTATTCATTATGGTTTAAAATATATATCAAATGTTAATATAGCATTACCAAAAATGGGTAAAACAAGCTGATTATTTTAATTATTAAAAATATAATCAAAATAATTTAATGAATATAAGCAGAATCATGAATATTATCTAAAACAGGTTTGTATGATTGTCCAGGTCCACCATAAAATTCATTCGAACGATTCATAGGGGCCATCTTTTTCACCACCTCTTGTTCTAAAGTATAAGGAAATTGGTTAAACGCACTAAATTGTGAATCTACTTTCTCTTGGGTTGGAAGATACTTTTTAAGAGCATCCGTTCCAGTGGTTACACTTGAACGTCTAATTAAATCATATGCTACAAGCAAACCAAGAACACCTAAAATTGGATGGACATTAGCAAATAAAGAGAGAGCTGCAATAATTACTACAATTTTTCCAGGAAGAGTATCAATTAAACCTGCAACAGGTTCGGGAGTTTGATATCCCATGATCAAATAAATTACAAATAAAATAGTTAAGATCAATTGACCCATATTTTGTTTTTTAAATAAACTTGTCAAACTATCCATATATCATATTGATAGATTTTATTTGCAGCAACTTTTAAAAAAGTTGCACAAAATCAAACCAACTCTTAGGAAATTTACCTTTAAAAAGTTTTATCGTAAAGAAACACTCCTAAATTATATATATTTTTTCAATAAATTTAAAAAAATGACATAAACATTCATCTCTAAATTATATAGCATAAATATGAAAATTGAAATAGATAATATAGAAACGCCAACATCACAAACACCAAATACTATGCTAAATACATATTTAGGACAAAAAGGATACACAATTTTAAAAAGTGAACTAAGTGTTCAACAGCAATATATGGTTCGTGAAGAACTTACTATTAAACCATATGTTCCTGGTTCACCCGCAAATAACACCGCAGTAACATTTCCGGCATATCGAGAATCTGCGTTAAAATACTATGTTCCTCGCTACTTTGGAGAGAAAATGTTTGGACCTGTGAAAGAATATAAAATTCCTCAAGGGACTGATATTCATGTTACATTTAGTGGAGACTTGAGAGACATACAAAAGGAAGTTGTTGAAAATTACTTAAATCATCTTGAAAAACATAACAATTATGGTGGAGGACTATTAGAGCTTCCCTGTGGTTTTGGTAAGACCATTTGTAGTCTAAATATATTATCTCGTTTGCAAAAGAAAACACTAGTTATTGTTCATAAAGAATTCTTAATGAATCAATGGATTGAGAGAATAGAGCAATTCTTACCTGGCGCACGTATCGGAAAAATTCAAGGACAGATTATCGACATAGAAGATAAAGATATTGTGATTGGAATGCTTCAGTCTCTTTCTATGAAAGAGTATCCTGCATCTATGTTTGATAGTTTTGGCCTTACCATTATTGATGAGGTTCATCACATTTCTAGTGAAGTATTTTCATGCGCACTTTTTAAAATTGTAACAAAGTATATGCTTGGCTTGTCCGCAACCATGAATAGGAAAGATGGCACTACAAAAGTATTCAAAATGTTCTTGGGAGATGTTGTTTATAAAGGCAAACGCGATGTCGAACACGATGTCATTGTAAGAGCAATTGATTATAAAGTAAATGACGATGAGTTTAATGAAATAAAATACGATTTCCGCGGAAATCCACAATTCAGTACAATGATTTCAAAATTATGCGAATATAATCATCGATCTGAATTTATATTGCGCGTTTTGCGCGATATGATTGTTGAAAACCCATCACAGCAGATTATGATTTTAGCGCATAATAAATGTCTTCTCAAATATTTATTTGATGCTATTAAGCATAGATCTATTGCGGATGGAAGCGTTGGCTACTACATTGGCGGTATGAAAGAGGCTGCGCTCAAAGAAAGTGAAACTAAAAGGGTAGTCATAGCAACTTATAGCATGGCGGCTGAAGCTTTAGACATTAAAACTTTAACTACTCTTATTATGGCTACTCCCAAGACAGATATTGAGCAGTCTGTGGGTAGAATTTTACGAGAGAAACATAGTCAGCCCATTGTAGTTGATATTATTGATAGTCATGATCTTTTTCAAAAACAATGGCTCAAGCGAAAGACATTTTACAAAAAACAAAACTATAAAATAGTCTATACAACAAATACAAAGTATTTGGAAAATGCGTCAAATTGGGAAGTAGAATATGATCCTTCATGTAAAAAGGAAAAAATTAGTCGAGCAAAACCACCGGAAAAGGATGATCTGCCTGGTAAATGTTTAATCAAACTAAAAAAATAAATTTCTTGATAATATTTATAACGCAATATGAAGAACTACAAATTTTTTTTATATTTTTTGATATTTATGGTTGTTGTTGGAGTTGCCTCAGCATTATTCATGCCAAAAATTATTGAAGGTCATGGCGGTGGAGGTGGCGGGGGTGGAGGCCACGGCGGTGGCGGAGGAGGTCGTGGAGGAGGCGGTCACGGAGGAATGGGTGGCCACGGAGGTCATGGTGGCTGGGGAGGCCGTGGTGGAGGCTGGGGAGGCCGCGGTGGACGAGGTTATGGATATTACGGAGGAATTGGAACTGGTGGAGGTGGAGGTGGAGGTGGTTGGTCCTATGGCTATTATCCTCCTTATTATTATCCTAGTTACTATCCTGAATACTATTACCCTGCGTATAATCCACAATGGTATTACCCGTCATATTTATTTGCATAATTAAAAAAGTTTTTTATATTTATATATAAATGGTGCGTTCAAGAAAAACTACTTTTAGAAAAAAATCCCAACGAAAAGCAAAACAAAGTAGAAAACAAAGAGGTGGTGAAAATAATCTAACTTGGCCTTTAGATGAAAGGGACAGAGTTTTCCCTGATGGTAAGTATAAAAATTTTAAAATTTTATACACTGAGGAACCAATAAATATTCCTTGGCCAGGTATGACAGGAATAGGCGACTATATTGGCGAATATTATTTAGACAAGAATGGAGACCCTATAATGATGGGGCGCGGCAGACTTGTATACAAGGAAGAAAACCCGGCCAATGGAATGCACACCATATATGATGGATACTGGACCGAAAATAAAAAAGATGGTGCCATTGATTTTGAATATAGGAATGGGGATAACGGCTATGCTGAATTTGATGAAGACGCACTTACTAAACCGAATAAGTGGCACTTTGCACCAACCTACAATTATGCTGACGGAAGAGTGTATGAAGGAGAATTAGTTATTAAAGATGGAAGAGCAGTTCCTCTCGATTATGATGAAGTTCCTCCAAGAACTGTTTTTAATTTTGCTCCTGGTCCAAAAGATTTTCTTAACTATAAAGGAGATTATGTTGAGCTTGATAAGAGAGAAGCAGAACGAGGATTTCGTATGTCACAAGACCCCAATTTTGTTCCTCCCGTGCCACCAAATTCTCCTCAAAGAGAATCAGTAGTTGTACGCAGAGGTCCAGGACTTAAAAGTCGTCTTTCTCAAATTAAAGATTCTCGTTTATCTGCAGTTGAATCCGGACCATTGGATAGAGCAGAAGAGTTAAGACAAATGCGCGAATTAGCTTCAAGTCAAACAGGATTTAAATCTTTAAGCAGAGTCTCTGCTCTTCCACCTATTAAATCAACAAGAAAAGGTGGAAAGTATAGAAAACGTGGCAAGAAGACAAAAAGAAGACGATAAATCATATTTTAACTTTTAAATTAAAATATAATTTTGCCTTTACAAAAATTAAAATTTTTACCACCAGCCTCTTGAAGCAAAACCTTTATTGATGTTTTGATCATAGTTGTCTACACAATTTGTGCAGTTGCTAAGTCTTTGGTAGGGAGCAGGATTTGCTAAAGCACTTTCACTTGCGGATAATTTAACATTAGCAAGAGAATAAGAATTTGTCATAGGCAAGTTATTTTGGTATTGAGAATATCCAGCAGGATAATTTGGCATAAGGCCACTTCCTCCTCTCATTCTGTGGCGTCTTGATTTACCCTTAGTCCCTTTCTTGTGGTAACGAGACATGATTCTCTTTTTCATAGAATGAACGCGCTTCTTAAATGTTTTACGACCTCCTTTCATCTTTTTATACACTTTAGTGATATTTTTTATTTTATGTTTTAGTTTTTTAGCTCCACCCTTGTAACAAAGCCCAGGAATGCAACTATTTGCCGCATTCACATTATATACTGCACCTGGCAAACCAAATTTACCAAACATTGGTGCCTCATTAGAACCAAACCCACCAGCATAATGCGAGTTGTCGGAATTAACTAAATTAGGATTCCCTACAAAAGGATTTTGATTTCCATAACCTAAATTTGAATTATCAGAACCTGCACTCATCTTATATTTACTAGTTATTTTTATTTTAAGACAATGTAGAAATTTCTACCAGTTTTTCGTCTTTATTTGCTAAACGCAATGGCACCCACTTTCGAAATTTATTATTATACGTACAAACCATATATAAAACTTTTTCCAAAAACACAAATTTATCTATTCTTTCATTTTCAAATTCTTCTTCAGAATCACTCTCTTCTAGTGCGTCTAAATTATCATTTTCCTTTATTTTTCTAAATAACTTATTCATCATTACACTTGTTTTATAATCGGGTATATATGCAGTCTCATATAAATATTCACTAGTACCAGTTTCTTTTGAATACACATACAAATTGTAAATATCATTTTGCAGTTCCGCTTTCACCTTAAAAACGTATTCACGTTGCTTTCCTCGGTTTGTTGTATTGTCTGTTCTAGAAACGTATTGACTATTTGGTTTTACGTACTTTACATTGTAAATTTCCGGTTTCTTTAAGTACCTATATTGAATATATTGCACGGGATAGGGCAATAACTCTATTTTTTTTACCAAGTCAGAAAAATTATTTGAGATCAATGGAAGACCAAACAAAATAAATTGGGAGCTATAAACCACTTGTTTGATATCTGCAATAAACAAATATTCATAAATTTTAAACTTTTCATTTGTAGATGTTACTTGCTTTCCTTTGTAATAAAAAATATCTTGAATACTAAACACCTTATTATTGTTATTCATAAATATTGTTCCATAAAGTATGGTCCCAATTCCATAACACAATTCATCATTAAAACATGCACTTGCTATCTTAATAGATGAAATTCCTTTGTTTGATTCTATTTCTAACAAATAACAAACATTCTGGTTTTTATAAATGGAAAACCATGCAAAATATTTTTTCCCTTCTGGGATTGTTATCATAAAATCAGAATCGTAAACTTTCTTATGTACTATGTTTTCATAAGAAAGTTTTATATTTGGAAACCCCTTCATTATATTTGAAACTTCTGTATCGCTTAAGACCATTATATATTTAATTTAGCAAATTATCTTTATATTATTTGAAATGTTTATTTATTGACATTCTAAGTATATTCAATAAAAGATATAAATATTGCTTTGTGATCTTATTACATATATGCAAAATAATTTGGCTTTAATTAATCCTATTCTACTTGAAGAAAATAAAGATGTTTTTAGTATTGAAATAAAAGATCCAATTCCTGATCCCACAGAGTCAGAATCTGTAAATTATTCTAAAAAATGTTGCAATATATTGGGAGGTATTTTTGTTTTTTGTCTTTTTGTTGGATGCATTTTATACATTTTTTTAGTATTGTAAACTTACATTAATTCTGTTATTTTTACTTTCTTTTTAGAAGAAGGCGCACTCATATAATTTGATTCTAAATCATTAATGGAACTACTACTTTGAAAATGCTGGTTTTTTAAATAACTTTTAAGTTCGTCTTTCATAGAAGCAACGTCAAATTCTGTTGGTGATAAAGATGTTGATACTGATCCTGATGGAGGCAATAAACTTTTCTTGTAGCTTTCGTCAAAATTTGTATTATAATCTATATTTTCATTTTGACTGCCACGATTCATTGCTGAAAACATATTTTCATATTTTTGTGTTGGAGCATTCACTAAATCTTTAATTTTTGGTACAGTTAAAGTATCTCTAAAAAATTGTATCAAATGATGCACTAAAAAAATTAATATTATTGATATAATTGTAATTTGAAGGATCCAAGATAACATATTATACTATTCTGATATTAGTTTAACATCAATAAAAACACATTTATTTCATTTTTCATAAATGGATTACTTATATCTAAGTTGGCATTTTTTGGCTCAAAATAAAAATTTGTTGTTATAAAATTACTATATTTATCCGATTTATCAAGATTCATTTTTGATAATACATTTTCTTCATAATATCCTTCAATTACTAATTTAACATTCTTCGTGTGATAAATAAAAAGAGTTGTTTCAATGCACGCATGTTCCATCGGTATTTGCGAACATATCTTTTTTTCAATAATTGACTCATCCAAAAAAAACGTCACACCATCTTCTACAACCTTTGTCATTTTATCACTTTTTGGAAACAACTTCCAGACTTTTTCATTTTCTACTAAATACATTCCTTGTTCTGAAAATATTTCTAAAATGTCTTTTTTAATTGAAAAATATTCTTCCAATTTTAAAAGCTTATCGCGAGTTATTTTTTTTGGTTGAATTTCTTCTACGTATATTCTCATGAATAATATATTAATATCATTAAACTATTTAAACCTATTTATTATGAATTATAAAATGGCACAAGCTTTGGGAATTATTATTGTTGATAAAAATGGAACATTAAAAGTGTTGAATGTTAAGGATTATAAGGAAGATGAATTATATAAAAAGTGTGGATTCAAAAAGGCTGATGGATTTTCTAAACAAATAGACTGGACTCCTAAAATTGATGGGCAAAGATATGTTATTTCAGTGTATGCTAAAACTGATGGAAAGGCTAATTGTGAAAATAAATACGATTTCCCTCCTCCAATTGACTCAAAGTTATTTTTTGGTTCATGCGCTCTAGTAGCCCATCTTAAAAAGGAGGATGGATCTGCTACTTTGACAAATCTAAGTATTGCATTATGGGATAAAATCTATGAGAAATTATTTGGTGGTTTTGAAGACTTGGCTGCAACATGTGTCGAAGATGAAGATGAAGAGGATGAATTGGCAAATGTACCTGCAGAAAAGAAAACCAAAGATGGTTATCTTAAAGACGGGTTTGTTGTCGATAGTGATGGTGAAGAAGACGACGATGACTATGAAACGGAAGATGAGAATGAGGAGGATGATAGTGAAGAGGTAAGCGATTCAGCAGGAAATGATGGAGATGAATTATTGTTAGTGGAGGATATTGGCTCAGAATTGAGCGAGGAAGATTATGATTATGAAAGTGACGGGGATGAAAATTGAGATGGAAAATCTGTGTTTTAAATAAGAAAAGGCATAAATGTTGCAATACATTATTTACCGAATGCGTCGTGTTGATTTTTTATTTTTATTGCGTTTAAGCCGGCTGTTCTTTGTTGTGTTACGTTTTTTTCCGCCAGCTGGGTCACTTCCAGGACCGCCATTTGGCCCTTTCCCAGGAGGATATAGTCTTATATATCTTCTCGCATCTTCACTAGAAACCCACCTACCTCCTGGACTAACACCTTCCACTCTTTCACCAATTTCTAAAGGGATCTCTTCGGCTTCTGGAAGGTGAAGGTCTAATCTTTTGCGAGGTTTAGAAATTGACTCTATTGATGCAGTCATTGGATGAACTAAAATTTCTGTTGCTCTAGCAGGTTGTAAACAATAGTCATTTAAATCAATTCCTTTTTTGCTTTCTGGTATTGTCACTTTAAGAAGTGGTGTGCTAAATGCCCTTCTTAGTTCTGGATCATTACAAATTCTATCCATAGTACTTTGAAAGTTATCATTGTTGGGGTTGTGAATATAATAGATTTTTAAATAATTTACACAGACTTTTATATAGAGTTTGTTTTTCAAAAAATAACTTTTATCTTGATCGGTGAGATAATTAAACAAATACATAATACCACTATCCCCATAACTATCTAGTTGAAAACCTAAATTATAATCAAAATTCAATAATTCATTAAGTATTAATAAACTAGCATCTTCTTTATAATCGCATGCACGCATTAATGCAGACTTATTATGCTGACCATATGCTGCTTCCGGTCTGCAGTTGCCTTTTAACAATTCTTTTACAACAATAATTGACATTTCATCATCGCTATTACAACACTCTATTAAAGGTGTTTTTCCATCAGCGTCTGATTCTCCTAAATTCACTACATTTGGTTCGCGTAATCCAATGTCAACCAATTTTAATGCAACATTGTATTTTCCTTCTTTGCATGCATACCCTAAAGAAAAATTTTTTCCTCTTTCAAAAAGATAGTTTCTTAAAAAATTTTTTTTTAAATTGTTTATAAATAACTCGACATTTTCTGCTTTATCTTCATCTATTAATTCTTTAAAATGAGTAATAATATTTTCATTTGGCAAACATAATCCATTATATTCTTGTGCCATTATTATATATTATAGTAATAAAATATATAATTACAAATTCTAATAGGGTTTGTCTGTTGTTGTCATACAATATTAACATGTGGATTCTTTTTGTAATCAACCAGTTGTGCAAAATAATCTTACGTTTTTCTATAGGAGGGGTTCGGGGAACCTTGGTTCCCTGAGAAATAAAATTGATTATGATTTAAATATAACTTGTGTATTTAAACCATATAACAGAATGCGAAAAATCACAAACCCAGAAGAATTTAGAGCAAATATTCGTTTGAAACTTAATGAAGTTTTGAATAATGAAAAACATTCCTTGAATTTGGAAAAAGGAATTTATAATTTTGCCCTTAAAGAAGGTGGTAATAGAAAAGTAATAAAAAAGTGGGACAATCCATATTTTGTACAGCTTTATGTAGACAGGTTAAGAAGTGTCTATCTGAATTTGAATGCATATATTCTTGAACAATTAGAAAAGGGGGAAATTAAGGCGCATACTATTGCTTTTATGACTCATCAAGAATTAGATCATGAACGATGGGACACACTTATTCAAGCCAAAATAAAACGTGATAAAAATAAGTTTGAGACAAATATTGAAGCAGCGACAGATACTTTTAAGTGCAGAAAATGCCAATCAAATAAGTGCACATATTATCAGATGCAGACAAGATCGGCGGATGAGCCAATGACAACTTTTGTAACTTGCATTGATTGCGGAAATAGATGGAAATGTTAAGAATAATTATATCAATAATATATAATTACATGTCAACATTTAGTTTAAATAATCAGGAATTAAAAAATACATTGGCAAATAAATGTGCAGCTGATTCATGGCACGATTTTCATTCATATATATCTGGAATTGCAGACATTATTTCTGATAAAAAAGATAAATATAAACAAGGATTACCTGCTGGGGTGGAAGATATTGCTTTTAATAATTTTGCGAATGAAGGCGAAGCTTTATCAAGTATTATTGCAAATTCTCCAAATACAGCTTGTAGATTTAGCGATTTTTTAGTTGGAAAATGTCCAGCTGGAACTAAAAAACCTCCTGGTTCTGAAAGTTCTTATCAAATTGAAACAACCAATGGAAACCAATATTCGGTAAAATCATTGATAGTTGCTACTGGAAGTAGAAAAACTGGTGATAAAGATTATATTACCGCACGAGAGTTTACTACAAAATTAGAAATAGCAAATAATTCTGCTATTATTATTGATGCAGCTGCTATTAGTCTTTTAGAAATATTAAAAAACGGAACTTACACATCTGCTAGTGAAAAACCAACTATTTATTATGGATATGTTTCAGAAGTTATAAATGATCCAGCAGGAAAAACGCCTATAGATGCAGCAGTATTTAGAGATACTGCTGGTGTAAATTTATTACCATGTATTACCAATAATCCTCCTTCTTTTAATTATAATTATTCCTTTGATGACACTTTTACAGGAGATGATCTTAAAAATAACGCAAAAAATGCGTACAACAAATTTTTTACTAGATATAACTTTCAATTATCAGAATTGCAAAGAAATCAAAAAGGTAAAAAGGTTGAATACACTACAAATTTATTAGTTACATCTAAACCAGGAGATCCTAATGGTCCAAATAGTGAAGATGTACCAGATAGCAAAAATAAAAATAATATAACATTTTTAACATCACTTATAGTAAATAGTATAAATTTATTAGGAAAAACAAGACCATCTGATTTAGTTGCTGCTCAAAAAGCTGCATTTTTATACAATACAAAATTTCAACAAAAACGTTCTGGAGACTGGTTACAAGTTTTAGCTTGTCTACTTTTAAAATCTCGAAAACTTAAAGTTCCTCAAAGCGCTGGACCCGCAGTTGAAAATATTGAAAACCAAATATCAGATGTATACTTTGTTACGCATGACAGAATTGCACTTGCATTTGCTTTATTGTGCGGAGTTGAATGTATATTTACACATGCAGCTAGTAAAGCAGCTTATATTTTTAAAAAATCTTCCGAAGCAGATATTGCAACAAAAAATACCGAAATTTTAAAGGCAAAAAGAGCCAGATTAAAAGAAATATTAGCTGACATTGGAACAGGAGATAGTAACTTAGAAAAATCAACTACATACAAGAGTAAATACGTTTCATTTAAAGACAAAATGGTTATGTACAATGATAATCGCGAAACTATAAAAAGAAATTATTATAAACAATTAGAAGATTTAAAATCTGATCTGGCATATACATCACTTTTTACAAGTGGAAATTTTAGTGTTGATGCTTTTTCATTATTTACTAGCAATGCTTTTTCTATAGCATTAACATTAAATTTTTTGTTATTAAATTTTCCAGATATCAAACCTCAATACGATGATATAGGAACTAGAGTAGCTAATTTAAGAGAAAAACGTCCTACAAATGAAGCAAAAACAAATGCGTTAACATTATCACAATTAAATGATTTTATAAATTCATATGAAGCTATAATATCCGATATAACTACATTTCATTCAACAATTACAAAATATTATCCAGGAGGTATTGCCAATACCACTATTTTAATAAACATAGATGCTACACTTAATTCTTTTAAAAAAACACCACATTTTAAATTAGCTAGCGGATGGTCTTGGTCTAATACATTAGGAAATAGTAGAACCTGGGAAGCTTTCAAGAATATAATAAGCGCGGGTTCTTATAAATCTGATAAAAATGCTTTTCTATATAATCTTGACTTATTACCCTTTAATTTTAAAAATTTATTAACTAATTCATATAATGAGATTTTAACAAAGTTAAACCAAAGTTCAATTGTTTTAAATGAAAAAGCAGGATCAAAAACTAATGAGCTAAATAAAGCTTCTGGAGAAAGAGGTGATAAATTTTTAATAATAGCAAAAGGTTTTTGTGCAGAAGTATTTATAAATTTGGGATATCCACAACCAGAACAACAATTGCCTCCTCCTCCACCTTCAACCGCATCTTCATCTTCACCACCTGTTCCTCCTCCAGAACCACTTCCGGAATCGGATATTGATGCTAAAATAACAACAATAATGTCTAGTCCATCGAGCTTTAATTTATTAAAAGATGATGTTATAACCGCTGAAAATTCCGCATTTACAACAAGTTTACAAGTTTTAACTAGAAGTGCAGCTGAAAGACTTGATAATTTTTTAAATGAAAAGACAGACTTAATTCCGGATGATTATGTAGAAAATATTAAAACCTTAAACAAAGACGAAACTTTATTAAATCATGAACTACCAGAGGGTGAAATTGAAGGTACTGATATAATTGGCGGAGCAGAAACAAGAAGGCAAACTTTGGCATTAGCTAGTATTGGAACAAATAATCCTGCGGGATATGATATGACATCCGATTTTGAAAATAATATAAAAGACACAACTTATGTTTTATTAAATGCATGCAAAGATTATAAAGATAATCAAAGTGTTTTATTACTTATAAATAGCATGATTGAACCTAGAAGCAGACAACTAGATGAAGATCCGGACGAATATAATTTAGATTTGGCAGAACAAGCCAAAAAAGGTGTTTTGGGGGGTGCACCTATTTTTAATGAAGATTCTGAAAAAATTAATTCATTAAAAGAATTAGCGCAACAATTACATATTGAACCTGATTCTGAACAACTTCCACCAAATTTTGATTTATTAAAAAATGGACAACAATTTTTTCATCCTATGTTACCCATTTATATGATTGCAGAATCATTAAATGAAGTAGTAGCAAATGATTTTGTTGAAGATTCATTAGATTATGAAATTTATTTAAATTATTTGAATTATTTGACATCATTGAGAGATGTTTTACACGAGTCATACCAATCTAAAAATAATCTCGATGTAGCCGTTGCATACATTATTGGCGTTGGTCTTAAAGAATTACTATTTGATTCAGATGTTTACAATATGACTATAGAAACTACCGGTGGGCAAAAAGCTGCACCATTAACTCAAACAATGACAACGCAAGTTTTACCCGAAGATACTATTGAAGCAGTAAAAGCAAAAATTCAATCAAAAGAAGGAATTCCTCTTGACCAACAAAGACTTATTTTTACAGGAAAACAACAAGATGTTGCCGAGGGTCCAGCTCAATCTAGACTTGCAATTCCTAGTGAAGACACATTTACTGGAAGTAACAACTATTGTGAAAACGTTATTGGTATTTCCAAAAAAGACTTTTTACCAGTTTCTATTTTAACTGATGTTTTAAGAAATTTTATATCAGGCTACAAAATTAAAACACCTGAAGATATTGAAAATGGAAAAATAATTTTGAATAGCACTATATTCAAAAACTTTATAAAAAATGTAAAACCATCAACTATTTTTAATGTAGATGCTAACACATCAGAACCAATTAAATCCTTCAGACAAAAAACTTTTAGATTTTTAATTGAAACAGGAAATATTATTATTACCGACAGAGGAGGAGAACCCATAATAATTCCTCCTGAACCAGAGGAATCTATTCAAATGCCTGATACTGCAGAGGGACGACGTCAACTTTTCGCTAGTGCTGCCGAATCTCGTATAAAATCAAATCAAGGAATAGGTGGTTCGCATAAAATACGCGCAAAAAAACATAAGCGCACTATTAAACGAAACAGAAAAACAAAGCGCAAAGTAACACGATTTTTTAGAGATAAAATTAAAAAATATACAAGAAAACATAAAAAACATTCAACTTAAAAATATTTTCAATAATTCATTATATTTGTTCACACTAACATTTCCCAATATTTCCATTCTTTTGGAATACATGTTTTTTCGAAAATTATCAATCATAGAGTCTGTAATTAAATCTAATTTTTTTGGTAAATCTTTTGGACCAATATTTTTTAAATCTATATAACAATCCTTTGGAATGTTTACATCCAAATTATTGTTACCATAATATAATGGAATGCAACCCGCACTCAACGCATCATATACTTTTTCACTTACATATCCATCCGCATTGCAGTTTTCAACAATTAAAACAAATGTATAATTAGACATGAAATCAATGGTTCTCTCTTGATCTAAAAATCGAGACTGAGTTGGAATGTAATTAATTATATCTTTGAAAGGTTCCCATGTGCTTCCATAACAATCTATTTGTTTTCCCAATTCACGACAATATTCCCATCGTAAATAATCCTGCGCTTTAAGCTGTATTTTATTTATTATATATCTATCCGAAAAATCGCGCTTCTCCAAAATAATGCAGACTTTTTTATCTTTATTATTATTTATTTTAATACATTCCAAGTCACAAGGATTTGTTAAATCATATCTATGAATAAAAGGAAAAAATGTTATTTTGTAATCTGGAATATATGTTGCAAAGTCTAAAAATGGTTTCCAATAAGTAATAACGCGAGAGAACTTACTAAAAAGTAATTCAATATTCCATTGATCTTGATGCCGAATATTTGGCCCTTCAATAGTGTATAATATTTTTTCGACATCTGTTCTCTCTAGAAGTGTTTCTGGAAGAAGATTAAAATGACAAACGTGAAATAATATTTTTTTATTTGCAGGAATAAATGGATTATATGCACTAATGCAAAAATAATCTTGCATTTGATCCAAAATATTTAAATTCCATTGATGAAATGCAATACTTTCTTTTTCTCTCTTATAAATTCTTTCAATCACTTTTTCAGTGTTTTCAAAATCAAAGTGGGAGAGAAATAATTGTTTTTTTGTCCAAGGTATTCCACTATATTTTTGCGCAATTACTTGATTCCCAAATAAAAATAAATCTTTTTTAACACTTTCTTCTCGATTGTCAACACAATAGTTTACAGAATATGCAAAAGTACAATCATAATTTGGATATAAACTCATTAAAGTTCTACTATATACACGATCTGCGTTGTCTTCGTTGTTTGTTCCAACACTATTCCAAATATGGCAATATTCAAAAGCTATTTCTCTCTTCACACACGTACAATTCGTATCAATAAAAAATACTCCTCTATGATAAAAGGCATTTGAGAGATATCCTAATGATTCACAATCATCGTTGCAAATATAATTTCCTTGTAAATCACATATCTTTCGCAAACAATAAACCCAATCATAATTGTTTGATTTTATGGCATTATAATAATTTAAAACATGATCTAGTTCTAAAAAGTTATCATTATCTAAATAAATTACATAGTCTCCATTTACAAGTTGCGTTATAGCAGAATAAATTTTATGTCCTAAAAATCCACCATTACCGGTATTATATGGCATTTGTATAACAAACCTTTCTTGTTTTTCATTTACAGGTACACAATTTAAAATACTTTCAGTTCTCTCTTTAAATTCGGGTCCATCAATTACAATAATGTGTTCAATTTGTATATCTTCATTTATTATTTGATTCGAAACAGATAATAATAAGTTTTGAAACAAACTATGTCCAGTAGTTGGAGTAATAATAGAAAATTTCATTATAGCTAACTAAAATAAATATATTTATATCTCTTTCATAAAATAGAATACTGGTGCCATAAAAACAAGAAATAAAAATAAATAATAAAAAATATCAAAATAACTTGTATTTGAATAAATTTTAAAACTATTTTCGTCCTCAAATAAGATAGTTTTTGTAAATTCATCCAAAATTTGATCGGGGAAAAATTTATCTACTTTTCTCAAAAACATTGTATATCTATTGTCTCTCAAAAAATTTCTAATAAATGTAACATCTTGAACACTTCCTTCTGAAAACACGTGTGGGCTTGTAGAGCTTGACATTCGACTCCAGTCGGCAGCATGTGTTACCGCTTTCTTCGCGGCTTTAAGCTGTTTATATGAATATAATATAATGGCAAAAATACTCTCATTTGCAAGACCTCCTTCACAAATAATTTTATATAGTTTTTGATTGTAAATTGTATATTCCAAACATCTTGATACATCTTCTCTCTTCAACACAAACCAAGGATCATTTGCCAAATGATATTCTTCTTTTATATATTTTAAATTTGCTCTTTTATGAAAATCAATGTTCCACCAAGCCTTTCTCCAGTTAATTATACTTTTGTAATAGTTTTCAAAAAATATTCGACGAAATCTATGAGGAGAGATAATAGGAACACAGGATTCTGTTAACATAATAAACCATACGTTCTCTCTAGAGTGTTTTTGAGCAAAAGCCATAACAGCCAAATAAGCAGGAACAACGTGATAGTAAGACGTTTTTACAATGTTATTTGGTGGAATTGTATGTTTTTGAATCCAAGATGATGTAATTTTCTTTAAATCGTCATAATGAAAATAAACATTTATTATATCTTTATTTGGTTCAATCCATTCCTGCCACAATTTTTCTTTGTTGAGTGAATGATCATAACTTATTAAAAAACAGAGGGCTGCTTTCATATAATAAGTATAAGTATTCTATATTTATACTTGTTATTATTACATTTGTTTATCAATAGTTACTTTTGAAGAGATATTTGAGATTATTTTATTTATTTCTTCTGGTTCTCCGCCATTTGCTTCAGAAATAATTTTCAAATACTTGTCACTTTTTTTGTTACTAGAATCATTATAACCCTTATTTTCTTTTGTCCATTCACCCACTTGTTTTGCATTTTTAATTGAAATATGTTTTATAGCTCGTGTTATTTTTCTTTTTTCTTCATTTTCCTTTTCCCAAGTATTGTTATCTTTTACATATAACGTTTCTCTCTTTGCATCACTACAATGAATCGGTCTTTTATAAACATCCAATTCATTTAAACCATTCACAATTATATTAGTTATTCCTTTTACATAACCAAGCTCGGCTGTTTTTTCTAAGTCTTGAAGAGTAAGTTTGAGAGAATCGACAAAATCCATAATATTCATAGCATCTTTGCATTTTTCATTCAAAAAGACATTTAAATTAAAATTATTACAATTATTATTATTAATAGTAGTATTTGTTTTACTAGTTAGTTCTATTAATTGTTTATTTTGTTCAAGAAGCATTTGTTTGAAGTCTTGATTTTCCTTTAATAAAAGTAAAACAAGATCATTATCTTTTTTTGGTTCTTCTTCTTTTTCTCCTTTGCACTTCTTTTTATGACGCCAAAGCCCACTATTATCTTTGTAACTTTTATTGCACAACTCGCAAATAATTTTTATGTCAGTTTCGGCATTTTTTGGCATTTTTTCATTGCTAACCATTGCTAAATCATTGCTAATCTCCCTTTTTTGATGCTTGCGTGTGAGAAGATGTTTTTTATAGTTACTCTGTTTGCTACACTTGAAGTCACATAATTTGCACTCTAATTTTCCGGCATTTTCTGGCATTTTTTTATTGCTATCCATTGCTATATTAAGCAATGATAAAAAATGCCTAAATTCTTTTCTAACAAAAATATTTTTTTCTCAAAAATTTACAATAACACTTTTTAAAAAGAAAAAATGAAAAATAAAGCATTATGCTGGAAATCTATTTTTCAAAAAAAAATGAAAATAAAAAAGTCAAAAGTATTTTGGATTTTGAAAAATGGACAAAAATAAATGTCCAAAATCGAAAAGTCAAAAAAAGTTTTGAAAATCAATGTTTTTTCTCTAAGTTCTTATATATATTATTTTAAATGGGCTTAAAGACCGCCTGGCCAAAATAATATATTCCAACTAACTTAAAGACCCACAGAAATTCATTATTTTTTATTTAAAAATAATAAATTGTTTACCAAATAGTATTTGTATTATGCCAATACATGCCATCCTTTGGTTTAATATTGTACCTTGCTCTGAAAATTTCAGAACGAGAGAGTGGAACATTTGTTCTATATTTATCTAGAGGATGAGGATTTGTTTTTAATTGAGCAGCTAATGCCTTCTTAGTAACCTTTTGCCTTTGTTGATAAGCAAAATAAGTATAAAATGCATCATACGAAATTGCTCGAATAGCCGCAATATCTTTATTCTTTGTTTGGAAATCTCTCAAATATTCGTCACAAATAGCAAGACCAGAAATATCTGCAAGATCTTCACCAACACCAATAGCCGCATCAAAATCAATTCCATCTCTCTTTGCCCAATCATGATATTGTTGAATTACATCCTTTTGTATTTCCTTGAACTTTTTCTTATCACCAGGAGTCCACCAATCATTTAAGTTACCATTTGCATCATATTGGCTTCCCCAATCGTCTAAACTATGAGACATTTCATGGCCCAAAGTAAAACCAAGATGCGCCAAATTATATTCAATACCTCTGTTTTCCAAATCAATAAATGGCGGTTGAATATAACCTAAATTTACATATATACCATTCTTAGATGGCGTGTAAGAAGCATTTACAATATATGCTTGTTCTCCAGAAAATTTGATAGGAAATTGAGTCCAATCCACCATTGGAATATCAATAATACTCTTTCCTTCTAAACTAATAAAACGTTTTAGTCTCCATTCTTTAATTTTATCAATATTTCCAATAAACTCGTTGGGTTTATAATCTAAAAGAGGATCTGGTTGCAATTTTTTAGGAGAACCAATAGTAATAGACACTTTTTCTAATTTTTCAAGAGCATATTTTTTTGTTTTTGGTTCAAGCCATGTATTACGTTTAACAATTCTTTTAAAAACTTCTAATAAATCTCTTGACATCCCTTCAAAAAATTGAATTTGCGCATCATCTTGATACTTATCAACATATTCATTTGTTAAAAAAGTATTGAAGGGAAGACTTGTATAAAGAGCAGCGCGAATTTCAGGCGGAGCAAGATTTTCCTGTCCTCTCTCTCTTCCTGCATAAAAAGAATATGTCTTGGGTAACCAAGTTTCCGTGCATCGCACTATTTCTCTCACATAAATATATATCCAATAAGTTCTCCATTTTTCTGAAGTCCAGTTTTTTAATACCAAATCTGTACCACATTTTAAATAATTTAAACTTGAAGTGACAAAATGAGATGGGGTATGTTCATAACCTATTTCTTTTGATAACGCATACCAGTCAAATTTATATTTTTTGAGAGCATCTTCGGCACTAACAAGATGGTAACTACCTTCATCATTCTTAACTTCATTGCAAAAAGCATTGAATAACTCTTGTTGAACTTCAAAAGGCGCTTTAGGATCAAGACCATGACCTTTACCCAATGCAGTGTCAAATAATAATTTACAATAGTCAACGTAGTTTTTTCTATATTTGGCTTTGTATGCTACATCTTTTCCATCGTCATAGTAAACTGATAAATCGACGAGCGCAAAAACCTGGGGAGTAATGTAAGATCTATAAAATTTTGTATTTTTATCATCAGGACTAACAGACCAAACAAAGGGGCAACCATGACTAAATTGCTCATTTCTATTAATATGTCCAAGCAATTTCCAAATATTTTTTTCATCTTTTCTCATTTCATCTACATATTCAATATAAGTATTTATATATTTTTTACTACTTGGTATGGGATTTAATCTCATTGCAGAAGTGTAAAAATTTTTAATACATGTTGCAAGTTTACTATGATTTTTACTGCAATAATCTTTCATTATGTCGTAAAGCTGATAGTAAACTTTATCCTGAACAATACGGAAGTCATCCACTTGTGTAATATATTTTTGTCTTTTATCTAAAACAACAGAATCAGGTTCTTTATCTGTTAACCAACGATAATTTACAAAAGTATAAAAATCATTTTGAGGTGTGATTTTAGATTGATCGTATTCGTATGATAATTGCTTTAAAAAATTTTTGATAATTTTTTTACCAGATTTGCTATAAGTATCCTTTGGAAGAGTTTTACCATATTCAACCTCAAATGGTGTGTAACTACTGCGACAAACAAGTGCTTGACTCTTTTCCTTTTTATTTTTTTTGGTATTATTTTTTTTATTACCATGTTTCTTAACTGATTTTGTCATATATATTATAAAAACAATATTTATTTATAGGTTTGCAAAATTAAATCAAAATAGGGTATTAGTATACAAAAATTATATTTCATATATTTGTGATGAATAATATGATGTTCGTATAATACTTTTGAATGAGAAATATACGCAAATGTTAAATAAACGTATAAAACAAAAAAGTATTCCCAAAAAGACATTCTAAATAAATAAAAAGGTACTCCTAAAGAAACAAATAGAGACTGAAGATCTATAAATGAAAAATAAAATGCGTCAAGAGGATAAACATCAAATTTTTCGTGATGTTTTTTATGAATTATCTTATACAAATATTTTGTGTGATACAGGCGATGCAATACATAATATATAAATTCAACCCACACCGAATACAAAAAAACATTACTAAAAGTTTTAACAGCATTATTGGTTTGATAAACAACAATATCATTCGATAAAAAATAATTTGTTAAATATACAGATTCAACCAATGAAAATCCCCCATTAAAAATAATAATATTTAATTTATGATAATTATTTTTGTCATTTGGATTATTGAAAGGAACGTTATTAAAAATACAAAATGCGTAGGCAGATAAAGTTGATATAAAAAACAATAAATTTACAGAATAAAATGAAACGAATAAATTATTGTAAAGCATTAATTTATTCTAATATTATTTAAAAAATGATTAATTTAATACGATTCCGAGAATTCTTTGATATAATAAAAGTCCAGCATCTTGTATAGGTAATATATATGCTAAAGTATTTCCTGTATTGTTGTGCGAATGCCATAAAGTTGGCGGTGTAATAAACATTTCTCCTTGTTTCCAATTAACTTTTATAGGATTAACAATGTTACCATTTTCATCTAATTCATTTCCAATAAGAGTATAAATATTATCACTATCTGAGCAACTAATACAGAAGTCTAGAGCAACAGAATTATGTTTATGAGGTCTTTGAACAGTATTTGGAGGCAATTCATTGTACAAAGCCCACAAAACGGGAGAAATTGTGTTAGTTCCAATTTTTTCAGTATCTTTATTACTCAATAATATTCCTTTTCTGTTATTATTTGGGTCAGATAAAGAAAATAAATTGGAAATTAAAAAATCTCTAGAGTATAACGCTGTTTTAAATATTTTTTTAACTGAACGACTACCCAGATAATTAATAAGTGGACTATCATTAATATAGTAAATTTGTAACTCTTCATCATTAGGATTATTAATTACTAACTTATTAAATAAAGGTGTAACCAAAATATCTCCATTATTAATTTTAACTTTTTCATCATCCAAATGCATTTCACAATCTCCTTTTATAACAAAAAATAAATGAGATGTTGCATTTGCAAAATTATTGTCAGTTTCGTCGCACACATCAAGAGATGCGTTTGGTTTTATTTTTATAAAACTTGCTAACAAATTTGGACTAGTAGATTTATAATTTACTTTGTAAATATCAGAAAAATCTATAAATGTTATTCCATAAGAACAATCAATAATATTTTTTTGAATAATAGGGACATTCTGCAACGTAGGATTTACATTTTTTTCATATTCGTAAGCTTTTATGTATTCCTCCATAATACTTATATATTTAACAAGACAATTTTTATATTATTTAAAAATGTTATATATTAAAAATAACTTATAAATATAATTTAATGATAGTTAACTTTATATATATATTATCAATCCTTCCACTACTAATGATTGGTCAGATGAATTCTCTTGTTCATTCCGCAAAAATAGTTGGAAAATTATCATACAAAATGTCCATTCCTGTTACTAGAAAAATATTAATGTCAACAAACAATATTATAAGAGGAAATCAAACAGATGTACAATGTTTAATCACGAATAGAGATAAAAAATTTTTTTGTAGTGATGATTTGAATGCAAAACAACTATATTTAAACAATCACGAATTTATTAAAGACAAAAAGTTAATAACTATTTCGCCAGGAGGATATAAAGGGTTTTACATGTTAGGAGTATGTTCTTTTATAAAAGAAAATTATAATACGGGTAATTATATTTTTTCGGGAGCTTCTGCAGGAGCATGGAATTCTTTATTTATGACGCTCAACAAAGACCATCTTGAATGCGTTTTAAAATTATTAGATGAAGATATTAGAAGACAAAATTCAATTAAAGATACAGAATATAAAATCAAAGAAACATTATTGAATAGCTATACATCAGACGATTTTGACTTGAAACGCTTATTCGTAGGTGTAACAACAATAAGTAGAGCAAAACCACGAACAAATATTTTTTCCGATTTTGATAATTTAGAAGATGCAATAAATTGTTGCATTGCAAGCTCGCATATACCATTTATATCCGGTGCATTTTCAAATAGCTATAACAATCAAATGACATTTGATGGCGGGTTCAGCAATTATCCATATTTGAATATTAAAGATTCTATTTTACACATAACACCAAGTATGTGGAAAAAAGATGCAAAAAAAAGTATGTTTGTCCTAGAGGATTACACAAGTCTTTTTTCAAAATCAAAATTTAGTTATATAGAGTTGTATGATAATGGGTATAAAGATTCTAAAAATAACAAAAACTTTCTAGATAAAATATTTCTTTAATCAATCAACTCTAGATCTTTAATATTCCAATATTCGCAACCGCCTCCAGGAAATGGTCTGCGAATAATAAAAGGAATACGTTTTTGCGATAATTCAATTTCTGCAATAAGATAACCATCAATAATATTTTCAGGAACTTTAACAAATGGTTTTGATCCTGAATTTATTTGCTTTGCGCGTTGACCTAGAATACGTGTGCGTTCGTACTTTGTCAAAATAGGAATAGTTCTATGAAGAGGATCTACAATTATACCATCAGCATTATAAACAACTTTAGATAGACATGCAATCTCATCATAATTGTGAGTTTTACATTCCGGATGTATGTTAAGAATATAATTATTATTTATTTCCTTGTCAAATTTTTGTAAATAGCCTTCGTCATCTTCGTCTCCATTATCATCTTCATCATCAGAATTAACAATTGGAGGAAGAACCTTCTTTACTTTTTTTTCTTTTGTGGCGGTTTGAGGCTGTTCTTCATCTTCATTTTCTTCATCACTTTCCTCTACTTCTTCATCTTCAACCTCTTCCTCATCATTTTCATCTTTTTCTATTACTTCCGCTTCCTCTTCCTCATTTTCATCATCAGATAAAGCTCCTCCAATTGTAAGCTTAGGTTTTTTATCAGTTTCAGTTTCAGATTCAGCATCGGATTCCTCGTAATTTTCATCTTCATCATTGCTATAATATTCGTCGATATTCTCGAGTTCGTTGTCGAAATCCATTGTGTACTATATTATCTAAAGATACTTTTAAATAAAAATAATCAATTTTTATTTAAAATAAAAGTGATACTATTTGATAAAAAAACAAAAAGGTTTTTATGTTTTATTTTTTTAATTATAGTTTATTTTTATACTTATTTTTGCTCATCGGTTTTCCATACTGTATCACAAGCTGAACACATGTAAATGTATTTCATATTAATATCATCATAACGAATGTAAATAATTTCGCGCTTTGTATTCTTAGTATTTGTTTCGCATTGAGCGTTAGGACAAAGTACTTTGCTAATTCTGGGCAAAGTAGGATCTAGTTTTGTATACTTATTGATAATATGATCAAAAGATTGCCCAGTTTTTTTAATTTGAGTGGAAGAAACGCAAACATTATCAACGTTCAGCAACTTATCCTCATTGCCGCAATTTCTGCAATAATAAATAAGTTTATTGACGTTTTCACTATCAATTCGAATATAATACATATTTTGGCATTCAGAGCAAAAGTGCATGGTTGATATATATTATTATTATTTTTATTTATTTAATTCAATTTTAATTCAAATCATAATTTTCAATTGCCTGGAAAGATTCAAGTAACTTTGGATAATCAATATTAACATTCATTCCATATAATCCAGTCATAAGATTTTCTTTGAGCAACGGATCCCCAGCTTTTTGTTTTAAAAACTCCAAAATTTTCTCTTTATTTTTATTAAAATGTTCTTTTAAATAGGGATAAAACATTTCAAACTCTTCTAAAAAAACTCCATTTTTTCTTTGATACATTCGCATAATAGCAATATCAATATTTTTATATTCAATGATTTTATCATACTTTGCTCCATCTGGATGATTTTTTCCCACTCCAGGTTCATTTAACAAAGGATTTTTACATAATAATGTGCACAAAGTTAAAAGAACAGTACTAATAGTTTGACACGATGTCCATTGCTCTCCGCGCCAAGTGTTTAATAACGAAATGCAGACCTTTCCACATTTATATAGATTTGGATTAAAACGAATATTATCACCATTTGTGCAATAAGTAACAGAAGGAGGTGAATGTGGGTAGTCAACTGGATATTTGAATTTGAAAAAGTAAAACCCTCCAAAATATGGTGTATCTGATGGCCCAACAATCATCGCGTAACCTTGCATCATGTCTGTGTCATCGTGTACATAATAAATTCCATTATCAGTAAGTGGATTTTGAATAACTTGCTTGACGTCTTTTAAAAGACGCATAATAGATTCTCTTGCGATCATTTTACTCATTAAATTCTTTATTATAAATATTATAAAATTAGTTTTATATCTATTTCGGTAAATATAAATTGTATCCGCGTTTAAAATGACGTTTTTGGAAGAATTATCACATTACAAAAAAAAATGAAATAAAAATAAAATATCATATATAATTAATATAATCACAATGACATCATCGTCTCGTTTTAAAGATTTATCGGAATTTTTAGCTAAGCATAATGCAAAAAATGAAAGTGGTAATGTTGGATTGACACATACAAGAATTCCGTCCAAAGAGTTGAACATATATGGCGGATCCTATATTATTCCAAAAGAAGAGCTTAAAACCTTTTGGAAGTTGTATCATGCTCACGTTTTCATTAACAATAAAAAAGAATATTTGACGGAGAAACAATTAGAAAATGGACCAATTTTAGTAGACTTTGATTTTAGATATGACTATAACGTGTCAACAAGACGACATACAAAAGAACATATCCAAGATATGATAATTCAATATTTGGAGATACTTAAGGAAATTTTGAAATTTGTTACAAATAAGCCATTTGATATTTATATTATGGAAAAACCAAATGTAAATAGATTAGAAGACCAAACATTGACAAAAGACGGAATTCATATGATTATTGGTATTTCAATGGACCACACAATGCAGATGATTTTGCGTGATAAAATATTAGAAAAAATTGGAGAAGTTTGGGATCTTCCTTTGTTAAATTCGTGGGATGCAGTTTTGGATGAAGGAATAAGCAAAGGAACTACAAATTGGCAAATGTTTGGTTCAAGAAAACCAGGCAATGAATGTTATGAGTTAACACAACATTGGAGAATGATTTATGACGACACAGATGGAGAATTTTCAATGGAAGAAAAAAATGTTAAGGATTTTGATATTGAAAAAAATTATCATCTGTTGTCAGCGCAGTATGATTTACATCCAAAGTTTGATTATACAGATGACATACTCGATGAATATAATAAACGTTTGTCATTAAAGTCAAACAAGACTAAGAAGCCTGCAAGCAAAACTAAAGTGCATCTTTTGTGCGAAGATGATAATGATGAAGATGAAATTTCATTGGATTCTATAACAAACGAAGAAATATTGAAAAAAGCTGTCAACAAAATTATGGAAAGTTTGGGCCCAAATGAATATTATATTAAAGAAACGCATCAATACACACAAATTTTACCGGAAAAATATTATCAACCTGGTAGTCATCTATTAAATAGATTAGTTGCATTTGCATTAAAAGATACAGATGAACGTTTGTTCTTGTCTTGGATAATGCTTAGAAGCAAAGCATCCGATTTTGATTATTCTGAGATTCCGGTAAAGTATCAAGAATGGAAACGAAGTTTCAACAAACCTGGAAAGGATGGCGTTACGCGTAAATCAATATTGTACTGGGCAAAACAAGAAGCCCCAGAGGAATTTATGAATATCCGCAATAACTCGCGCGATCATTTTCTGGATGAGACTATATCAAGTCCAACTGACTGGGATTATGCAATGTTACTTTACGAAATGTTAAAAGATCGATACGTTTGCCCAAGTATTATTAACAAGACTTGGTATATGTTCAAGGGGCATAGATGGGTTATTGATAAAGGTGAAACGCTTAGAGCAATAATTTCCAAAGATATGTTTAATCTGTATCAAAAAAAAATGGAAAACATAAGAAAAGAACAAGAAAATTTTGGTCATGATGATCCGCGTCACGAAGAGGTAAGAAAAATTCTAAAAGTAATTGCCGACGTTTCAGTAAGATTGAAAAATACTGCGACAAAAAATAATATTATTCGTGAGGCAATGGTTTTGTTTTATGACAAACATTTCTTGGAGAAAATGGATGCAAACAAATATTTGATGTGTTTCAAGAATGGCGTTGTTGACTTTAAGAACAAAGAATTTCGCGTTGGTTATCCTCAAGATTATATTACAAAATGTACAAATATTGATTACGAAGAATTTAATCCTGAGTTTCACAAAGAAGTTTCTCAACAGATTCTTACATTTATGGAGCAACTATTTCCGAATCCTTCATTGAACAAATATATGTGGAATCATTTGGCATCCTGTTTAATTGGTGGAAATAAGAATCAAACATTTAATGTTTATCGTGGCAGCGGTAGTAATGGTAAATCAATATTGACAACGCTAATGTCTATGACTTTGGGCGAATACAAAGCTACAGTTCCGGTTACATTAGTTACAGAAAAGCGAAACGGCATTGGCGGAACTTCTTCAGAAGTAATGCAATTGAAAGGCGTTAGATATGCAGTAATGCAAGAGCCAACTAAAGATCAAGGGAGGTTAAATGAAGGTGTTATGAAAGAACTAACTGGTGGTGATCCAATTCAAGCCAGAGCACTATATTGCGAAACTGAAACTTTTGTGCCTCAATTCAAGTTAGTTGTTTGCACAAATAATTTGTTTGAGGTAAATAGTACAGAGGATGGTACTTGGAGAAGATTTCGCATTTGTGACTTTGTTTCAAAATTCAAAGATGAGGATGAAGTTGTACAAGATAATACTCCTTATGTATTTCCAAAGGATAAGGATTTAGAGGAGAAGTTGCCAAATTGGGTATCCGTGTTTATGTCGATGCTTGTAAAAATGGCTTATGAGAACCAAGGAAACGTAGTAGACTGCGCTGAAGTTATGGCAGCAAGAGATAAATACAGACAAGGCCAGGATTTGGTTGCAGCATTTATCGCGGAGAACATCGAGCAAACTGGAAACAAGGAGGATAAAATTAAGAAGAAAGAAATTTGCCAACAATTCAAGGACTGGTGCAACACTGCTCATTATGGTAGAAAGATGCCAAAGGGTTCGGAGTTGTGTGACTACTTGGATACAAAGTATGGTAAGTGTGGAAAGACTTGCGCATGGACCGGTATTCGAGTAATATATGATCAACAATCAGATCCTTTGACAAATGACGAATAAAAATAAACATAAATAATAATTTAAAAATTAAATTTTAAATTATTTCAAAAATATAAATTATGTTTTTTATTCAAGATTTTCATCTTTTTCTTCATCTTCCCATTGTTCTTGTAATGCATCCCATGTAGGTTCCATAAAATCATTCAAAGAAGGCGATATTTCTTTTTTTATTTTTTCAAGTTCATTTTTATTAGAAGGCATTGTATAATTTTGGTCAAATTCATAATCTTTTAAATATTTGCACCAACCAAAAAATTCACAACCTAATTCATAATAAAATGCAGAGCTTTCTATTTTGTATTTTGAGTACATTTCTTTATAAACGCCGTTAGGAGGAGCCCATGCAGTGTCAAATCCAGATTCAATCATAAAAAGTTCATCATTTTTATTTACTATTTCGAAATCAGATGGATTCCATTTTGTACCCCAAACTTCAATTGCTTTTTTATACTCCCATCCATCCTTGTATATTTCAGGATCTAACCCTAGAGGTGCAAATGTTTCAAACCATTTATCTTCTACCATAGAAGATAATAATTTATCATAAATCTCTTTGCTTGGACAAAAAAATGTTGCATAATTATAGCACCAATTTGGCATATTTTTATTATTAGTTATAATAAAAATACTTTATATGCTTTACATTTATTATATCAAATATGAAGGTATGCATTTTTGGGTAATATTGAAACAAATCTGTAATAAAGACGAACAAAAAAGTTAAAAATATAGGGTGCGATAAAAGGATATATTATCAACCCCAATAAAATAAAAATTCTACTAACTATACCAAAGTTGCTTGAAGAAATAAAAAAAAGAATAATATAACAAATTATTAATAAAAAATAAAGGCGAAAAAATAAAGCATACCACCATTTTAAATTATCAATTCCTTGATCTTCATAATAAGTTTTCCTGTCGTTTGTAAATATGTCGTATGAATTATCTTTTAATCTTGTATCTAATAGTGCATTTTCTTCTAAATATTTTTCATACATTTGATTCGCATATTGTGAATTTATTATTTGTGTGCTGTAAGTATTGCTTAATGTTCTAGCAGAATTTATACTATCAGTAAAAGATTTTTTTAAAGTTGCAATAATAGCATCGGCTTTTGTCTGCAACTCATTGTTAATATAATCATCATAACCAGCCTCACCTTGCGTGTAAGTAATATATTTTTTTGCCGCTTGTTGTAATTGAATGGGTGCCGTCTGTAAATTTACTTGTGCATCTAAATATTTTTGTTGCAAAGTTTTTGCGGCTTCAGATTTTTGACAATCTGGACCACATAACATGGCTTTTTGCGATTGTTGTAAAAGAGAATTAAATTGGTTCATTGTACTATCAAGATTATTAGACATATTTATTGTTATATTATACAAGTATAAGAATTTTTATTTTTAAATTTAAGTGCTTGCATATGAAACTGGCAATTTATCGCCCATAGTGTAATCAGGTTTTTTATTCTCATCTGCTTTGGAATACTTGGTAAATATATTAGAAATAAAACTTTCGGAAGTTGTTGAAGAAACCTGGCTAGAAGGTATACACTTGTTTTGTGTAGGATCATATGTGTATCCAGTGTCGCAACAAGCTTGTCCTATACACATATTAGATCCAGATGAGGCCCAAGGATCTGTACTAGACGATGACGAAGCCTTTGGAGCTGAATTAGGATCAAAAGACCAATCATACTCTTGGAAAATCATATTATCCCTCATCATAATAGAACGAATTGCATAAAATAATGTAATTAAACCAATAACTGCTATAATAATTGTTAATCCAGAAAATAACCAATTAGGAACGAATCCTTTGTTTGCTAAAACGGCTAATATTAAAATAGGTACAAACATGTAAATAACAATTTTCATTAAATAACTATGAGCTGCATATCTTTCACCATAATATGTATTAATTTCTACTAAACGCAATTTATTTACTTTATATTCTTCAATCAATTTCAAACGCTCTTTAGCCGCATTTAATTCCTTTTCAACAATACTAATAGCAGCGGTTTGTTGTGCAAGAGTATTTGTAGAAGTATTAAGGTTCGATTGATAGAAAGAGTTAATACCTCCAATAGTTTGATACATATTTGAACGCATTTGAGAAATTTCATTTATTTTTTGAACCAAAGTTTCTTTTTGAGATTGACTTAAAGTATTTTGACTAAGACTTTGTTCTAAATTATTAAATAACTCTCGTTCAATATTTTGTAAATTTTGAATATCAAGAATAATTTGAGCATTTCTATCCTGCAAATTTGAATAATTTTGATTGGATGATTGAGCCATTTATATAGAATAATATAAGAAGATAATTATTTCAAGTTAATAATTATCTTTTAATCATTGATTAAACTTTAATCCTTCTTTAAAATATTTAATGATAACGAAACCACTCCAACGGCTAAAATACTCCAAACAAGATATCTTGAATTTTCCTGTAAAACAACAATATCACTATCCTTAACAATTTCGTTAATATTATGCAATTGACCACTTTGGTCCATAGATGTTATAGCATTAAAATCAGTTGCACTATTTGTAAAATTTGTTTTATTAGAAGACAATTGATCATTAACTTTTATATTTTTACTCAAAAGAGAATTTGTTTTTTCTGTAATTTGAGATGCTAATAAATTTAATCTTCCGGTTAATTGATCTAATGCTTGTCGTTGCGCACTATTTACAATTCCAGAAGTTCCAAAAGTTGTTGATGATACTGGTTTACCTGTATTCTTATAATTTTGCCATCTAATAGAATCAACGTAAGAAGTTGTTTTACTTGAACCTGGAAAGGTAGTAATACTAGGTTGGCGAATATAAAGATCAACATTATTTAGAGGATTTTTACTTCCAACAGGATACATATTTTTATTTTTTGGATAACAAACATTATTCCTGTTATCAAATACATATCCAGCACAATTATCCATACTATTACATTTTGTTTCACAATTTGTTTTTGTAGAATTAGTTATTCCTCCAAGATCATTTCCAGGGCTATCAGAGTTTGGAAATTTAATATAACTAGTTGACATTCCTTTCATAGAAGAAGGATACTCGGAAAGATTTCCATCGTCATCAACAAATCCAATTTTTCCAACATTACTAGGAAAACCTGTTTTACCTAAATCATAAAGCGCATTTGCACCAACACCTCCGCCTATATTATTATCAGCCATAAAATTGCAATTAAGAGTATTTTCAGAAGTATAAAGCACAAGATTTCCATCTCCTTGCATAATTAAATATGTACTTCCGTCATTTGACCCGACAAAATCACCAACAGCTAATGTTGCACCAGAAGTAATATAGTTTCGTCCATATTTTCCTTTTGATGCAGTATATTGTGGATTTGGCTTTTGTTGTTTACCATTCGTCATAGCACACCAAATATAACCTTGATTGTCATTTGGACCAGAACCTCTATAAATACAAAGATTACCATCATCTTGGAGAATTAAAAAATAATTACTTGTAGGTTGAGAGTTATTATAAACTGCATTTGACCAACCACCACCACTATAAGTACCATCGCCTATTCGTGTGCAATTTCCAGCTTTACCATATCCCATTGTTTGCCCTAAATTATTACTTAATGCACATTGAGCATTAGTTCCTGAACTAGAATTTTGCAAACCAAAATAGGCTGATTTAGTTTGTTGAGCAATGGCTTGACATTGAGCATAACTATATTGTTGAGAACCTCCATTGTATAGGGGCATTGCGCGATTTGGTCCATCTCCATAGCATCCCAAATAATTGCTGGGGTTTGAATTAGAATTTGGAGTAGCAAAAATGGATGTTCCATTTTGAACAACAGAAAGAGCGCCTTGCGTGGTTAGTATGGCAGAGCAACCACTTTTTCCATATGTACCAGAGGCCCATAATGCAAAACCACCCGAAACCACATAAGATATTCCATTACTAGTAGCACCTACTGAATTATTAGATACCGCGCAATATCCTTTACTAGTTTGTGTATTTACATTTTGTAATGCAAAATATCTGTATCCTCCTGAAATAGCTGCTTCTTTGCACATGCTATAGGTATATGAACCAGCGCTGTTTGCACCACCAGATATGGAAATATTTTGAAAAGCAGTTGAACGATCGCCAGCTGACCATGTACCAACAAAACTTAAAACGTTGTTCCCTGTTGTTGTTACATTAAAAGTTGTAGAATAATTTGTCCATTTACTTACAGGAGGTTGAACAGAATAAAAAGTAGTTCCATTAAGTTGAATGTTAACTGGATTACTTTGACCAGAACCATCACAACAATTTCTTCCTACAGCAAAAAATGTTAATGTATAAGAACCTGCACCCAAATTTAAAGTTTGAGACATACTTTGTGTAGTTTGAATGCATGCACACTGATTACCACTTGGATAAGGAACAGGATAACCCCATGCGCCAGAATTATTTACTAAAACCGCATTAAAATTCCATCCAGGAATTTTTGATTGACTGGTTATATATTGGTATGAATTATTACCAATAGCTGGTTGAGAAAAATTACCATTTACAATACTGGCTTGTGGTGCGGGTGCGCCTCCAATAAAAGTCATAGTTGGTGCACTAAGATTATCTGTGTAACATCCTGTATAATTTGCTTGCGTTGAAGCAGGTAAAATAGCATTTACATAAACATTATTACCTTCATTACCACAAGATTGGTTTTTTTGTATTGGTGTACCAGTAATTACTGGAGGAGATAATTCGAGAGTATGACCTGGAGTAGTATAATTCGGTCCTGAACTAGAAACATTTATAATGTTACTAGGACAACCATTTTGTCCAGAAATACTACTTAATATATCATTATTTACTATTGCTTTGGCAGTTCCTTTATTTGTTACATATGCCCAACCTGGTCCTTGTGTAAAATTTATATTATTATTGTGATATTTATTATTTGGATTAGTAATATCTAGATAGGTTTGTGTAGTACCCATCTCATGTTTTTGAAGCTCTTGAACTCGAGTTTGTAAAAAATTGTATTGTTTTTTTAATTCTTCTAATTCGGCAACTTCGGCTGCATTTAATTTATTTTGATCTAATACATTTTGAGATTTTTCAGCGTAATGTGTAGGTTGTGTTGAAAATCCTTCTACAATTTTTGAATTCAAACTTCTAGTAATTTTCTTTTGATATTTCTTAAACTCCTTACCTTGTTTTAAAGCCTTATTTATTTCAGAATCTTGAGGTTTTACTGAATCTAATATATTATCTATAAGAGTGGTCATTAATATAAATAGACACAAAAAAAAAGAGATTTGCGTGATTTATATTAATTTATTTAAATTTTGGTAGAACTTTTATTTTAACAAGTACATATGCTAAAACTAACAAAGCCCATAAAATATATCCAGCAGAATGTTGAAATGCATGCGCTAAAAATAATAATAATATCATTAAAATAAAATTAAATAATATGTCATACAAAGACGCTTTTCCACCACCAGTCATTCCAGAAGATGATGCAGAGTTAGCAATTACTTGTTTAATAGCAAAAAAAGCAATAATAATTGCTATAATAAAAACTATTCTATAATACATATAATTTGACTCTACTTGCAAAGCAGTATCATTTTGTACATGATCCAAAGTATTATATTCTGCTAATAATTGGTCAATTTTATATTTTTCGTCTAACAAACTCATATATACTTGGTTAAGATTATTACCTTGAACCTGTGTTTGACTAACTATAGATTGATATGTTGGATTAATATCCTTTAAAGTATTTAAAATTTGTGAATGTAAACTGGTTAAATTTGTGTTTAATTCTTTAATTTTTTCTAAATATAGTTGCGCTGACTGTGATGATGGAGTAATAACACCCACATTTACCCCGGGTAATTTTATTGGAAAAGGTTTTGACGTTCCGCTTGATGTAATGCAGTATTTTGTATTTGGTTTTGAGTTTAAATAATAATATGTTGCTCCTTTACAATTTGGATCAGAACTACACAAGGCCTCACAAGCTTTTTCATTAGCAACATTTTGTATTTTTAGCAAAGGCCAACCCAAATAAAAACTATTAGGTATATAAGTGTATTTTTGATTAGGATTAGTTATTTCATTTGTATAACTAGCAACTGCTGTCTTGTATTGATTCATTGCTAAACTAAATTGTTTTTGTAATGTTTCTAACTTTAAAACGGCTGATTGAATTTGTTGATCTCCCATTAATATATGTAAATATAAATAACGATAACTTAACTATTTTTGAGGAAAAAATGATTTTTTAAATAAATATATGCCAGCGCCTGTAAATAATGTAATTATTGCAAATGTTACTAAAGTATTTTTTGATGAAAACTCTTCATTATCGTCATCTTTTGGCGAATCATCTTTTGATTCATTAGTATTTTTTATATACTTGTAATAAGTAAACTTTGAATAATCTTTGTCCCATTTTTTTTTCTCGTCATTTATTTCGTTAAAAATTTTTTTTTCAAATTTTTTAAATTCATTATTTGAATCATAATTTGTTATTAGAGGAAATGAAAATTTTTTATTTACAGAATACTTGTATTGATTGTAAGAATTTTGAGAATTCTTTAAAACGTCTATAAATGCAAATCTAAACATTAATAGTCATAGATAAAAAATATACTAATATTTAATGTATTTTTTATTTTATTTCTTTAAATAGACTTTAAAAATTACAAAAGTAGATAAAAATAACCCAAAAAATGTTGTTACGTTTCTTGTATATTGTTCTCTGTATATTTCTTTATAGTTGCTTATCATTAAATTGGCGCTTGTAGTATTTGTTTTTATTAAACCTAAATTTGTTTTGAGTCTTTCATTTAAAATTTTTTCTTCTTGAATTCTTGTATTAATATCTTTCGTGTCTTCCATTAGTTTGTTCAGTGAAGCCTCCGCCTCAGCAGAAATTTTAAATACATTTGAATTAATAGTTTGAATTGTAGATTTTACTTGAGAATAAGCGGTTGCATAATCAGGATAATCAGGATTTTTATTGGAAAAAATGTAATATTTTTTGAAATCATCTAAAAGAGAAAAAAATTGACTATTTAATGCATCTAGTTGTTCGTTATATGTAGTTCCCGACATTAATATATAACAATTTTAAAATTTTTTTACTTTTTGAAAAAGTGTTACTATACACAAATTCTATAGTACTTTGATTGGATAGCATTCTTACTAGGTCTATTAATTTCACAAATTTGCCCCGGACGAATGCAAATAGCTAAAGCAACAGGGTCAAACCTTGAAATTTCAGGAAATTGAAAATTATCTGAAATATTGTATTTCTTTTTAATTTGCATTGCTTCTTCATCTGTTAAAATTCTATGAGGCGGAACAAGAATGTGATCTAAAATATAATATTGTAATCGTTTAATGCTTTGAATGACAATGAAAATGCCGTCTTGCTCCCAAATGTGCTTGACTGCATTAACAAGAGTTTCATTTGGTTCATCTTTTGTAATAATTAAAAGAATGTCGTCCTTTGTAAGTATTTCTTCCAAATTATAAAGATCATCAATTGTTTCTTGAATATTTTGAGGACGAAATGTTTTTGCTAAATAATATCGAATATAAATTTTATTTTTTCTTTTAGTTTTTGCGTCCTCCTCATTTTTTTCCAAAAGAATGTCTAGTTGTTTATTTTGAAACATTGCATTTACTTCACTATTTGTAAAACTTTCATAATCCTTCACATTATAATCAAGATTTTGCATTAACTTTATTAAATTTACTCTGGAGTTATAAATATAAGATATCAATGAGCTTGAGTTTTGTGTTGCCATTATAATTATACAAAATATTATTGCAATAAATTTAAATCAATTTTTTTAGATATATTTGAAAGATTTTAAAAAATAATTTTTTTTGAAGTGCTACTTGTATCTTCTTTTGGTTCAGCACTATTGCTATCAACATTTATAGAAACAGATTTTGTTTCTCCACCACTACTACTTTTTTCTTCTTGGTCTTTAGTTTCAGATTCTTTCTTTTTCTCTTCTTCAATATTCAAAATTTGAGTTGTAGGTACAGAAACCTCATTATTTACTATTTTTTTTTCATCTTTAGATTTTTTTATCATGTTAAGAAGCATTCTTTGATCTTTTTCGGGTAAAGCTAATATAGATGCTTTACTTTTTGGGGGTAAAGTTTCAAAAAAATCATTTAACTCTGGATTTCCAAAATCAACTTTCTTTTCTTCGGGGGAAGGTGGAGAGAAAGATGGAGTTCGAGGTTCAAAAAATTTTGGTGGAGGTTCTGTTGGACTTGTAGGCACATATTCTGGACTATCGGGATGATATGGAGGACTAGTGGGCGGCACATAATTAGGGCTTTCAGGATTATATTCATCGCTTCCAGGACTATATGCTGGACTATATGGTGCATAAGGAGGAGAGTAAGGACTATCTGGAGCATAAGCTGGAGAATCTGGTGTAAGGCCTTGAATATTAAAATCTCCATAAGGTTGTTGACCAAAATCTTTTTTACTTTGCTCAAATGCATTTCTATTTGTAGCGCGCGTTAATCTAGTTGCATATGCCTTTGCGTATCCTGAAATTGGGTCTATTTCTTTTGGAATTTCAGATGAATTTATTTGAATTGAAAAATCAGGGTTATTTTTTGTTAAATCTATAATATTATCAGAATAAGACATACTCATTAATTGGTCTACATTTTTATCAGTAATAATTCTCATTTGTACATTCATAACTTGTAACTCTTGAATAAGTAATTTTAATGAATAAGGAATTCGTAAAATGCTGAAACTGCGCCCAAAGCGACTAATATTTTCAATATTCATTTTATTATCTAATGTAGTATGAAATTTAACTGGTCCATCAGCAAAAGGGCTCAAAAATAAATTTTTAGAATTATTGTAGACAGCAATTGCACCTGTTTTATTGCATACTGCCATATAATATTCATCTCCTCTAACTAAAAATGATTCATTTAAAAAATAAGAAGCACCATGACCAATGATTGCATCACGTTCCATTTCACCAACTCGCAAACCTCCATCATTGGCTCTTCCTTGTACAGATTGTCTAGTCAATACTGTATTAGGTCCTCGAGCACGATAATTAATTTTATCTTTAACCATGTGTTTCAAACGCATATAGTATGTAGGACCAATATAAATATCAGATTGTAGTTGTTCTCCAGTCATACCATTATATAAAACTTGGTTTCCACTTGAATGAAATCCAGCTCTAGTTAAAATGGGTCCATATGTTTTTGCATTTGATCCTTTAGTTGTAAAAGCGGTGCAATCTCCAAAACCACCATACATTGTACATGCTTTTCCAAATAATGATTCAATTAACTGACCAATAGTCATTCGACTTGGTATAGCATGTGGATTAATAATTAAATCAGGCCTAGTGCCATCAGAGCAAAATGGCATATCTTCTTCTGGAATAATGAGACCAATAGTACCTTTTTGTCCTGCTCTACTTGCCATTTTATCACCCAGAGCTGGTATGCGTTCTTCACGCACGCGAATTTTAGCAATTCGATAACCTTCTTCACCTTCTGTAATAAAAGCTTTATCAACAAACCCAAGTTGTCCTTTCTTTGGCATAACAGAAGCATCTGTATATATGTCTGAATCTGTAATACTGGAGGTTACTTTACCAATTAATGCTATTTTATCATCTAAAGGTGTATTTTCTCTTATTAAACCATATTTATCAAGATGACTATAATCATATCCTGGTTTTATTCCCGCTACATTTTTTTTTGAAACGTCTGCAAAAACAGAATTAGTAGTAGTTCCAGATACTTTTGCGCTTTCTTCTCTCGATTCATACATTGAATAATAACTAGTTCTAAAAATTCCACGTTTGACAGAACCTTCATTTATTAAAATAGCGTCTTCTACATTATAACCCGTATATGCCATGATAGCAACAATGGCATTCTCTCCATATGGTAATTCTTCTTTGTTAATATATTCCAAGTATCTAGATTTAATTAAAGGAATCTGACCATAATTAAGAGTTACACCCATTTTATCAATACGCATTTGATGATTTGAATGATAAACGGAAACGGCTTGTTTGCTCTGGCCACATGAGAATGCGTCTCTAGGATATTGATTTGCCTCAGGATAAATAATAAGATTTCCCATGACTCCAAATATTAAAGATGGGTCTATTTCCATATGTGTGTAGTATTTATTCTTTTTAAGATCTTCATTTGTAGTAGCAATAAGAGCAGATTCTTCTTCGGATGTATCAACATAATCAATAATAGCTTTATTTTTATTTAATTCATTTTCTTGCACTTCAGGATTTTTTATATCAGGGTATAATTCTTGTACTTCATATAATGTGTTGCTTTTAATATTAAAATCTTTTACTGCTTTTGGTTTAAAACCTGCAACAACTTGAGTCCAATTTGTTTTTCCTGCGTTAATAAGTTCAATAATATCGGGTCTTGAAAAACTTGTCTTTTCATTCTCAACATAAAAAACGGGTCTAGATAGACGCCCAGCATCTGTATAAATATTAATTTCATTATATTTGTAATCAAAACATATACTAGTAAATACTGGAACAACCCCATTTCTTCTATATAATTTTAAAATTTCAACAATCGGTAATGGGTTATCAACAACTCCAACCCAATTTCCATTAATAACAATTTTTGTGGTGTTTGCCAAGTAACTTGGTGAACATTCTTGCAAAATTTTCATTGGTGTATTTGCACGCATCCATTCAATTAAAGGTTTACTAGAGGATCCGCTTGTAATAAATGTACTTATTGCTAGATGTTTGTGCAAACCAATATTTCCACCATCAGGTGTATCTACAGGATCAATAAGTCCCCATTGTGAACTATTCAATAAACGCGGTCCTACTACTTTTGCACTTGCATCTAAAGGTAAATTGATTTTTCGCAAATGAGAGATAAAAGTATTATAACTAAGTCGATTTAAATCTTGAATAACTCCAACTCTTTTTGTATGGGCCTCTGACCCCCAGTTTCCTTTAAATGCCTTTTTAAATCCACTTTCAACATTTCTCTCTTTGAAGAATTGTAAAAAGTTATTATCGATAAGTTTTTTAAATTCATCTCCGCGATAGTTTCCTTTATGATAATAATGTTCATTGTCAATTGCTAATGCAATAGCACGTTTTTGAATCAAAAAATATTCGCGAAATAAATCATAAATTAAAGCGCCCGATACTTCAACGCGTTTAAATCTAAAATTGTCCCGATCAGTTGGTTTTTCTTCTTTAGTATAAACTCGCAGCATTTTTTTTACCATAGTACCAACAAAATATGCTTTATCCAAAAAATTCATTTCTCCAACGTGTGGTAAAAAATAATTCATTAGAATATCCAAAACACCATTAATAGATTTTCTCTTTGTAAAAGTAGCAATAAAGCGAATGGCTGTTTCTTGAGTAAATACTTTATTTGCGTCATGAACGGAAGGAATAAATAAATCAATATAAGATTTGTTCTTTTCCAAATCTAATAAGCATGTTTCTATAATTGCTTTATCAGAAATTACACCTAATGCTCTCATCAATATAAAAAGTGGAATAGGTTTTCTTACATTAGGAACAGCAACAACAATTTGCCCATTTGAAAGACTGCTTGTAGGTGCAACCATTTTAACTCCTGTAGTTCGAATGGGTTTGGACGCATCTTCAGAAACAGAACGAATTTCTGCGGAGTGACTATATAATTCTCCTTCTTTGTATCCTCTTACATAAAGCATATTATCTGCAAATTTTTCTTGAGAAACAATAACTTTTTCTTTGCCATCAATAATAAAATATCCGCCATAATCGTGTTTACACTCTCCCATATTGAATCGAACGTCTGGTTCCAAAGACTTCAATATACACAAATTAGATTGAAGCATGATTGGAAATCGTCCTAGATAAATTTTTTCTAAAGTCGATGTTTCTTCTTTTCTCTCTTCACCTACATAATAAATAATATCAACATCAACATCATAATGAATTGTTGTTCCATATGTCATATTTCGAAGTCTTGCATCATTTGGATACATATAATGTACGTTTTGATCATCATAAATAATTGGTTTACCAAAATAAATTTTGCTACCATCTTTACCACCTAAATACATTAAAATTTCATTCCTATTTTCAATGACATTACCCTTTTCATCTTTTTCTTCTCTCTCTATGAATCTTACCGGGCTATTTTCGCGAAAGATTCTATTAATTCCACTATTAAAAAAACGATTATATGACTCTAAATGATGAGCTACTAAGTTATTTGGGTTATCTTTAAAATATATATCAATTAGTTTCCAAGATATGGTATCCATTTATATTATATTAGGCATAT